TCGTCACAACGAGGTTAATTGAATTTGTGATTCCGTTCCCATTCGTAGCCGTCGCACGGTAGGAGTTTGTTCCGGCCGTTATGGGCGTTCCAACCAATCTCAGCCGTGTAGGAGTCACGACCCCGGTGGTGAACTCTAGAGGCAATCCCTCAATGATAAATGCGTTAATAGGGCTGGTGCTCGGGAAAAAGCTCGCAGCCGTAACTACGGCATCCGTGGGCCCAAGTTGCTTTCCAACGTACAGTGTGGACGAAACTGATGTACTCATGAGAACTGTTTCTGCAAACTGGAAATTCAAGATCGATCGTCCGACGGTCTGTACGTTCGCCGTATCTCTGTAGGTTCCAGTCAAGACCACGGCAACCAGACCCGAGGACGGAAACCCAAATGCATCTGTCAAGTTGGGCGACCCGGCTAACTTGATCGTGTGATTGTTGTCTTGAGGGTCGAATGGGGGGAAAGGCAGTTCGACACCGTCGATGTCTGTAAACACAAGTCCACTGGGTAAAGGACGATCCCATGTATACACAAACGAATTTGAATAAATTGTGTCGGGAAGTACGGCTGTGAATGTAGTAGTTGGCGTGCTTTCAGTAGTTAGATTTGTAAAACTCACACTTGCAGGCAGAATACGTGGAGTCGAAGGGCCCACTCGGATGGAAACGTTTGCAGTGGAAATCTGTGTGGTTGTCGAGTTGCTACCAATTATCAGGTAGTTTCGAGCCGCTTGCTCGGTTTGAGGTGTTCCCACGATAGACGAGTTACTGAATGACAACCCCGGTGGCAGTCCGGGAGACGAGAAAAAACTCGTGGGCGCGCTCGCCGCCGTGATCGCAATGACAGAGCCCAGTGTATTGCTGAGATTCGTAAACTTGTCAAGAAAATACGGCGACGGAGGCGTGAAGATAAGACGTGCAGCGGAAATGGTCACCGGATACGATGAGGTAGCAACGACAGTCGTGCCGTCCAACAGCTCGATCACCAGGTTGAAAGCGGTCGCATACGAAGCAGGAGGTGTGCCCGCAAAGGTTACAACCGTTCCAGCGCTTGACGTGGTTAAGTAGGGTTGGAGCTGAGACGACGAGGTTGTGTATCGCATAGTGAGTGCCGCTCCGCCTACGATGGAAAATACGTATAAAAACGCCTCATACTTGTAGAGATCCAGAGTCGTACCAGCCGGCACAGAGGGTGTAATCGCAACAGATGGTGGCAATAGCGTGATTGTGCTCTCGCTGGTGCTTACAGGATTTGTAAGTCCGGGGATAAATGCACGTACATTCAGTATCCCTGAAGTAGCTATCGAGGGCCTGGTGGATGCAAATGTCAGAGACCTGCGATCTTCCGTTATGCTAACGTAGGGAAGCAGCGATGCACTTGTTCCAACAGTATCAAACGTAATATCAAACCCAGTCGGTTCTGTCTCGAACGCATATGAAAACGGTACGTAGGTATACAGCTGAAGCGGGGATACTAAATCAGGTATGATAATGATAGGCAGGGCTGGTAGGGTAAAATTAAGCGATAACGTGATCGGTGCAGATCTAGTGTAAATAACTTGTCCAGTTAGCGAAGGTGCGAAGCTTAGCTGCACATTGGGCACGGATAGGTCAGTAAATCCGCTGGGTAGCAATAAAGGCACTACATTGGTAGCAGAGTTCCCTAACACTCGATACGTTCGATCGGTGATGGTTCCTCCCAAAGAAGTTGTCGAAAACTGACTAATCTGTCTTGGGGTATAGATTGGGATTGAAACATTTCGTGTGCTTGTATTAGTCACCGTTCCTGAAACAAAGACTCGAAACACTGGCGTAGTACCACCTGAAATGAAAGGACCTAAGCTAGCCTGGTCGCCCGGGGAGTAGGATTGATTGAATCCGGGAGTAAATCCTACTGTAATACTGCCTCCGCCGAAGGCATCGTTGAGCGATACTAGAAAATAGTCATAGTATCCCAGATCGTCTGGGACGTAGGTATTTGTTTGAGTGATGGTATACGTGAACGGCGATCCACCGCTTGCAAATATCCCACTGAATTGTATGGTAGTAAATTTGGTTTCGATATTATAAGCTCCTATCGAGTATGTGCCGGTTCCAGTTGTAGTCACACTAAAGGTCGGAGCTGCACCAATGGGCGTACTTGCAAACGTATACGAAATCGGCCGGCCATAGAAAAGATCGAGTGGAGGATAGGCTGTTGTCAAGATGCGATAGTATATGTTGTTCACTGACATTGGAAGAGACGCGGTGCCGCTGGGCGCGTTTTCATACAGAAACCTTTGACTGCGTGCTAGGCCTTTAGCCGTGCTGGGCCGAGCTACGTTGGTATGTACGACAGTCGTATTTACAAGAAAGTTGACAAGTCCGGCACCATCAAAGACGATACTAATCGTATCTGTGTACTCACATGTGATGTCTCCTAAGCTAGTTGACAACGAGCCAACGTGGCAGATTAGGTCCCAATTTCCCGAGCTTTCAAAAAATTGAACATTATAATCGGTGAAGCCGACAAACGGGTCTCCTGGGTTTGATGAACCCGGAACCGTGAAGGACAGCATAGCCCCTGGGCTCACGGCTATTGACTCGTCAATAAGTCCTTCTCCGTTAAGTGTGGGCAGTGTGTCGAATGATGGAGTCGTAGGACTGGTTACCCGAATCGAACCACCCGAAGGGATCGCCGGACATGTAATCGTAAATGCATCGGGAAAGGTTGCCGATACAGTTCCGCCATTGACAAACGAGAACGCCGTCTCTCTGTCCTGAGGTAGACGGACTACGCTCATTACTTACTTACTGAGAGGTTTGGTTTAACTTAGTTGGTACGGCGACCTTGACGATCTTCTTCTTCGGCTTTTTCTTTTCAGTCTCGCGCTGCTCGGGAGGTATAATCTCCGTAAACCGAGCTAAAGCCGTCTCCGTCGATAGCCCCCGGTAGACCATATCCAGTTTGAGCTTCACGAGGTTGGAGTTGTCGTCCATACTCTTCCATACGAACATTTCGTGTTGCAGACAGCCACGGAATAGGCTCAAACGGTATGCGCTTTGTCTCCGCCTCTTCCTTGGCGGTTGCGTAATATTGAATGTACAGGAAACATCCAAATCCGCCCACTATCAATACAAGCATCACGATGTTCATCATCCACGATGAGGCTTGGATCAGATCCTGTTTTCGTTGAAGTAAGTTGCTTTCAATTCGGCCTAAGTCGAACGTGTCGACAAGCATTGTTCTGTAGGGGGACTCCATTGTACGCCGAGGAACGTAAGAGTCTCTTTAGACCATGGATTTTTCAGACATGAGCAAACACGGAGTTTCTCGGGATACACGAAGACATAGCGTTCAAGATCATAGACCTGGCGACGAGTCCAGTTCTTGGTACAGACTGTATGCACTCCCTCTGAGTATCGCAGAAGGTTATAGTCCATTACGCAGAGGACTGGAGGCTGTGTGTATACGGGTTCTTTTTGAAAGCATCAAGCAAACCCGGCTGCTCATTGCGAGTGGTGTAGACATCCTGCTGCAGCGGCACAACATAGCGCTGCGATCCCTGCTGAGCAGCTGACGGGGCCTGGCCACCAAAGGTCATGAGAGGAGCCTCAAATCCACGGGTGTTGTTGTGGAGAGACTCGTCGCGGTGGGTCTGCACATTGTACGACTGGGGGCCAGCCTGGACAGCCATGCCACCCACGGGACCGGGCGGCGGTGCGCGGCCCTCGACGGTGAGCTTCATGAACTCCTGGAACGGCTCCGTGAAGGCGCGGATGTACGCCATGCCACCGGCGGCGGCTGTAGTGGCCGGGTTGGCATTGAGCATTCCCATGGACTCGCGATTCTGGAGCTTCATCAGTTGCTCGGGGTACAGCGAGCTCGCTACCTGCTGACCCTGGGTCGTGTTGACGTGATCCAGGGAACCATCGGCACCCGTGAGCACCTGGAAGCGGTCCGGGCGGTTCTTCTTGACCGGGGCCTGAAGACCCATCTCGGTGATGTAGTGCGCACCCGGTGTCGGCTGAGACGTGTAAGTGACCTTCTCCTGTCCAATGACGCGGAGCTCATCGGTGGTCTTGGGCATGGCGTACTCACGGGCGGCATCCTGCTGGTAGCCACCCGACGGCAAGTTCGTGTAGCCGTCGTTCACACCGGGTCCGACCTGGATCTGGTCAATCGGGAACGTGTTCTTGGTCGCCATGGAGGTGACCTGACGCTCCTGCTCCCACTCCGTCTCCACGGGGGTCTTCCACGGGCGACCGTTTCCTGCCTCCGGCTTGAAGAAGGCAGGGGCTTCCTCCTTATGGAAAAAGGTAGTCTTGCCCTTACCCGTGTACAAATCCAGTACTCCATCGGTCGCGCCCGAATACATGGACTGGGTCTGCTTTCCACCAAAGAACGGGACCATATTTCCGTGACCCGTCTGATCTTGAAGGATGGTGATCTTGTCCGTGGCAGACTCCTGCTTCGACGGGTTGACAAAGGTCTCCATCGGGCTAATCTTCGGTATGGATTCAGAGTGTGCAACGGCCGGCTGGGTAGCAAGAGAATACCCAAGGGCGGCTAAGCCGACAAGCATGGCGATCTCCATTTGTGTATGACTCAAGACAAAATGGAACTGCCTTTTGCCAAAGATGACATTCTCATACAAGATGCCGATCACTACTCGTTCTACCACTCGCTCGTTTCGCACCGCTGCAGATGCCATCGCTAGTGCGGCACCACCCAACAATAACAAGAAGTGGTCCAGCAAGGACAAGCGTACGTTCCTTCGCATGTGTCGTCATACAGAGATGACACCAAGCATCATGGCCGCTGTGCTGGGTCGCTCGGAGGATGCCATCCGCTACCGTATGTCTATGATCATTCATGAGCACATGGATGGTCGTACAGATGAAGCGGCCATCAAGGAGGCCACGAACTGGCTGATTCCTAACTAGGATCTATCCTGATTCGTAAGCCGCGATTGTTCATTCGTAGGAAACGGTGCCACCGCATGAGACTGGGGCTTGAATAGAAGCCATTGAAATGGATAGGTGGTTTCCTTGCCCTGCTTCTCTGCTGGTACAATGGTCGCCGAACTCATTTTTTTTCTGTCAAATTTGGGTGTCGGTACAATAGGTGGGAGCCTAGGATCCATTAAAATATGATGTCAAAATAATGTTGGGGTTCCTGTTTGGAGTCATTCTCGTTCTCTTTCTTTTGATCAACTGGAGCCATCTTCAACGAGAAGGGTTTATCTCCTTGCCCGAGTTCATGGGAGGTAAGGAGATCTTAAACCTCAGGATCCTGGGCTTGTTCAATGACGAAACATGCGCTCCAAATGAAAGCTTTGAAGGAGGCCTGTGCTATACTCCCTGCAAGCCGGGGTTTTATGGTCGATTGACAATGTGTGTAGCCGAAACACACGACCGGGGAGCCGGAACTGTGGTTGGACTTGAAGATTGTCCGAGTGGATTCAATACAGAAGGTCTCATCTGCCGAGAGCCCCTTCGAGGAGGTGATTGTAGAACGTGGTGGGATGGATGTTCAAGCCGTGCTCCAGGCTGGCTCGGAGGAGGTTGTATCGGGGGCGCAAAGACTGAATGTACGCCCATCACGGGAGGCCGTTTGAAGGGTCGTTTGGACGGTGGAGGTAAGTGCCCTGGACCTCAAGGAGGCGATTACACCGAGCGCTACCAAGGAATGTGCTATAGACCCTGCCCGAAAGATAAGCCAGTCCCGTGGCAGGGTATGCCATATTTATGCTATAAGGGCGGAGAGTGGACCTATGATCGCGGTCGCGGAAAGGTTCCGTATATGATTCGCATCGGTGGAGAGCACACATATTTGGGACGGTTAGATTAGTAGTCCATATCTTCGTCGAAGAACCACCCCCTCTCTGCATAGATCTGGCGTGCCTCGTTCTTCCGCCGACGGTATTCGTCGGCCGCCTGGGCGGCAGCTGCCTGTTGCTGGGCCTGTTGCTGGGCCTGTTGCTGGGCAGCGGCGGCAGCCCCTTGCTGAGCAAAGCGCGCAGTCAGGGCATCGGTCTCTGCCTTCTCGGCCGCCGCCTTCCGTACAGCCTCTAGCGAATCAGCCCGTACCTTTGACGTTGCTGAGAATGGAATGATGTCCGGGTCGAATGTCTGATTCTCGAAGATACGAACCGTCTTGTCAAGCCCCGGAGCAAGTTCGTATTTAATATTGCATTCCTTTACCCGATCCTTGTGCACATCGCCATATGTACGGTTATCGCACGTGAAGTGATTTCCAGTTTCCAGTGAAGTCAGTGTCTGCTCCATGATGGGATTGTTCTTCTCCTTCGTTCCCCACCATGCGTGGATCAGTTTCGGAATGAACGTTGCGGGCTTTCCTTCCGGGCCTACCGGTCCGACGGCTCCAGCAGCTCCGGCGACTCCATCCTTTCCAGTCTGTCCCTCCTTTCCCTGAATTCCTTGATCTCCCTTGTCGCCCTTGTCGCCCTTGGCTCCCTTCTCGCCCTTTTCTCCAATGACACCTACGGTGGATCCAGCTGTACCTGGGGCACCTTGATCTCCCTTGTCGCCCTTGTCGCCTTTGTCGCCTTTGTCGCCCTTGATTCCCTGAGCACCCGTTTGACCCGGATCTCCCTGCTCACCTCTCATTCCATTCGTTCCGGGCGTTCCGGGGGGTCCCATAACAGTGCTAGCCGCTCCAGGCGCTCCAGGCGTTCCGGCAGGTCCCTGAGGTCCCTGAGCACCGATAAGTCCAAACGGAGCCGCCGAGTAGGCGCTCGACGTTACCGGATTCTCCACAACCGAGCTATCGACTCCCGATGTGCCTACGAATGTCTCCCGTGTCGTGTCGCCGGATCTGAACTGGCTGCCGTACCGACCGGCAAGAGTAGAATCATACCCCGACCACTCTACTCGGGAGAAGGGTGTCATGGTGAATGACTGGATCTTGGCTGCAAATCTGGCAACCGCGGCACGGAAGGCCACATTGTCTGTGCCCGGAGGAGGCGCGGGGAGTTCCGCCTTGCCCTTCGGCTTAAATCCAAAGCAGTTCACACCGAATTTTGTGTTGGGATCGAAGTAGCCACCGTTCACTCCCGGGCGACCGCAGGCTGTACGCTTCACCGTGTCCGGCTCAGCCTGAAGAGACTGCCAGGTTCCACGCTGTGTGGGGTAGAGAGCAAATCCACCCGCAGACCATCCGTAGCTACACCACTCCGCGCCGCTATTGTAGGCATCTGTGACTTGCTCGAGGGTAGCCAGTTCGGCTCCATAGGCGGCGCACACGGCAGGTGCATCTGCATAGGTAAACTGATCGTCGTTAATGTGGAAAACCTCGCTGCCAATTCGGGGACCACCAAGGCCCGGCGCGGCCGCCGGTTTGGGCTCGGCGGTCTTGTCAGTCTTCTTGGGCACGGTGCTCGGCTCAAGGACGCTCATGTCAATAAATCCATAGTACCAGAGAACCAGCACGATCAATGCTGTCACAAGCCACAGTGCAAGGACGGCAATCACAGAACCGGTGAAAAAAAGGACGAACAGGGTAAGGATCCCGACGAAAGCCGACGAGATTAAAAGGGTTGCTTCAACGGACTGCATGTCTTATTACTAGTTGAGGCGATAATACATTAGCAGACGCATCGTATCTGCCATAGGAAACTGTTGGGGTCCGTGGCTGTGGACGCTGTCGTCATTGTAGGTGACCCACGTCTTGCCGGGCGGCATATCACGGCCGTAGGTCCACCAGTGACCTCCATCGTAGCAGACCACCGCGAACAATGCATAGTCAATCTTGTTCAAAGTCAGTATACTCGAGTACGTAACCGTTGAGCGGAGAGAGGTCACATGGAATGCAAGGATTCGAGGGAATGCTGCCAATAGAAACTGCTTGGTACAGCCCTTGCCCTTGCACTTCTCGCAGGTCCAGTCCGGAATCGCGTGAGGCTTGGCCGCAGCAACAATCGCATCCACAACGGTCTCCTTGGGACGAGACGGAACAATCGGGAATTCAATCATGGATTCGCGCTTGCCATCCGTGTAGGGGCAGTTGTCGCACTTCAGCCGATTCTCCACGCCAAATCGGAACATCTTGTCCAGCATCGGGATCTTGTCGCAGAGAAACTCCAGCAGCTCATGCGAGTCTCCAATTCCCTCACCCGCGGGCATCAGGGTCGTATTCACACACGCGTAGAAGTCCTTGAGTCCCATGGCACCACTGGAGGACCAGATGGTGTGGAGACAGACTTCGACGGGGTTTGTTGTATCGTGCTTTCCATCTTGGAACCGCTGCTGAAGGTCAGGGATCCGAAAGACAGCCTGCAGGGCCGCATTGACCCAGCAGGATCCTCGCTGATTGCGCAGACCGAAGGACTTCATTGTTAGTGTGGTAGACTCCATGTTTATGTAGCGAACGCTGAGAAGTCAGCCAAGTACGGAACTGGTTCCGTTTTGGACGAACCGATGCTCGGCGTGAATTCTTGATTTGAGTCGGGAATCAGATCACGATCACCTGGTGTCCGGGACGATCCAAAGAACCGACTATTAGGATCCGACCCAGTTCCGGCTCCGCTTGGCAAGGCTCCTAAGCGTAGAAGGGTCTGGTTCTGAGACGGACTCATGATTCCGCCTCCCTCTACCATCGTCGATTCCGTTGCGCCAGGTCCAATCAGCGTCGGGTAGTCGCGGGCTCCCGCGGCACCCGCTCCAGCATTATCGCCCAATCCAGTGAATGCCGGTCCCCAGATATTCCCTCTGTTTGAAGCCGAGCTAGGAGAGGGGGTCGTTCCTGCGGCTCCTGCGGCTCCTGCGGCTCCTGCCCCAGTGCCTCCAGTGCCTCCAGTGCCTCCAGTGCCTCCAGTGCCTCCAGTGCCTCCAGTGCCTCCAGTGCCTCCAGTGCCTCCGGCGGGACCCTGTCCCATACTTGCCAACAGTGCATTATACCCCGTCGATGCAGAATATCCGGTCGAGGCTGTTTGCGCAGCTGTCAGTGGCACATTTGCAGCTCCCGGTGGCTGTGCCACGAAATAAGCAACCAACAAAGCAGTCACCCCGGCCTTATTGTTTGAAAGGAATGTATGAACGGAAGGACTTGTTGTCTTGATCTGTGCCAGATACTCTGTCATGAATGTATCGACCTTGGCATTGGTGACCGAGACCGTTGCGGGCTGGTAGTATTTCGTAAAAAACTCTCCCATTGTGCTCGAGATGATGCCATCCACAAGCTTCTTCTGGTAGGCAACTAAGGCATTCTGATATGCGGCTTGTTCTGATGGCGATCGCGCAGGTCCTACCGGCATCGGAGCAGGTCCCGTATTATTTTTAGTCTGGAGGGCAGCCACGAGTTCGGGCATCATCATTCCTACGATCTGTTCATAGTCGCTCTGAACGTTGCAGGTACCAGTTGCGCTGAAGTCCGTGCAGCCACCATACGGCGGTCCGTGAAGCGTCGGTGTCGATTGAAATCCCTCATGACGGGCTGACCACAGAAAGAGGGATACGGCTGCAACTACGAGTAAAACCCAGACCCACGTCTTCATTACACTCTCACAAGACATTTCGTTGAGGAAGGAACATCACAATGACAACTGCCAGTATGGAGACGGCGGCGATTCCAATAGAAATGTACATGACCGTGTTGCTTATGGTCGGCGTGGTCTTTTCCTCTTTGGTTGTGGTTGTGGTCTTCTTTGTATCCGGAGCGTTGGCATTTGCGATCTGCATCTGTCCCCAGACGGTATTCAGGGTATCCAGATATCCAGCCTGCGCTGCACCATTCTGTCCCCGAATGAAATAGGTTGTCAAGAACTCACGAACCAGTGCGCGATTGGCTTGAATCCAGCTATCTTCCTGGAGACCAAGAAAGCTATTCACCTGAGCAACGCTGATGGTAGACGTTGCAGGCCTGTACACCTGCCAGTAAAAGTCGCTCATCGCCTTATGAACAGGGCTCATGTTTGCGCCGTCTCCGTAGACAATCTTGACTGCATCAACATCGGTCATCGGATCCGATGCTGCGACACGTACCTTGAGCTTAGCGAGCATCTCCGGTGGCATGATAGCAATAATCTGCATGGCTGTTGCAGCAGTCTTGCCGTAAGGAGGGCCATGAATGGTTGCAGTGTCTTCAAAGTTCTCACGAGTTGTCCAAAGAAACAACAGGGCTACCACAATAGCGGCCACTACCCACTTTGTCTTCATTGTCTTCCTACACGACGTTTTTTACGTTGGCGTGATAAGTCGAATAAGACTGTTATTGCGATCACTCACAACAATGTTTCCATTTGGAAGCACTGCGACTCCCCACGGGAGACGGAAGGTCCCACTCGTACCTATACCGTCGGCGGATCCAAACGCTGTACCCCCCACACTGCCGCCGCCCGCCAATGTGGTCACGACACCCGCAGGTGTGATCAATCGGATACGGTTGTTACCGATGTCGGTCACGACAAGGTTACCATTTGGAAGCACTGCGACTCCAATCGGAGAAGAGAAGGTCGCATTTGTACCTATACCGTCGGCGGATCCAGACGCGCCGCCCGCCAATGTGGTCACGACACCTGCAGGTGTGATCAATCGGATACGGTGGCTACTGCTGTCGGTCACAACAACGTTGCCATTTGGAAGTACTGCGACTCCACCTGGATAACTGAAGGTCGCATTTGTACCTATACCGTCGACGGATCCAGAAAGAATACCGCTCGCGCCGCCACCCGCCAATGTGGTCACGACACCTGCAGGTGTGATCAACCGAATGCGGTGGTTATTGGTGTCGATCACAACGATGTTGCCATTTGGAAGTACGGCGACTCCATCCGGATAACTGAAGGTCGCACTCGTACCTGTACCGTCGGCGGATCCAGACGCAGTACCTCCCGCACTGCCGCCACCCGCCAATGTGGTCACGACACCTGCAGGTGTGACCAACCGGATGAGTTTGTTACCGCTGTCGCCCACAACAACGTTGCCATTTGGAAGCACGGCGACTCCATTCGGAGAAGAGAAGGTCGCGTTCGTACCTGTACCGTCGGCGGATCCAGACGTTATACCGTCCGCCCCACCACCCACCAATATGGTCATGACACCTGCAGGTGTGACTAACCGGATGCGGTGGTTACTGACGTCGGCCACAACAATGTTACCGTTTGGAAGCGCGGCGAGTCCACGCGGCTGATTGAATGTGGCGAGCGTGCTAACAAGACCTGCCTTATTCAACCATACATCGATAAACCGGGGAGGTGGAGGCGGAATCAACCCATTGATGATCACCGCGCTCGTCGCGGGCGAGATCAACGCGCCTATCTGGGATGTGCGAGCCACAGCGCCTAAACTGGGCGGTGCCAATACCATACCGCCTCCAGATCTGGATGGCTTGGCGGCGACAGCTCCCGGCGCAACGTACTGAGCGACGGCCTTCACAGTTGCAGTGAAATCAGATGCAGACGGCTTGAGTAGCGGCATTGTCTCTTTACAAGACGTTTTCTCGGCACCCAGGACTGTTTGTTTCGGAGCATACGTCATAGAATAGAAGTCCCGTCTTTCCCACAGTCTCGTATTCTGCCTCTCCTGGGCGGCGTGGTTTCTGTTGCTGTCTCAAAGGGGCATAGTATCCTTCCGGAACGGGACCACCAGGTCTCGGGTCGGCTGGTCTGTAGTCTTCTTCAGTTCGCGTATACACCTGATCGCGACCATCTCCCGGTTCAAGCGCCCCGCTCGGAGTGAACTTCACCTGTTCGAGTTCCCTTGCAGCGGCACTTTTTTCAGGCTTGATGTGAAATCCGTCGGATAAGACCAGACGGAGAGCATTGGGGTCAATTGGCGTGCCCGTAACGTCTGGACCTGCGAGGAACTGTTCAATATCTGCCGTTGTTGGTTTTTCAGTTGCTGGATTGTAGACCTTATCGTAGAATGCCCGGATGGCCTTCATATAGTCGTCATCGTTCGCTCCAATCGGGACCTGTGCATCAATCTTGCTCTTCCATACAGCGTAGACCGGAGACTTTGTATCCTCTGGGGGGCGCTGAACTGCAGTCGCAACACCAACCGCTCCACCCGACGTAAACTCGGCATCTACGAATGTCTCTCGCAGAGACAGAACGACAAGAAGTAGGAAGACTGTGAGTGCGATCCACTCAATCATTATTACTGAACAACACAAAACAGGGACTCCTCCTTCTTGGGGGGTGCAGCAGGAGGCAGAATCAACGGCTTCTTGGGCCGGTTGCTCCGGTCATCCGACGCATAGTCCAGTGCATAGACCCCTGCAGCAATGGCCTTATCGGACGACTCGACTCCTTCCCAGGAGGATTCCATGGCGGAGTACTTTTGCTGGGAGACTGGATCACGCGACGCAAACTGCTTAAATCCGGTTGCGGGGGTATGGATCGCAAGGGACTTGGTGTAGTCGTCATACTGCTGGAGGGTACGACCGCTGTGCATCTTCACGGGCTGCGCGGCATTCAATTCAACGAGCGATGTCATTTTATCACTCTCTTATATAAATGCCCACAACAGTTCTCCGTGGCGGCGACAAGAAAGAGGAAGCCAAGGAGCTCCTGAAGAAGCGGCCTCTTCTTGTGTTATTTTTTATGGATGGGTGCGGCCACTGCGAAGCGAATAAGCCCGCGTGGGAGGAGGCGAAGAAGATGACGGATGTTGACACAGCTGAAATTGAATCCGCGGCCGTTCCGGAGAATGAGGCGAATGGCTTCCCGACCATGAAGTACATGAGCAATGACGGTGTCAAGACGATCTCGGGTCAAAAGGAGTCCGGAGAGGAGATCATGGATGAGCTGAGAGTTCCCAAGAAATCAACGGGTGGCCGTCGTCGTCGCCTCCGTTCCCGACGGAACATCAATCGACGGGGCGGACGGAAGAGCCGGCACCGTACCCTTCGCAGCTACGTAACCTTCTGAGAGAAGCTTATCCGTGCGCTGTCCCTTAGCCATGAACTTCAGAAGACCGGCATGATCATCCGTGACGACCGTGTGGAAGTTGCGCTGGGCCTGCACCATCTCAAAAACATCGGTCGTGTCCATGTAAATATTCGAGGTCCTGGCAAAGGCCGCATTCACCTCGTCGCGAATATCCCGGCGCGTAATGTCAGCAGCGGGCGGCTTATTGGGATCGTCAAGGATATCCGTGAGGTGAGGATTCATAAACGGGTTATCATTGGACGGGCGAGTCTCAGAGTCGCCTACGTACCCTGACACATGCAGTCCATTGCCGAACGACTCAGTGATCTTCTTCGCCCGGGGGAACAGAGTGTTCAGAGCAACTGTGATACCCATCACCAGAGGGACCAGTCCAAGATACATGGGTTGCATACTCGACAGAAACAGGAGGAGCGACAGATAGACAGAAAACCGGACCACTGCATTCAAAGATTCAGAGACAGGCATGGCTGCTGTCGGAACAAATTTGTACCAGGCGGCCTGGCTGAACAGGACACTTGGCTCGGAATACCAAAAAGGCTCAGCTGACATCTCTCTTATCTTCACTTGCGAGACTTTTCGCCAAGCTTCCTCTGTAGGCGTGCCATCATGCGAGCACGACGGGCCTCAGGAGAGTTGGACAAAATCTGGCGAGACGTGTTTCCTGTAGCGGGCTGGTCGCCGCGTCCCACCACCATCTCGTTCATGTACTTTCCGAAGGACGATGTCATCTTAGCCCGCAGCATCTCAATCTCGCGAATGAGTTCCTGCTGGTTGATCTTACCCGACTCGACACGGTCCTTCAGGACCTCCTGGGCGCGCTGCATAATGACCTTGAGTGCATCGCTGTCCTGAGGGTTCTGCATAAGACGGATGAGCTCATCGGGGTCTTCCAGGTTAATGTCCAGGTCCTCAAACTTGATCGACTGCATCATGTCGCCAATCAGACTTGCAAGGCGAGTATTCATGACCAGATCCAGAATCTCCTTCATCGAGTTCTGAGTCTCCTCATTCTCCAGAATTCCCATAACCTCGTCCTGGCGGCCACCGGGGATGAGACCCTTAACCTGCTCAAAGATCGCCGCAAACTTCTCCTTCGGGTCTCCATGGAGCACGGCGTACATCAGTGCCATGCGGACCTTCTGCCACGACTCATCCGAGCCATCCCACTTCACCCGGATACCGGGGAAGAGCTCGGGTGCCGTGTCCGTGTCCGTGAACAGCGTATTGTCCTTCTTGACAATCTTCATCAAATGGGGAAGGAGTTCCTTCTCAATGTGAGCGAACAGTTCATCAGATGCCCTGGGAAATATGGTTCCCGACATCCGCTCCTTGAAATGCTGAAGCAGGTTTCTCAGGTGCTCCATTTATATCTGTAGTAGAGGAGTCTTGTAAGCGTATTACGAGGAACGGTTGCCACCACGGGAAGCAAACTCCGCACGCTGGGCATCCGTCAGGCAGACGTATCCCATATCACCCGAGAAAGGGGAACCCATGCACTCGGGGCTCTGCTTGTTGTTGGCGAACTCGTAGAGCTTCTGGTCATCGACCTGGTCGTAGGGGTGCTCGGGGGTCGGGAGCGGCTCCGTTCCCAGGAGCGGCGAGCTCGAGAAGCCCTTAACCGGGCCCGTCTCCGTGGGCATACCCTTCTCCTTCTGCATGAACTTCTCCTTCACGGCAGGAGAGGCCGAGAGGAGGGTCGAGTTAACAAAGACTCCGGCGAGGACGGCTGCGACGAAAAACGCAAGGACGGCTGTGGTTCTCTTCATACTTGTGTTTGTGGAGAGAAAAGACTCACCCGCCATTCAAAATGGATCCGGTAGGACCAAACAAAGACGGATGCACCATGGAGCCCATCAATTACAATAAGATGTACCTCGCCGACCTCAAGCTTATCGCCAAGACTCGCCGCATCAAGATGTATTATGTGAAGACGAAGGAGGAGCTGGTTGCTCTTCTGAACATGGCGGAGCTCCCCCAGGCGATGAAGGTCGAGAAGATGACAATCCATCAGCTTCGCAAGGAGGCGAGGGCACGGAACATCTCTGGTTTCTGGAGCCTTCGCCGAGGGGATCTTGTGAATCTGTTATTTCCTGAGAATGTCAACCAGGCTACCCCGAACAAGAATGAGGAGGATCATAGCCAGGCAGACAAACATCATCAGCCAGAGGAGCATGACCCCAAAGAGGTAGGGGTAGAGTATGTTGAGAATTCGTGAAATAATTGGGCGCAGAACATCCGTCTCGAGACTCGCCTGCAAGTCAGGCGACTTTAATTTTTCAATTATATCCTGGATGAGCGGGTCTAGGAACTTCGTCATCACGAAATTTGTCTCTTCGTCAGTATAAACATAGAATGAAGCTCACGCAACCGAAACTCATCCGCCTGGGCATGGTACTTGCTGGTGTTGTCGTTTTATATACACTGTTCACCTCGTATGGGGGTGCCAAGGGGTCCCTCCTCGACCGCGCCTCGGAGCTCGGTGGCCTGGGCCCGACTGGACCCATGTCGGATGCCGGCCCCAACATGGATCTGCCCTTCAGCATGGGTGGTAATGCCGCCTCCGCCGCCGGCATGCAGGGACGCACCCCCTCGTCTCAGCAGACGTACCAGGAGACCACCCTGGACTCCTCCGAGCTCCTCCCCAAGGGTAAGATCGGTGCCTCGTGGGCCGCCGTGAACCCCGTGAGTGGCGACGACCTCAAGGGACAGAACTTCCTGCAGTCGGGCTACCACTCGAACATCAACATCATCGGTATCTCGCAGACCAACCGGAACCCGACGTACGACATCCGTGCCGAGCAGCCCAACCCGCAGGGCACGGTCGGCCCGTTCCTGAACACGACGATTGACCCGGACCCTTTCAAGGCCACCCGCGGACTGGAGGGACTTTCGGCTTAATTTGCTATAGTATAAATGGACCTAGTTTCACATGTTAAATCATGTCTAAGCACTGTACGGTCGGGCACAAAAAGACTGCCATATGAGATTCACACGTATCCAGGCTATAGCGGCTCTTACACGCGCGAATTTTACAACTTGATCTGTTCTATTAAAAATGTCTCATATCTTGAGATTGGAACTTGGCAAGGGAGTTCGTCGATCAGTGCCCTATATGGTAACACTGTCAATGCAACGTTCATAGACAATTGGTCAGAGTTTAATGGTGATAAGAATACTCTGATACAATCTCTTGAAAAATACAAAGGAAACAGCACATATACATTGATTGAGTCAGACTGCTGGAATGTAGATGTCGCTTCACTGCCGCAATATGATGTATATTTATACGACGGTGCCCACACCTACGATGATCATTACAAAGCAATTGTGAAGTATTGGCCTTGTCTAAAAAATAAAGCTATTATCATGGTGGATGACTGGAACTGGACAGACAGTGTTAAGGCAGGTACAATGGACGCATTTCGCGACATCGGCGCTACTATTCTGTTTTCAGAGGAGATAACCTTACGACCAGACGAGACAGAATATATGCCCTACCACAAAGGAAGACACACTTGGTGGAATGGAATTGGTATTTTTGTTATTTCAAAATAGAAGTCTTCTGTTATAGCAATGCTACCGGTCGCCTTGGGTGTTGGTACAGTCATGGCTCTTTCGTACTTTGCTGGACCTCGCAACACAACCCCTATGACAGGGCCAGACGGCAAGACATACGAGATACAAAACTTACCAGGCAAGGAGGAAGCCGTCAAGCGTATGTCCGGCATCTGCACCAAGCTGAACAAACTGAAGGAATATTACAGCAGCGAGCCTGCATTGGCGGCGGACCCACCGGTTGGTCGATTCCTTGCTCGTTTTCAATCCGATGTATTCATTGAAAATGACATGTCCTCCAAGGATACATCGTATTCGGAGAATAAGGGCGAGAAAATTGTGGTCTGTTTGCGGGATAAGACAAAGCCCCCGACGTATCCCCTGATTGACGAGAATACCGTGATGTTCGTCATGTTGCACGAGATGGCTCACTTAATGACCGAGACGATTGGGCACACGCAGGAGTTCTGGACTAACTTTAAGCGGATCCTCCATGACGCTGTAAAATTAGGAATCTACACTCAGGTTAACTACGCACAGAGTCCTGTCGCCTATTGTGGAATGAAAATCACGGACTCCCCTATCTAAAAGAAAACGCTACTCTCTACAATGGAGTTGCGAGTACCGCTCGAAGGCTCAACTACAATTCTGTCATTCTTTTCGGATGACACGATTGAGATGGTTAGACAACATGTCGCACTTGCAAAACAAACTCACCCAGACCGTCTGTTCATTCAGGTCCAAGTAGAACTACCGAAGACCTACTACTCTTCCAATCCGAAGCGGTGGATGGATTTGTTCTTTCGCTTGTCTCGTGGAGAGAAGCGAGTGTCGCTGGAATCCTTGGATGCTTACGTATCCTTAATTCGTCCAGGAACGGGCGTGTCAGCTCGTGCTGTAACACAACAGGAATGGCAGGATGTGGATGAGTTTCTCCAGCCGCTCTTTTCCCCTGAAGACTCGTTTAGAGAATGGCGTATTCTGGGTGCTCCCGAAGACAAGTCGGTTGTATTGCCGTTACCGCCGGTGGATACCAAAGTCCCCGAAGCGTATCGTCCAATCCCCGCCCGTCAGCTGTTGTTCGAGACAGTTCATCGGGAAGAGGTCTATGGATTTATGGCGACTGAAGTGGATCCTGAGGCAACGGATACCGTGAAGCAGGTATACTTTCCCTTTTTTCAGATGTCTACCCCCGCAAATATCGAGCCGCTCCGCGCATCCATTAGTGCAGCCGATCGCCAATTGACATCCCTTCTCAAGCTCAAATCTCCCAAGCCCACGCACACCTCTGTCCTGCGCGCAAAATGGTATATTCCGTTGATCTCCACCAAGTTTACTGCTCCTCGTGTTCGGTTTGAACAGATTTTCTACGGGCTAACGGTGTCCCCGACGACTCCCGTGGTCAGCTACTTTACATCCAAAGGTGAAGTGACCCGCCACAAGTTCTACGTGGAAAACCCCAAGCAAAAAGAACCGAAGCTGGATGTAGCCATGTGGAAGGCCTGGGCAGCTGGAACCCAACCGCAGCGCAGACTCCCGACCCTACTGTTGTATCGCGGCAAGAACCGTACATCCTTTGATCGCATCGCTATCACCAACAAGGATATCACCCTGTCCACGAATCGGAGCAAGGCATCCAAGGAGACTCTGGAGGAGCTACGGGATTCTCTGCTGGAGTGGCTATTGTCTTTGGATGCGGTGGTTCCGTTCATGGTCGAGACGGATCTGGATGTATCTCGTTGGGAACTCAACGACCTGTCCATCGTCTCCACCTACAGCAAGGAGATCTCGGAGTTTGACATGCGCCGGTTTGGATGCCTCCAGACGGTCTTCAGCTACCAAGACAATACCTTCCGACTTCTTCGTGCTGACCGTGAGACCGATGTACCCACCGAGCTTCTTCGCGCATACGGGATCGTGCAAAACGATGGGTCTCTTGAGAAGGAAATGGGCATCACAAAGCAGGAAGCGGATGCGTTGACAGTTCGCATTCGAGAGCTTGAAGAAAATGACTTTAACTTTGAAAAGGCTACCGAAAGCTTTCCCATTCTGTCCTTCTCCTCCAAAGAAGTCCTGGTCAAGTTCGTCAAGAACCTGGACCGAGTGCTGGAATACGCGAACCTGCTCCGGTATGTTCTGACCTCCGACAAGGCCGAAGTGAACGATGTCTGCCCCCGCCGTCTGGAGGTGGTGGAACCCGCTGCAGGTGTGGCATCCACCGTACAGGTAGAAGAAGGCGACTTTGACTTAGGAGATCTGGAAGCCGAGACACCTGAAGCGCCTGAGGAAGGAAGCAATGCAGCCGCCGCTCCTGCAAATGTGGTAGCCATCAAGAAGGGCGGTCCCATCAGCACCCACAACTATTTCAACAATCGTATCCTGGAGATTGATCCGGAGCTGATTGACGAAGAGTATTCGAAAAAGTGTGAGAAGCTGTCTCAGGTGGTGATCCTGACCCCGCAGGACCAGGATCGTCTGTCCGAAGACTACAATTATTCAAAGGCACCCGAAAACGAAATACTGCGTGTCGCAAAGGGTATTGCAATCTGTCCCCAGTACTGGTGTATGCGCGATGAAACACCCTTGTCAGAAGATCAGTTGGTTGTAGATGATAACGACGTGAAGCACTGTCCTATTTGCAACGGAAAGGTACGCATCACGGATAAGGAGGATTCGCGGGAGTATAGTGTGGTCAAGCGCAATACCGAGTTCAAGTATCCGGACTTTAAGGATCCTTCTGCAAAGAGCACCAGCAAGAAGAAGCTCCCATGCTGTTATCGCAAACCTGCTGCAAGCGCTGTGGTTCTTGGAGCCGAAGAGACAGACGAAACAGGAACACCCATTGATGACTACTATGTTCTGTCCTCAGGCGTGATTCCTGCTCTCCGTATTAGCTATCTCCCCACCGAACTCGCAAAGCGTATGGGAGTCAAGACAAACTACCCTAAGACGTGCCCGAGGAACCGAATTGAAGCCTCAGCAAGCGATATGTTCCGTGTGGGCGTGGGTCTTCCTCGCGAGAGCATTCCAAAACTTCTGAACGATGAAACCCGCCATCTGCCATCGCCAGCCAATGCCAAAGAGAAGATCATGCAGTGCTCCTTCTTTCGTACCTGGAAGGATCTGGGTCAAGGAGACACTCTGATTGATCGCATCGTGGCGGGAATTGACCGCGCCTACACCTCCAAAACCCTGAGTACCATCGATGAAATTGAGTACATCACTCGAATCTTCGACTGCCGTGTCATGCGCATCAATACGCACACGAACACCATATCCTGCGGATTCTGGTCGGACAAGACCACCGCTCAGTCCAGAACGATTGCCTTGCTGGATACCGACGTTCTCGGAAAGGTGACGCGCCGTGCGGGCCGATCGGGATTCAAGTTTGACTACGTGACCGATGTGAATAAGTTTGAGGAGGGAGCCAAGAACACATTGCGGGGACTTCACACGTCGGCCTGTTCGGCATCCGTACCAACCTTTGATGATGCTGTCAAGGAACTCATTGCAAAGAACATGTCTCAATACCAGGTTATCCTCGATCCCTTCGAGCGTGTTCAAGCGGTCTTTGTTCCTGAGCAAGCCGTTCTTCCTGTTCATCCTGTGAATATGGATGTTCCGGGTGGAGTTGCCGTTCGGTCGGGGTATGCAGATATTAAGGACGAAGAACTGCCCACAAGCAAGACACTGGATACGTTCCTGAAAGAAACACGTCATAACGGGTTCAAGCGAGCCGAAGTTCTTCAATCGACAGACGGAACGTATACTGAATTCCTGCTCGAGTCAGGGTTCCGTGCTCCCTTCCGCCCCGAAGAAACAGAAGACGAAGACACTGTAAAAGAGGCCACCAAGACGATCCGCGAGCACTCTGAAGAGACGCTCGTGACGGGCCGTCCCAACCCGGAGGATCTGCGCTTAGCAAGCGACATCACCTACTCGTCCGAGGTGTTTGAGTTTCTGCTGTTCTCCTTGTCCAAGGATATTCAAGGGGGCGACCACGAGGACCTGCGCGCAGCGATTGCCAAGCCTGGACCCGGTCTGTTTAAGGATCTCTCGCAATGGATGTCTCGTGAGGCTTATTGGGACGAAGTGAATGAACCGGTTCAGTTTGTGAACAAAGTTCGCACACCCTGTGGGCAGATGGTCGAGAACACCTGCAAGTCGTCTACGTTGTGTGGATGGCATGAGGGTACTTGCAAAATTAAGGTCAAGCCAATTGTGGATAAACGCTCCTTGCTGAAGCGCATGACAAAGGTGTTATCAGAGAACTCCAAGCAGCGTGCGTTGGTGTTGGATGGCCGGCTGTCTCCGTTCTTCAGCACGATCCTCTACCTAGAGATGCCTCATGAACTGATCACAACCACGCCCTAATTACGACGAGTACGACCCTTGCCCTTTGACCGGAGCCGATCATCGCGGTAGAGTAAGTCAGACAGGCGTTCCTGCTTTGCTTCCGACGGACCCACCCAATGAGGCCGTCTATCGCGGCCTGACCGCGTAATCAACCGAGCCACATCATTGATCTCAGCTGTCCGAGCTTCCTGAACTCCTTGGATCTGCTTGCGCCGGAGCATCTGCTGGGCTTCGCTCATGGTTTCTTTCCGGGCACCCGCGCGACGAGTACGACGACGGCCACCATTTGTCTTCATTACATCTAGGCATTCTTTTTGTGTTGTAAAAAATTGAAAGGTCCATCCGGCCTTTGTATAGGTTTCGATCTCTTCTTCTGTGACAGGAAGATCCTGTGTGATCAGCGTAGTGTCTGTCTTACGCAGAGCAAAACTTGCAAAGCGAGTCTTGAACTCATTGTCAATGTAGGCTTCCAATCCGGCACCAGTGCAAACCCCCTTCGCCTTCTTCTTCCACTCCCCCGTGAAGGTACCCGATAGCAGATTATACGTATACGTAGCACCCGACTTGCGAACTTCACCTCCGCCATGAACCTTTGAAGCACCCACGCGGGAGGCAATTGCAAGATGTGTTGTCCCCATTTCAAGGGCCGACCAAGTCTTCGTGGCCGCAAACTGAACGGGACTTGCTGCACGGGTGTAAAAGATCCACGTATACACACCGTCTTCCAGCTCACTCAGATCCTTGTAGATCGGAATCGACTTCAAATAGACATCCAGCTTATCGCGGGCAGGCAACGTAGCCAGTACATACTGACCCCCTTCGTTCTTCACGTCGCAGTTGAACGACTTCCTACTGTTTGGATTCCTCTTCACAAACACAGGAAAAAACCTTGTGACGAACTTCCATCCATCGGGTGTTCGCCACCAGCCATTCACATAATGACGCAGACCTTCTACCCAGGTTTCCTGGCACGGGTCCTTTGTCAAACCCTGAACCTTCACGCCCCTAGCAGCGTTCTCATCGAGTAATTGTGCCATTGTGTTCCGCCGGGTCTTCTTGACCCGTTCCATTGTATTCTGAACAGAAAGTATTGACATGGATATCCATAGCAATAGTTGCGTTCATGGGGAATTGAACCCCAGTTTAAAGATTGGAAATCTTTGATCCTAACCACTAGACGATGAACGCGGGTGGTGTCCTTTGATGGAATCGAACCATCGACTCGTTGTGAGTAAAACAACTGCTCTGCCCCTGAGCTAAAAAGACTGTGCTCCATGGTGGAATTGAACCACCGACCTACTGCTGCTTCCGACGTACAAAGCAGGTGCTCTACCTCTGAGCTAAAAGAGCTTGGTATTTATGATTTTTACTATTTCACTGGTTGTCGTTAACCTCCTTACGTCGCCGCAGGTTCCTTAGGGAACCTACGCCTTCGGGGTCTTGATGAAGTGCGCCTTCAGGAAGGACTGGAGGTTCAGGTACGTCACCTCGTCCTTGTCCGACACGCGGAGCAGCTTGGCCAGCGCGGCGTTCGGGAGGATGCGGCGCTTGAACGAGGGGTCGAAGCACGAGTGCGTCTTGACGTACTCGCTGATGAACTTCGTCACCTGCGTCTGCGAGCGCGTCTCACCGGCCTTGAGGCCCATGAAGTGGCACAGCTCCTCCGTGAGCGGGCGCTGGACGAGAAAAGCGTTGTTCGCGCGACGCTTCTCCCAGGCCGCACGCTGCTCCGGGGTCATCGTGGCCGGGTCAACCTTCTTCTTCTTCTTGGAGTCGCGGGCCTCGCGCTTGGCCGACTTGGCCGCCTCCTGGACCGCCTTCACGGCATCGCGGACGCGGGTGGAGAGGTCGGCACTGAGAGCCTTGAGCGTCTCCGCGAGGGCCGAGAGCTGGGCCTCCGACGAAACAGAGGCAACCGGCTCAACCGCCGGCGCAGCGACCGTCGGCACCGTGGCCTCCGCCTTCGCGGGGGCAGCGGCCTTGACGACCTTGGTCTTGGCCGCCTTCGGCTCAGCAGCCTTGACGGGGGCCGCCGGCGGCTCAACAGCCTTGACGGGGGCGGGGGCGGCAGTCTTCGGGAGGACATCCTTCTTGGCGGCAGGCATCTTGTTTGACTTAGAAACAGAAGAAGAGGCAGACATCTTTAACGCACTGGTATACTCTTACCATCGGCGGTCATCTAAACCCTTTTCTTTTCTACAAACGGGGGAGGGGGTCGTTTGGTATAGACCAACATCCGTTGCTTGGCTCCGAGGTAGTATGCCCGGTACGCCAGGACGGGGTCGGCATTCTTAAACTCATCCGGCATCGCCATTCGGAAGGGTGTACGGTCGCCAGCAGGCAGGGGTGGAAAGTTGTCCGAGAGCCACTGGATATGGTCTTCGGTCTTGTGCTTCTTTCCGTAGCGGAAGGTGTACTCGCGACACAGCCACAGGCCGAGATCGGAGAGCCATCGATAGTTCTCAATGGACTCGCGGATCCATATCGAACACGGGTGGTTGGGATGTGTCTTTTTATAGGCCTCTGCATGGAGATTGTCTGGATCCAAGACCCAGTGGGCGCAGTACAGGAGTTGGGCGGATTCAAGTATCATCTTGACGACATGTTTGTCGCAATGAGACTCGGCGGCTTCGCGAGGATCCGGTGAGAGGGCAAAGATATTCATGGCAGCCGATCTGGTTTGCTTTCGGGAACCCAAATCCATTTTAACAGCGATAAATAGCGGACATGACGTTAAACACGGTTATGTAGGGTTCCTTTTGCTGGGTCGTCAGTTGGATCAGCATACGAAGTGAATTCACAATGTAGCTCGGAGGGTTGCTGTTCAAGAGTTGCTGACAGAGCATGTAGACTGAGGGCTTGAATGCAAGCGGGCTGTCCTCGCGAAGGAATCGCCACATGTGGATATGGGACATCTTGCCAAGGCGAACCAACTGGTCCAGCGAGACATCTGTGAAGCCATTGTCTGCAAAGATTTGGCACAGCAGGGTCCATCTATGCCGAATCCGATCATCCCCGGCGGCGGGTTCGGGAGGTAGGGACAACTTGCGGTTCGTCCGCAGGACCCACATCTCCCGGAGGCGCTTACGGGTGTCAGTGGTCAACGGACAGCGAGTGTAGGGGTTGCTGGGCTCCAATGACTTCAAGCACCAGGTCCAAATGGAGCTGAAGTCAAACCACCAGATCTTGCCATTTTCCTCGAAAGCAAAATAGTTGAGGGGGTGCTGTCTGGATGGCTCCCCACACGAGACCAGCTCTTCGTCATTGGCTAGCCCCTTGCGAGAGAGCACGCCAGGTCCCGCGAGTCGAAGATGGCGGAGGACCAACCACCTCCGAGCATACGATTGACATACTGTGATCCGTATGTCTTTTGCGTTGTTATCTCTCCACAACTCTACGTTCTTTGCTCTCGCATGGATCCCACAAACTGTATGTCCGAGGATGGCATTTGCAGTGCATTGAGTCGTGGCCCCGCGCCGTTTCGTAGCGGCGCACCTCACCATTACCTTTCTCCGGGAGAGTTCTTGAAAGTAGAAACGTAAAGACAAAATGGATCTACAGCCAAGCTGAGTAGTAAGACCACACAACCAGATCAAAATGTCCGTCAACGCCACCATCAACGCTTCCAACCTCGACATCAGCAAGGTCTCCTTCGGCGATATCCGCATCAGCAAGAACAACGGGTCCAAGAGTGTCCCGATCAAGTACAATGGGCAGAATTTCCAGATGCGTGTTCCCAAGCTCCAGTATCCCATGGGAGTCTCAATCAAGGAGACTGAGAATGGCATCAATTACACCATGCTTGCCAGTCTGCGCGGCTGCGACTCCTATGCGAAGGAGCGTGCGCCTGCAGAGGCTGGTGAGGTCGGTCAGATGTACAACTTCCTCAAGGATCTTGAGGAGAAGGTAATCAAGACCGCCGTGGAGCGCAGTACGTCCTGGTTCGGTCGTGCTCGCAAGGAGGATGTCCTCCGCGACAGCATGAAGTCTCTGGTGTCTCCCAGCGTGGAGAAGCAGGGTGCTGAGTGGGTGCCGAATGGTAAGTATCCTCCGAGCTTCCGCATGAAGGTTCCGGTGTACCCCAACGACCGTGGTCAGCTGACGGTCAGCATGGATGCGGTGGATATGGCGAACCGCCCGATTGCTCTGACTCCGGAGAATCTGGAGGCGGCGTTCCCGAAGCGGATGGAGGCTCGCTTCATCGTCAGCCCGAGTATCTACGTTTCAGGTCAGGGTTTCGGCGTGACATGGCGTATCTCGTACGCTCAGGTTTCGGCTCAGGCTCGTGTGACGGCGGCTCAGATGTTCGATGCGGAGGAGACTGGGGATGAGCCGGCAGCGGCGGCTGCGGCGGAGATTCCGGTTGCGACGGAGGATGAGGATCAGCAAGAGGAGGAGGAGACTCGGGAGGCACCGAGCGCAGCTCCGGTTGCAGCTGCTCCAGCTCCTGCAAAGCAGGCTCGTCGTCGGACGGCTCAGCCTTCGGCGATCTAAAGCCGAGTAGATCCCACACCCGCGAGCCACTAGGTGGCTTGCAGACGTACAGGTCATCGTCTATAAACAAAATTTTTGCTTTATCGGGATTGTTCAGCAAAGACTGGGTGGATCCGCAGCTCATTTTTTGCAGGGATTTCCGACCACATTCGTCGCAGCTGTAGACCGTGGGAGAGCGAAGGACGTGATCTACCGTCAAGATGCGGCTAGGTCCGTACAGGCATGCGCCTAAGAGTAGCTCGGGGCTGGTCCAATCCTCACCTAGAAATCGCTCAACGGTTGTCCGAGGCAGGACCGACCAGAGACTCCGATCGTTTGTCCAGCCCTCCTCCTGCAGAAGAGTCGCAAAGGGGTTATCATAGAACCACAAGATACGGAAGTCGGCATGATCTTCCAACGAGTGCTCAACCAGACCCGTCCGCTCGAGCTCTTCCGTATATAACCAATAAACATTTGCATGAGAGTACTGTGTATCGCGGGAACCCCGATAGACATCACGACCATTCATTGACCACAAGTCAGAAACGACATCCACATCGTGTTCGACAACATCGCGAGAAAGATCCGTGTACAGAACACGTGGGTTAAGAACCGACTGCATTACTCAAATGACACGACAACCTTCACGTCATGATGACGCACAGCCTTTGTTGCAGAACGGCTGAGTTCGTGGCGCTTGCGTCGGCTACCATCCTCTGCCGTCTTGGGCTGAATCGTTGTGGAACAAGCATCCATATCTGCATGGATTGCATCGTAGTTCTCTTCCAGGTAGGTTAGCACATTATCCTGAATGGCCCACTCGAAAAAGTTGAGCTGTCCCACGGTGGTGTCCAAGCCCATGAACTGAATGCGCTTCCAACGACAGAAGGGATCGAACATCTTTTTGCTATAGGCCTTCAAGTGAGACTTGTAGGCAAGGTACACAATCACATGACGGCTACCCACGAGGTAGGACACATTGTGCTTCTTTGCGTAATTGGTCACAAGCCAGTCCAGAAGACGGAGGCTAACCTTGGACTCCCCCGAAAGGATTGTTTGAACCTTCTTGAAATGCTCGGGGTTGGAATAGAATCCCTCCAGACGGTGAAGAACCCAGTGATCGCGATTCTGAATGACCTCCATTTATCTTGACTGCGGTATTCTCGCTTAAAGTGGGTCGGTAAAGTAAAGTAAATGGCTTCAGTGAATGCTCCGACGACAATCATTGGATCGAATGAAGAGGTTGCCAAGTTTCTTGAACCCCGCGAGCCTCGTCCTGAAGTAATCGATGTAACTGCTTCAATTGGAGTCGCACTTGAGGGTAAGTTCATTCTGCCCGGAAACACGCAGGAGTATACGGAGTATGCATCTGCGCAGGAGATGATTGCCGCTCAGCCTCCAATGCCCGACCCCATATTTGAGGAGAATGATGTGCGGCCGATGATGGAAGCCGCGGGTGTTCCTCTGGGTCTACTAGATGAGATGGATGTGGAGTTCAAGAAGATGTACCAGGAGATGTTCAGTCGCACAAGCGAGCTGGGCGTGATGGGTGCGGGCGACTTCGAGGCCCGTCTTCTTCAGCGCCAAAATGAACTTTCGGAGAGCAAGGGTGAGAACCCTAATGGAGGAAGCACTGGCATCCTATCTACTGGAGGACCGACCCTACACGCACCTGAACGCCCGGCTACGCCATTTCACTTTGCTCTGCAAATCCCTCGCGCCGGAGCTATCGTATCGACACCTGAAGAGAGAGGTGATGCGGGCGACACAGACGTTGATGACAGGGGCTCCGGGTCGTCTGTGGATTCGTGATCGGGCCTTTGAGCGGACGGTCAGGCTTTACGGCAAACAGGATCAGCGAACGGATGCCTGGCACGCCCAGCGAGGAACCATGATTACCGCGTCGGAGGTCTCAAAGGTGTGGCAGACACCCGCATCTCGTCTGGAGCTCCTGGAGAAGAAGCTCGAGCCACCGACCAAGAGTGATGCAAATCCCTTCAATGCGATTCCTGCACTAATTTGGGGAACTCGGTTTGAGCCGGTCGCAAAGAAGATCTACGAGGATTCAACGGGATGCGACATCATTGACGTAGGTTGCTGTCAGCACCCGGTTCATAAGTTTCTAGGTGCCTCTCCGGACGGTCTGATTGTGCCTCGTTATGCAGATGCCGACCCAATGCGCTACGGTCGCCTGGTGGAGTTCAAGTGCCCTATGAGCCGTGCTCGCAAAGATGAGATCCCGAGTTATTACATCCACCAAATGCAAATGCAAATGGAGTGCACAGGAATTGACGAATGTGAGTACGTAGAGTTTCGGTTCAAGCAGGTAAACTTTACGGCATGGGATCAAAGCAAGGAGACAAAGGGTGTCTTTGCTGTGAACCCGGAAGGGAAGGTGGACTACAAGCCGGATGGCGTTGACCTCCACCAGTGGCAGTCGGGACTGACGGAGGAGTATCAGTACATCTATTGGGTGCTGACGGACATCAAGAAGGACTTTGTTCCCAAGGACCCGAAGTGGCTGTCGGATCATCTGCCCGATCTCCGGGCATTCTGGGATGATGTCGAGCGTCACCGTCGAGAGGGAACCAAGCCTGAGCCGTTGCCGGCTAAGGTTCTCAGCATTGACGTTTAAAAATAAGTTCCATGCAAGCAATGGTTCGTTCAACAAGGTTCTCTGGTCGCGGAAGTAGCCGAACCCGATAGTGATAGTATCCGGTCGGAATGTCAGTTGCATCGTCATAGACATCATATCGCTGACCGAGAGTAATAGGAACACCTATACGTTCAAAGGTATAACCGAAATCTACATCATCAATGATGTTAAACCCAAGAGCAAACTCTCGAGCATCGAGAAGCTTTTTACAAACATCGGGTGTCAAGGTGATGCCTGCACCTGAAACCCACGACATCTGCCCTCGAGTACCACCGGGTAGCCCTGCATATACGTTTGTGGTTGGGAGTGTCTGCAGATACGTAAGAAGTTTTGGATAATCCCAGATGGATGAAATGTTGGTACGGATGATAAAGTCATACGAGTCGCGACGAAGGAAATAGTCAAGGGCATCAAGAGTCTTTTTTGTGATTCCCTCATATGACTCCGTTCCGGGTAGGTGGAGAGTGTCTCCGTCAAGGCGAATCTCGGCTACATCGCTGAATGTAATAAAGTAGCACGCAATGTGCGGAGATGAATTCATATATCGTCTCCAGAAATCTCGTTGCGCATCGTAGAGTGGCGAGGGACTGTAGATCACCAACATAAGAACTTTTGGCATATCCATTTATACCACCTAGTGGTAGGCGGTGAAAACCGTTTTGTCCATTCGTCAATTGTGTATTGGTTTCCCATTGACTGATTACAGCGAGAACAAATTGGAACGAGATTGGTGACATCAGTTTTGCCTCCTTTAGATTCGGGAATGTTGTGTCCCGATTGAAAATCAAACACGTTCATGGTATTCGTACACCACGAGACCCTGCACTTGCTTTGGAATTTGGGTCCTATGTGGACCAACCATACCTGCTCACGAAGAGCCTTGGGAATTTTTAGCTTGGATCCCATTGGATCTTCTCACATGCGGCTCTTAAACTGGTTGACTTGCCACGGCGTATCTTGTCCGAGAGCTTCTCCAACGCCGTTATCTTGGACAAAGTGATTGGTTCTCTGCGAGTACGAGGAATCCTCCATCTTCATTGCACGCTTCTGCTGACTCATGTCAATCATCTTACCGTCAGCAGGGCCGCCTTGGAATCCTTCAAATCCAGACATCTTCATGGCAAGGGCTACGACAACGAGAGCAACCAAGAACCAGATCCACTGCTTCATTGTTCAAGCTCCCGAAAAAAACGAATGTCCTAACTTGTAAGAAGGGAAACTCACAATGGAGGACAAGGCACTTGATATTCTTCGCACAATGCTGAGCCGCCGTAAGCTTGAGACGACAACAGAGCGCGTGTCAAGTGATAACAAGAAGATGGAGAAGGTCACACTCTACACAGTTGGGAGTGTGTTGGTCTGCTTCAGTCAGAAGGATAAGATACTCTCCACCGACATTACCAATGTTCTGGCCTTTGCAGAGGAGAACGGACATACCAATGGGATTGTCATTGTAGCCATGAGTCCGCCGTCGGAGAATGTTCTGCGCGTAGCAAAGTCCCACGCCAAGAAGCGCGTAGCTCTGTTTCATATCTGGCAACTCCAGTTTGACATCACGACCCACCGGATGGCGATGCCGCATCGTATTCTGGATGAGGCCGAGCGCACGGAGATCTTTGACAAGTACAAGATTTCGGAGCCTGAGAACCAGCTGCCTTGGATTGATTCGCAGGATACGATGATCAAGTGGATTGGTGCCATCCCAGGTGATGTAATCGAGGTTACACGCCACTCGGACACCGCGGGTCGCAGCAACTACTATCGCTATTGCGTTGAAGATGTAAATGTAGCACAGTAATAATGGGCGACTCCTTCCGGACGAAACTTGCAGAGTACAAGTCGTTGATCGATGCGAATGATCCATCAAAGCTAACACAAATCCAAAAACTAAATACCGAACTTTCTGCTGAGATCCACAACCTGCTGGAAAAATCAGGCGATGATATGCAGTCGAATCATAGTTCGCTGGTCCAAAAACTGGTGAGCCTCCAGAATGATTCGTCGATCATGGGGAAACAAAGTGATCAGTACCGGACATTGCAGATGCTCCAGAATCACGAACATGCAACCTTTAGTGGTGGATTTTTTTGGTATTCCATTTCACTGGGAATTGCCGCGATTCTCTTTGTACTCGTACTGATGTGGAAAGGCGGCTATAAGGCCCCGATGATGCCCACAATGACAAGTAGTCCAACCACAATGCCAGCCTTGACATAGAGCGATGTCTCGTCCGCAGCGCTGACAACTTGAGCGTGAAGCTGTTTTGACTGTGCCAAGCTATCTTGGAGTTTTGGACCCTGAGTTTGAATCGCCCTAGACTTGGCCTGCAGCGACGTGATATCCCGATTCGTTGTCGTGTATGAATTGATGAAGCCTTGAATGAAGGTGTCGTTTGTTTCCACACCACCGGATACGTTCGCAATTGCGCCATTGATAGCTGTGAGAGCACTCTCGTAGGCTGTCTTGTGCGCAGTCTCGCCCGTCACCTTATACGCAGCATAATTGGTCTTGTAAGAGGCCAGTGCAGATTGTAGTTCGGCGGGAAGCGGTATTGCAGGGTCCCCCATTATATTCCTGCCCTAAAACAAAATGCCTACATCTCCCTTTGGAGAGGTCAATCCTCGCGTTCGTCGTGCAATGGTCGGTGATGCATCGGAGTTTACTCGCTTTGTTCGTATGTCCTCCGTGATCCTTCCGTACAACGCCCGCGGACAGGCTGCAATCCCCAACAATCTGGGATGGCGCGACATGCAGGCCCGTCGCGATGTGGGTGTCATGCTGCCGATCCTGGGTGCATTCAAGAGTTTTGTTCCTAACCGTTAAACAATGGATTACGAGAAGATCAAGTCGCAATACGCGACCTATTCGATGGAGACAGATGCGAGTACCAAGATGAAAGAGCTGGAAAGAACATTGAAAGCTCGTTCTCCCGTCCAGCCCAACGAGATTCCAAATCTGCGATCACAAATTCTCAAGACTCCTAGTCTTGCCGTGATCCAAACTGCTCTCTTTACAATCCTCCTCGCCTTGGTTGAATTCCTGGTACTTCCAGGTGAAGTAGCATCGTATCTTGTCTTTTTAACACTCTGTATGGGAGCATCGACTGGAATCTATCTGAGTACTAGATAATGAGTTGTCCGTCGCAGTTTGTGATGTCGCCAAGTGGGTCGGCCTGTGTCGTCAAGTGCCCTTCAACCTACACAACCAAAATACTCGACGGCGTGCCTTCCTGTGTCATGACGAATCCAACAACAGGCGCTGTCATTGCATCCTTTGGGCTCACATCGGTTCCTCCCTTTACTGGAACTGGAACACCCGGTGGCCCTGCATTTACGGCAGCGTATGATGATTTCACGGCAGCCCTTGCTACCGCGAATGCCGAAGCGGGATCTGCCAATCAACAGTCGGTAGCCTTTTCGAAGTTAATGGCAGCCGAGGGTGCTCGTGGAACAACTGGTGGAGAGGCTGCGTATCAGGCAGCACGGGTTGCCTACTATACCCTAACCAAAGGCGATTCGTGGATTCAAGAGGAAAAGGAACGGGTTGCAAATACCGATGCACAGCCGGTAGTGAATAGCCTTGCATCGCAGTACCGCAATCTTATGGAGCGAAGGAACCAGCAGACGCGAACGATTGATGTCATCAATGGTCTCAAGGACAAGGTACTCTCCGTCAAGGACGATCTCACGTTCTCGGTCAATACATTTCAGCGACAGGTCGATGCCATCAAGAATCAAATCAACAAGGACAAGAAGATCCAATCTGAAACAATCGAGGCAACGACCTCCTGGGTGGATACCTTCTTGAACTGGACAATTGCGATTGCTACACTTGTATGTATTGTGATGCTGGTTCGTCGATTTGCCAGTAGCGTGCCCTCTCTTGATAAGCTGAGGGCAGATGCGGCACTGTTCCGAGCACAGTCCGAGTACGCTCGTGCAAAAGCAAGTCTCATTCCCAAAGCGCTAGGTGTCGTGTAGTCTGCGTCTATACGGTCCATATCAACTACACAACCAAGACAATGGAAGTATCCGACTCTCGCACAGTCGCTGATTTTCAAAAGACAACATTCTGTGGACATCCACGCTCACACGTCGTGAAGGTTCTCCTTCAAAACGTGCAGCTCGGTCATGCAGATTATGCATGCTATTGGACTCTTGAACTCTTGTGTTCCGGACTGGTTCATAGTCTGTGGGCTACCCTCTTCGATGCCGCGGCCCTTCACATCAACCGCGCAAACCCTAACGTCTTCATGTACTTGGCATCTGCCTATGAACGGTATGCACCGATTGAGCAGGCCTATTCAGTTGGCACAATGACCTCCATTCGCAACAATCTGGATGCGAGACAGATTGTCTGCGAAGTTGCAGCGACTCTTGCAGGATGTCGTAAAAATAAATTGCCATCTCTTCCAACAATCAAGCCCGTGCATGATTTTGACCCTCAGACGATTCAGGAACATCTCAAGGCTCCCTCGCAGTTGTTTGGGAGGCTCTCGCTTCGGCCTGCCGATCCTCTTCCGGTTGCCGTTCCGCTCAATGAGTTTATCTACTGCCTTCGGCCGGATGTTCGGGATGCCACTCGCGCACTGTACTGGATGGCCTGGGTTTTTGCGTACTGTAGAGAGCACAAGAAACAGACCAAGCAAGCCCTCATCTTTGCCAACCGATTTGACGAGTTTGTGTCGGAGCCCCACGGTTCTCACCCAGTCTGGATCTTCTGGGACGCAATCCGCAAGCAGACCCAATCCCAAGCCCGACCTGTCATTGACATCCTCTACAAGATGTACTGTCTGCGTTGGAGCCCCACTGATGCCAAGTCCAAGCAGCATCTCCTCCTGGCGGCTGTCCTGATTGTCTGCGAGGGAACCACGTTTGATGCCACGCTTGTTGCGGGAAATACTGTCGCAGTCTCCAATGTTCTCCAAGGAATGCCAGGGTGGATTGATGCGATCGTGAGAATGCAGAAGAGCTTTGCGTAAAATGGATCTATAAATGGCTAAAGAGGAGAGAGTAGTGAGAATGACATCCTATATCCCCGAAGTCTCTGCCTCGAAGGTCGCTGCTCTTATCGGTCTGCATGGATTCCAGCGCCCGCATGAGGTCATGTACGACTTACTGTCCAAGCATGCCCCAACCAAGGCTCGTATCGCAGAGATCGAGTCCAACAACAAACGCGTATCGCTTGCCAAGGTCAAGGATACAATTCTGAAAACGTCAGCGGTTCGGGACATTGTGGGTGCTGGTGTTCGTGCCTGTGTGGGTCAGACGGACATCTCGGGACCTCTCTCCGATGTGGAGACGCAGGCACGGATGGTCTTGACGCTGCGTCATACTGAGCTGACTCCCGAGGTCCGCGAGCTGGTCGTGGCCGAGATCCGGGGTGCCGTTCAGCGCCAGCGGGGTACGAATAACGAGGAGGCGATCCTCAACACCTACGAGGCCGACAACAAGGTCGTCGTGGCAGACCGGAACACGGTCACGTTCCGCAAGGACTGTGGGACCTTCAAGCTGGTGGGTCGCACGGATGGACACGTCAAGGAGCAGAACCGCATCGTGGATTCCAAGGCCAGGACGCGCTGGTGGTCGACGGTTCCGATGTACGACGAGATTCAGTTGCGAGTGTACATGTATCTCTCGGGTGCGACGGAGTCCGAGCTGGTGGAGTCCTTCCCGGACAAGCGCACTCGCACGACCAAGTACCTCAACGATCCTGCAAAGTGGGACGTGATCCGTGAGGGACTGGCAGTAGCTGCAAAGAAGATGTCGGACATGACGACCGACAACGAGGCCCTAACCGCTTTGGTTTTCGCAAACACCGTGTCTGTGTAATAATGAAGGTCATACTCTCCGCAATCGTACCTCCTGAGTTTGCGAGTCAAAAAGGAACAACCTACGAAACCAGGTATCTCTATACCGGGTTTGGCAGGTACAATGAACATGAAAAGACCTTGGAGGTCATCCAGGTAGAAAATGATGGAACCTACACTTTTTTTAGTCGGCCTCATGAGCCAGATGTGTTATCACGAGTGTATCACACGGAGACGGTCACACTGACCCTGTACTCAGAGTCTCCTCGTATTTGGAAGGAAGAGGTTGGACCCGACGTTTTCTTCTTCAGAAGCACCACTTCTTAGCCGTGGCAATCGCGACCTCCTTGACCTCAGCCGAGGTGACAACACCATCGCCATTCGTGTCCAGGGCGGTCAGCGGGGACTTCTTGAGCTCCTCCAGCAGCTCCTTGATTGCCGCCTTAACAATGGCCTCCAGCTGGACCTTGAGCTCACTCGGCACAACAGCCTCCACGACCTTAATGGCCGCGGTCTCCACCTGAACTTTCACCTCTTCGGCAAGAACAACTTGAGTCGTATCTGACATTGCGGTTTGTTCTATGCTTAGAAAAGGTCTGGACTATGTAAATGGACATCTGGAACCTCCTCTCCATAGGTACATCCACTCTGATCATGGTCGCACTCATTCACGTAGCCTGCTACTACGCCGTGAAGACAATGTATCCCCCTACCCCGATTCAGGTTCAGGTCCCTGCCCCCGCGCCAACAGTTCGCTTTGCGGAGCCTCCCGCAGCGCCCCCGGTAGCACCTGAGATTCCCCTCGTGACGACCAAGCTGCCTCCCCCGGTGGATACACGCGACCCTGGTCCGGCGCGCAGCTCTCAGCCCGCTTTCAGCGAACCTGCGAAGGAGAATGAAGTGAAGGTGCCATCCAATGTACCAACGTATGAGAGTCTCTTATCGGCTGTCTCCTCTAGCAAGGAAGGGGGTGTCAATCTTGGAACCATGTCAGGTGCCTCAGTATAGTGGAAACCCCGGATGGATTTACTTGACGCATGATATAGATGGCAATGCCCACGCATACTTTACAGATGCAAAGGGAGAACGCCCGCAGAAGCTGGCCCTGGTTATGGATGAACGAGTCTGCTGCGACACGATTTTTCGAGTTGTTCGATTGGCACCCAAGAGCTACATCGTATATGATGTCCTGGTCCTGAACGGCATTCGCATTCATGACAGCTTGACGTTTGTCCAGCGTCAGGAACGGATTGCAGAGATCCTTGAGTTATTTCATGCGCCTGATTTGGTTGCGTTATCAACGATTGACGATGCGCCTGTTGGCACTCATGTCCGCGGCTACGAACAGTATGATGGACTTCCTGGTACGATCGGCGTTTATCTTCCCAAGCTAGAGTAAATGAGTTGCTCAAAAATGGGTGGTCGTCGCCGTAGTCGCAAAATGCGTGGCGGAAATGGATATGGATTTGGAAGCCCGATTGCGGCTGGAGCTCTGGAAGTTGTGCCGAACATGACCTCGGTTGCAGATGGTGCTCCTTACAAGCCGATGGGTGGCCGCCGTCGCCGCAGCCGTCGCGGTGGCTACGAGGTCTCGGCACCTGCGGCCGAGGACGTGGTGACAAAGGATAAGTGCAGTGGCGAAGGCAAGCGGTGGGTAGCTTCGGGCATAAAGGCGGCGAACGGTGAGTCGCTGGGATACTGCCGGCGCACGGATGAGTTTCAATACTCGAGCAAGGGCAAGCACAAGGGTGGCCGTCGCACTCGCCGTAAGTCGAAGGGTCGTCGTCGCCGTTCCATGCGGGGTGGCGGCTCGGTAGCGAATGTTGGATATGCATTCACGGGTGAAGGAGAACGCGGCCTTGCGAACCACTCTGCTTATCCGTCCAACCTCCCGGTGGGCGGCGACTTTGCCATCCCGACGGGCACCCGCTAGGCGAGGAGCCCCTGCGATGTCCGGTAGGCAGCGTCCGCAAAAACGTAGGGCATATACTTCGGGTTGTTTGTGACAATGAACGGTCCTCCAACTGCTTGACAGTAAAACATCATCCGCTGTACTTCAAACCGGAGCTGCGTGTACTCGATGTAGTCTTTCCATACCTGATACACTCGCAGTCCGTTCATGGCAACGGTCATGGGATCCGCAATCTGCAAAAACAGTAAAAATAGAGTTATGATTGGCATGAGAATCATGTCACTCATAAGTTGAATTGACCCAGACCACGTCTCGGGTGCGCACTTGGTTCTTAGTTGAATGTATCGCTCAGCGGTCTCAAATGGCTTAGCTGGTAGCTCCATTCTTGACTCCGATCTTTACTCCGGACGCTGGAAACTTTACCTCCTCCAATGTCCGAGCATCCACGTACATAATCTCTGTATCGTGATGGACCTGAATGAGATGGAGGATAAGGTCAAGGCGGATCGTATTCCCACACACCATATACTTGCTCATGGCTGCGGTGAGATCCACCTCGGTCTTCTTGTCGCCGATCCAAATCCAGGGGACCTCGGGCTCGTGCTCGAATGGATCGAAGAGCTCCCGAACAATCTCCTCGCCCTCGTAGAAGAGATTGCACCTCTTGAGACCATTCTTCTCCCACTCCTCGATGTAGATGGAGTCCTCGGGGACACGAGACATGTCCACAAGATCCTCATTGTCAAAGTCGTCCGAGAGGACATGATAGTTGATGGCATGATCCTTGCGAACAGGAGACCAAACCCAGTTGATGAAGGTGCAGAGTGCAGAGTAGACACGAACGGCGCAGAAGATTGCGGTAGACGACATGGTAGCTTACTTGACTTCATTCGAATCTGCCGGAACGAGTTCCATTTTGCTTCCCGAGAAGAAGTCCTCCTTGACGACTTGTCCTATGACAATCGTATCAAAATCCATTCCCATCGAAATCGCCGTAGCTAGCGAGGTGATAATGAAGGGGGCGGCAACCATGAACCAGGAGACACTGCCCAGACCGATTCCGCAGAACATATCCAGAACGATCACTGTCGCAAGTCCAAGGACGAGCTTGATAACAAAGGTAGCCCACATTCCCAGGGATGCGTCAAAACCAAGCTGGACGGCGAGGAAGATGGCATAGAGCAGCGCAGGTGGGCAAAGATCCTCAATGAAACGCATCTTCAGGTATTACATGTAATCAAGAAAAAGATGGATGATGCCACGATGGTTCAGCAAATGACAGGATGCACTCGCGAAGAGGCAGAAAGGGCGCTGTGTGCTCACGAGACTGTCGTGGATGCAATTTCTGCCTTGATCCCTGCGAATCCCGTAACAGCCGGAAACAAGTACATTCCTGCTAAGCCCAAGGTGGATACCGGAATGGACGCGGAGCAGACTGCACTGTGCGAGCGGGGTCGCTGGCTTCAGGACAGGGTTAACGCTGTATTCTCAGTCGGCCACTCGAAAACCCTACCCGTCCTGACGGCTGAACAATCCGCGTTGCCGTCTGCGTCGGCATCTGCGACTCTGCCGATATCTGCTGTTGTTGAGGTGATTGAATCTTCACAGGATGATCCCGTACAAACTGTTCAACCAGTTCAGCAATCCGAGTCCCCTCCGTAAAGAGATCCATATGGGTGATGTGTGCTTGGGAAAGTAGTGATTTCTCCATATAGGCATCCTCGTCATCTAGCTTGGTGATTGCGCTCACCCAGTCTTCGATCTTCTCGCGATCACATGAAATACCTACAGGGGAAACCCATGCCTCAAGTCCTTCTGTGGTTCCGCTCGGCTGCTTGGAGTTCGAGTTGGGCTTTGAATAGATCACGGGAATACCATTGTACATTGCTTCAACGGCAATCCTACCAAAACTCTCATAGTAACTCGGCATCACAAGAATCCGAGTTCGTTTGAGAACATTTCGAATATCATCATCGAACGGAATCCATTCAACATTACTAGGTGCGGGTGGCACGTTCAGTTCTCCATAATACGGAATAACTGCCAAGAACTTACGATCGGGCATCCGATGCGCCATGGCAATAAATTGAGTAACTCCTTTGTTTTGGTTGGCATTCACCAAGGTAATACAGTCGCCGCGGAATGGTTCTATAATCTCAATCTTGTTCTCATGCATCAGTGGGCGAACTACGGCGGTACGGACTATATTTGGAGGCCACGGATTCACATTCTTACGATAGTTGGGTTCCATAATAGGATTGATAAACATCAACATCTCAACCCACTGTAGCTTACGCCCGGGGTTATTCTTGATAAGTGCAAGATAGTTGCCATCGTAGTGACACGTCGCCAAAATAGGGCGATTGTATCCACGAGAATTCAATCTACGCACCTCCGGAAGAGCAGGGGCGTGAGGACAAATCCACCCTTCGCTTGCATCCAAGTACTTGCCTCCGGCTGAGAAGTGCATGTACTTGAATCCTCGGTAGAGTCCGCCGTTAACACCTACCTTTGGAACTTCAAGGACCATGAAGGCAACATCATGACCTCTCTTTTCCAATTCGATCGCAAGATCAATATCATGAAGGAATGCACCGCACAGGTCGGGCATTCTTCCTGCAAAGAAGAGGAGTCTCATTATTAAGACACATCAACACGTTTTGTTTGAATCAGGCGCGTTGCATCTCCGCCACGAGTCCAGTTATAGACCCAGTTATCCGGATTGGAATACTCAGACTGCTTGATAGCAATCAGGGGCTGGTAAAAGTTGGGGATCGCAGAGTCCATAATCGTACTCGACTCCTTGCGATTACGGATCATGGCCGAGTGAATCAGGTGCGACTCATCATCCACCGCAGTTGGCTCACCGCCGCCCAGGTTGGGCGTAGTAGCAAAGGGCCGGGCCCAGAGCTCGTGCTTGCCCTTCTGTCTCCAGGCACCCGGGATACCCCACTTCAGGTCCGTGTTCATGTCTACGGCGCAGCCACCTCCAGGCTGACCAAAGCCACCTGTAGCAATGAAGCCGGGCTGATCGGCCATGGCGGCGGCAGGGTTCAGCGTGTCGGAGCATGCAGCGCCCGTACTCATTGTCTGGCGCGTCAGTGTGGAGGTATTGCCCACTGACTTTGCTGCTTGATCGTATTCATCCGAGCGGATGCGGGTGGGTGCATTAAACCAATCGACGTGATTTGTGCCGAACATCTCTTACCTTGTCGCAGGAAAAAACGAATAGACTTACTCCAATGTAGAAGATAACAGCCTGAAATGATCCTCCAACCTATTGATTGGCACGAACACGATGTCAACGGAGCCTACGTCATCGATGTCTTCGGTCGATGCACCGACAAGACAGTTGCCTGCGTCCGTCTCACGGGCTTCAAGCCGTACTTCTACTGCTCCAAGCGACCCGACGTGTCGTTAATCTACGAAGCCTCCAACAAGCTCTGGGCCAAGTGTGGAGCCAAGTGGTGCATGAGCAAGGGCATCTATGAAAATCCTGCTCCTGAGATCCGACAGATCAAGAAGTATGATACCATGGCTGGATTTGACGACATGAAATACGCTGACGTGTGGACGGTTCAATGCGATACGCTGGCTACATTCAAGGCCGCCAAGTCGGTGGTCAATAGCATTCAATACGAGAGCAATCTGCCTCCGTTCCTGCGCTTCTTCCACGAGAAGCACCTGGGTCCTGCTTCTCCGTTGAAGTTCAACAACTCTCGCAAGGTGGACATCCCCGAGGATGGAGAAGGCAATCCGAAGTACTATGTGGACTCCTTCCACACGTGTAAATACGGAGATGTGGAGACGTGTGAGGCAAATATTCCGCTTCTCGTAGCCTCCTATGATTTGGAGATGTGTCCTGCCGGGGATTCCAATCAGTTTCCGGTAGCGTCCAAGGATCCGATTATTCAGATCGGTGTTTCGTATCGGCGATCCACCGACATGATTACACCCACTGCACGAGTGGTGTTTGTGCTGGGCGAAGTTGCTGACTCGGGGGACGACTCGGTTGAGTTTGTATCCTGCGATACGGAGGAGGAAATGCTCCTCGCCTTCGCAGAGGAGATCCGAACTCGTAATCCCGATATCCTGTGTGGATACAACATCTTTGGTTTTGATGATGCCTACATTGAGGGGCGTATTGATGTCCTTGGAATTCGTGAGGACTTTGAGCTGGCCCGTGTCAAGACGATTGAGTCCAAGTGGGGCGACAAGAAGTTCGGGACCCTGAAGACCGAGCTCGCAGCAGGTAAGTTTGATCTTCGGTTCCTTACCATTCGGGGTCGGCTGGGAATTGATCTCTTGCTGAACATGCGGCGTGAGCACAATCTGGATAATTTCAAGCTGGATAATGTTGCCTTCACCTTCCTTCGTGATAAGGTCCTTGGGTACGCGGACAATCAGATTACAACCAAGAGCACACGCGGCCTGCGGAACGGGAACTACGTGCGATTTGAACTAGTTGGCAATACGAATGACCCGGTCTATGACGGCGAGAAGTTTGAGGTCTGGGATGTCTCGTCCAAGGGCTTCAAGATTCGGTGCGATCGTGAGCTGTTCGGCGAGTTCACTCCGGAGCAGATGAAGCATATGGAGTGGTCCTTCTCCAAGGACGACGTGTCTCCGCAGGAGATGTTCGAACTCCATCGTCATGGCGGTCCTGAAGGGCGCGCTCGGGTAGCCCGCTACTGTATTCAGGATTGCGATCTGGTTGCGACGCTCATGGGCAAGTTGGATACCATCGTCAATGCCCGCGGAATGGCTGATGTCTGTAAGGTCCCGATGCAGTTCGTGCTGACCCGGGGTCAGGGAATCAAGATCTTCTCGGCTGTCGTATATTACGCTTCCCAGCGCGATCAGATCATTCGGGCCATGGAGATCCTGGAGGGTGAGGGAGTCTCCTACGAGGGTGCTATCGTCTTGCCTCCCAAGATCGGCATGTATCTGGACCAACCCGTCTCGGTCCTGGACTTCAACTCTCTGTATCCCACGAACATGATTGCCTACAATCTGTCTCCGGATACCTGGGTCGCCACTCGTATCGTGGATATCGAGGGCTTCACGACAGAGCGGTCGGGGATGAAGAAGGACGAGATTGAACGGTTGGAAGAGAAGGGATACAAGTTTGAGGAGATTGACTATGATAATTACGAGGGTGAGGAGGTGGTAGGTAAGACGGTCTGTACCTTCGTGCAGCGCAACGAGGAGATGCCCATGACACAGGGCGTGTTGCCCAAGACTCTGGAGATCCTGCTCAAGAAGCGCAAAGAGTTCAAACAGAAGATGGAGGACCAAGAGTATGATGAGGCTCAGCGATCTGTGTTTAACGGTCTTCAGCTTGCTTATAAGGTCGTTGCAAACTCCGTTTATGGACAGGCTGGGGCAAGGACCTCGCCCATTCGAAACGTCTACGTTGCCGCGTGTACAACCTCCGCTGGGCGCAGAGCTCTCCAATTCGCCCGAACAGTCGCCGAAGGCGAGTTCGGAGGAGACGTGGTCTACGGAGACACAGATTCCATCTTCGTCAAGTTTCCCACCAAGGATGTTGCCGAATCCATCCGAATGGGCATCGCGTGTGGAACCAGCATCTCCCGTCAGATGCGAAAGCCCTACAAGATCGCCTACGAGAAGACCTTCTATCCCTTCATCCTCTTCTGTCGCAAGCGATACGTTGGCATGAAGTACGAGGAGGATCCGAACCCCGCGAAGGCTAAGCGCATGTCCATGGGTGTGGTCCTGAAACGACGCGACAATGCGCCGATTGTGAAGGAGATCTTCGGAGGCGCTCTGGATGTGCTCCTGCTGGAGCGGGACATCAAGAAGGCTCAGACCTTCGTGAAGGACATGCTGGTCAAGGTGTTGGAGAATAAGGTTCCTCTGGAGAAGTTCATCCTGAGCAAGTCTCTGCGCGATGACTATGCGGCCATGGCAAAGAACTACGACGGTCGTGCGACTCTTCCTGCCCACCGTGTTCTGGCGGATCGCATGCAGGCCCGTGACGCGGGCACAGCACCGAAGGTGGGCGACCGCGTTCAGTTCGTCTATGTCGCAGAGAACAAGGACAAGGTTAAGCAGGGAGACCGCATTGAGCACGTGGACTTTGTTCGGGCAAAGAAGCTGAAGCCGGATGTCAACTTCTACATTACAAATCAGATCCAGAACCCGGTGGCCCAGCTGTTCGCTCTCTGTATTGAGCAGCTGGAAGGATTCCAACCGCCTAGAAAGCCGTATCGTACAATCTACGAGGAGATGCTGATCAAGCATAAGGGAAATGAAGAAGAGGCGACGTTATCTGTTCTTGACAAGAAAGCCCTTCAACTTGAATCAATCATGTTTCTCAAGTCTCCCCGCTTTACCGGACAGCCCAGTATTGCGAACTTCTTCCGAAAGTAAACAGCTTTCGTGTTGATGACGAGTCATACCCAATGGACGACGAGAACCAGCTCAATCCTCTCGATGTGATCTACCGGATTATGGAGACCGACCAACTTTTTTACCGTACGATTCGGTTCATGCAGTCCAATCGAGAGATCCTGATGGCGGCTCAACTGCGCAACACGGCACAGGCACTCAGCTTGGTTCGCGCCTACACGGCCAACAATCGGACCGTGACCTACACAGCTACGATCCCACTTCATGCTCCTGGAAACTGGGACGAGCCGGTAGTGGTCCATCCTACAGCAGAGCAGATTGCGGCCGCTACCACAATTACGCCAACTCCGGTGACGGAGACGAACTGTTCCATCTGTCAGGATTCGCTGACGGAGGCGGGAACTCGCATCACTCACTGCGGGCACGTGTTTCACAATAACTGTATTGCGGAGTGGTTCACGCAGAGTGTCCGCTGCCCACTGTGTCGTCACGACATCCGCGAAGGAGGTCCTCCTGGACCCACATCTTCTGAGACAGCACGTGGGCTACTTCCGGCGAGCAGTCGGTTGGTCTCGTGGCTTGTGGGAGCGAATCCGACTGGCCATACTGAAGAAACTGCAGAATTCGCCGAACGTCATGTTTGAATCGTTTGGCAAGGTCTCCAGCGTCTTGGCCTGGGAATAACCCTTGAAGATCTGATGGCTTGGGTGGAAAACAGCGGACCAGCGCAATCCGCTCCACCGACTTCATAATGCGTGGAACCTCGTTGCAGGTCATAATGACCGGGACACTGCGATCGCTACCTGCCATCCACTCGGACAGCTTTTTCTGTGCGTGGGGATCCGATCCATCCACTTCATCCAAAATAAGACACATGGCTTTATCGTCTCCTCGAATGAGGGACGTTAATGTACGTGTATGACGACAGGAGCTGATGAGCTGAGCTACATCCTCGTGACTGCGCATCGATTGACTCGCATTGATTTCCAACGGCTCCATTCCTGCAGACCGGGCAGCCGCCAGTGCCATGGTGGTCTTGCCAATTCCTGGGGGGCCGTGAAGAAGAAGCACATCCCTGAACGGTTTCTTAGACAGATAGGCAGACAGACGTTCCTTTACTTCGGTATGTCCAAGTACTTGTGTCAGGAACTCGGGGCGACGAGTTTCGCTCCACATACTCCCTCTTCGTCTTTCCAGAGAAAATGCTTACTGCTCTCAAACACAATGGAGGTGCCGCGCCACGTGCTTCGTACACTGTTTAAAGATACGAGTTTTCCATTGGTGGATCACCATCTTGCGTCGTTCAATGACATGATTAACACAACCATCCCGACCTTTGTAAAGGTCTCCAATCCGTATCAGCTGGAGCTGGCCGATAAGCGATTTATTCGAATTTATATTGGTGGAAAGGATGGAACTAAGATTTCGTTTGAGGCACCGGTGGATGATCACGGGGCACCCATCGTCCCCCATGCGTGTCGTCTGGATAACGTCAGCTATGCATTGACGTTCAAGGGGGATATTGTATTTGAGTATGTGTTTCCGGAGGGCATGGGTGAGACGGTGACGAATACGTTTGAAAACATTGTGATCGGTGAGATCCCGCTGATGCTTCGGAGCAATAAGTGCTACCTCACGGCTATGGATGGATACGGTATTGGCGAATGCATGTACGAGCTGGGCGGATACTTTATCATTGACGGTAAGGAGCGGGTGTTGCTGACCCAGGAGCTTCTGGGCAATAACATGATGTACTCGGGTATTCGCAATCGCACTGCGATTTCCCTTGCCAATGTAGATGCGAACATTGAGGGTGAAGGAGCGGAAGATAAGTTTGTGGAGACGGAGGAGTTTGGAGGAGACAAGGAGGTGTATGTGGGCATCAAGTCGGTGTCGGAGGATGCATCCAAGGGACCGTACTCTCACTACCTAGTCCTGGGTCCGCCGTCAGCTGTGACGGCCAAGAAGCCGAATCCCGAAAAGCAGCTGAACCAACGCTCGCTGGTCATTACGCTTCCTGGCTTCGTGGATCCGGTCCCGGTCATGAGCATCTTTGCTGCGCTGGGTGTCACGACCGATCACGATATCTATGATCTCATTCTTGCAGGTGTCCCCGACCCGGACCGCACTGCCTACGACGACACGATTAAACAGCTTATTCTCAGCCACGTGCAGTTTCTCAAGACAGCCAAGTCAGATCTCCTGGTTCTGGAGCGCATGACCAAGCGCAAGTACAAGTCAGAGGTGGTACAGAACATCTACGAGTTGATGTTTCCTCATATTGAATCCTCTGAGAACCCCGGTGTTCTCTTCCGTCGCAAGGCCTACCTTCTTGCCCAGATGGTCCGCATGGCAATTGATGTGTCTCTCGGACGCAAACCCCCGTCGGATCGCGACAATATTGAGTACAAGCGCTTCAATACGTCGGGTGATCTGATGTTCCAGGAGTTCCGCCGTCTGTACCGTGAGACGGCCAAGGAGATGCTGCTGAAGCTGGACTCTCGTATTCAGTATGAGCGCGAGACCTACAAGGGTCGTGGGTTGGCAAAGCTCGTGGAACGGGAGACGGTCGGAACCTATTGGAAGAAGTATCGCCTGATGAATGGGTTTGTCAAATCCTTCAAGAGCCAGTGGGGAGGCCGTGATGGTATTGCGCAAGAGCTGAGTCGTCTCTCGTACATTAGCTATCTGTCTCAGCTCCGTCGTACCTCCTTGCAGATTGATCCGTCCATGAACACCGCCCCTCCTCGTCGCTTGTATGCGTCGCAGTTTGGATTGATGTGTCCGATTGATTCCCCCGACGGATCTGGCGTGGGACACTTGAAAGCACTGACCATTCTTGCGCGTGTTTCCACGGCATTTCCCTCCTCGGCGGTTCGCGGTGCTCTGTTCAAGCTGAAGGCAATGCGCCGGATTGAGGATATTCATCCCTCTACATGGGTACCGACCTGGACCCGCGTCTATGTGAATTCAGACCTGGTAGGCGTGTGCATTGGGGACACCGAACAGCTTCACACAGACCTGATGAAGCTCCGTCGCGCCGGTGAGCTCCGCTTTGATGTTAGCCTGGCCTGGAATCGCCTGGAGAATGTGTACACCATCACGTGCGATGCCGGCCGCCCGATCCGCCCCGTGTACCGCGAGGGTGTGTCCGAGGACAAGGTCATGGCAGCTAAGACCTGGCCCGACCTCATGAAACTCATGGACTATGTGGATGCATCGGAGTCGGGAGTCTCTCGTTTCTCAATGGAGCCTTTCGACAGCCGTCTCCAATCGGAGATTCACATGTCCTTTTGTATTTCTCCCATGTCCAACCTGGTCCCGTTCCTGGATCACAACCCGGGTACGCGCAACAACTTTGCTACAGCTCAGCAGAAGCAGGCGTGTTCGTGGTATCACACCAACTACAACAAGCGGTTCGACACGATTGCGTCCATCACCGTTAACCCCCAGAAACCCCTGTCGCATACGTGGATGTATCGCGAGATCATGGGTGCAGGTGGGTGCATGCCGTATGGCGAGAACGTGCTGGTAGCGTTTACCACCTACGGTGGCCACAACCAGGAGGACTCGGTTATCATCAACAAGTCAGCTCTCAAGCGCGGAATGTTTCGGACTCAGTACTTTCACTCGTATGATGTACGCGAGACGATCATTGATCCCTCTGTTCAGCCTCCTCTTCGCACTCTCTTTGCAAACCCGGTTACGAACCCAACCTACAGTGAAATGGTGAAGCGCAAGGAGGATGTATCGTACGAGATGCTGGACTCGGATGGCGTGATCAAGCTCAACTCCATCGTGGATGAAAAGACGGTGCTGGTGGGTATCGTGACACCCTATACAGATGAGACGGGCGCAGAGCGGTGGCGCGATGCATCCGAGTTGCCCAAACGTGGTCAGCACGGCCGCGTGGATGGCGTGTATCGCTACTCCATGTCGGATGGCACGAACGGAGTCAAGATTCGTATTGTGGAAGAGCGGTCTCCGGTTCCTGGCGACAAGATGGCATCGCGTCATTCGCAAAAGGGCACGGTAGGACAGCTCATCGATGAAGAGAATATGCCCTTCACTCAGACGGGAGTGAGGCCGGATATTATCTTCAACCCCCACGGACTTCCTACGCGCATGACCATCGGCCAGCTGATAGAAGCCATGAGCAACAAGCTGGGTCTTCAGCTCGGAACCTTCATTGATGCAACGCCCTTTACAACATCCAAGCGGATCAGTGATCTGCGAATTGAAATGATGCTACGTGGATTTGAGCCGCACGGACACGAGATCCTGTACAATGGCGAGACCGGTGAAATGATGGAGGCAGATATCTTCATGGGACCGATCTACTACCAGCGTCTCAAGCACATGGTGGAGGACAAGATCAACTATCGCTCAACGGGTCCCAAGGCTCTCCTGACTCACCAGCCTCTCCACGGGCGAGCCCAGGGAGGTGGCCTGGCAATCGGTGAGATGGAGCGTGATGGAATGATTGCTCACGGTATGTCCAAGTTTCTTCACGAGAGTTTTATGGATCGCTCCGATGGAACGGAGCTGCAGTTTAATCAAGAAACGGGCCGTCTTGACACAAGTCCTACCAAACTTGCAATTCCATATTCCGCAAGTTTATTCGTAAAGGAAATGGAATCATCACATGTCGAGATGCGACTGATCGTCTAAAATGGATCTAGGTATAGCAAAGGAGGAAGGAGTAGGGCCGAGTACAAAATGTCTTCTTTCATCAACACCAACGCCAACATGAATTCCTGCTACGAGTACGCCTGCAAGGTTGTCAGCAACGAGAAGGATCGCCGCGAGTACGCGGCGGCACTGCTGGAGTGCCGTCTCGACCCGGCGTATTATGCTCTCACCAAGTCGGGTGAGGTGATCCCGGTTTCGAGCTACCCGCTCATGAGCTGGGACACCAAGGGATGGAACACGGTCAAGCGCAAGATCCGGGTCAAGAAGGTCCGCTCCAGTGAGGAGCTGGATGAGGAGGCTGATCTCAACAACTGGGATGATGTGGAGCACTACGGTCGCGTCACCTACACGCAGACGGCTCCTGCGTACGAGCACAATGGAGCCCTGTTTGACCTGGGCAGTCGCTTCTGAGACACACTTAAACACAAAACGCAAACAAAACACATGGTGCTATAGTCTAGTGGTCAGGACAAGAGGCTTTGAACCTCTGAACCTCGGTTCGATCCCGAGTAGCACCACCAACCGGTATGGTCTAGCGGTTAGGATAGGGCTCTTTCACAGCCTTGGCTCGGGTTCGACTCCCGGTACCGGTAAACTAATTTTTTATTTGCGCCCTTAGCTCAGTGGATAGAGCGCCCGCCTTCTACGGGGGTCTGACCCCTTGGGGGAAGCGGGAGGTCGTGGGTTCAATCCCCACAGGGCGTACTTCCGCGATACTAGCTCAGTGGTAGAGCATGGTCCTTATGAGGCCGTGGTCGTGGGTTCAATCCCCACGTGTCGCATCTAACCGTATTAGCTCAGCTGGTAGAGCACGGGCCTTTTACGGGGAAACCCCTAGGGTAGCCCGTAGTCGCGGGTTCGAGCCCCGCATGCGGTAAATCTATTTTTGATCGGTCCACATGGATCGTCCAAAATGGATCCGTTCAGTGCAATGAAAGTAGAGAGTAGGCGCTTACAAAATGGCACTTCCTACTCTCTACTGCAAGTCGAAGACTGGCAAGACTCAGCTCTGGAACATCTCCGTTATCGGCGCGACAATCCGCGTGTCCTATGGATACGAAGGAGGTGCCGCAACCACCAACGACAAGACCATCACATCAGGCAAGAATATTGGCAAGAAGAATGAGACCACACCCGAGCAGCAGGCAGCGTCGGAGGCCCGCTCGCTCTGGGACAAGAAGAAGACAGGTGGATACGCGGAGGAGCTGGTGGACGCGCACGTCCCGGCAGTAGCCTCGGATGGAGCCATGGCGGTCCACGCGACCATCCTGCCCATGCTGGCTCACGACTACCACAAGCGGGGCAAGGACATCAAGTATCCCTGCTACGTTCAGGCAAAGCTGGATGGTGTGCGATGCATCTTCCGGAATGGCGTGCTGACGAGCCGCCAGGGCAAGGTGTTCCCGAACATGGAGCACATCACGAAGGATCTGGAGGGCGTGGGGTTGGTGCTGGATGGCGAGCTCTACTCGGACACGCTGAACTTCCAGCAGTTCGTGGGGCTGGTGCGGAAGGCAAAGCACAAGCCAGCGGAAATTGAGCTGCTGAAGCAAGTGAAGTACTGGGTGTACGATTGCGTGAATGATGCTCCGTTCGAGGGCCGCATTAACACGCTCTGGGACATGTTCGGTGAGCGAAAGTATGATCACGTGAAGCTCCTGCCGACGGATCGGTGCGACACGAAGGATGAGCTGAAGGGCTATCACGATCGCTTTGTCGCAGAGGGCAAGGAGGGCCTGATCATTCGCAACACCGCGGGTCTGTACCAGCTCGCGGCTCGTTCGAAGGATCTCCAGAAGTACAAGGAGTTCGAGGACGGGGAGTTTACGGTCACGGGCTTCGCAGAGGGCGAGGGCCTGGACAAGGGACTCGTCATCTGGGTCTGCGAGACAGAGGACAAGAAGAAGTTCAGCGTGCGCCCCCGGGGCACGCACGAGGAGCGGGCGGGTCTCTTCAAGGATGGAGATTCGTACATCGGAAAGAAGATCACGGTCCGCTACCAGGAGCTCACGGAGGACGGGATCCCTCGGTTCCCGGTCGGCATCGCCTTCCGCGACTACGAGTAGACACCATCACCCGACAACCCAAAAACAATTTTTAACTTTTGCCCGCTTAAAGGTAAGGATGGTAGATACTGTAGTGAAGATGTCTGACCATATGTACGTAATCAAGCGCAACGGAGATCGCGTCCCTGTTTCCTTCAATGAGGTGCTGACTCGCATTCAACGCTTGGCTGATGGCCTTGCTCATGTCAACCCTGATTTGGTCGCACAGAAGGTGTGTAGCCAAATCCAGGACGGGATTAAGACATCCGACCTGGACGAGTTTGCTGCAGAGACCTGTGCCATGATGCAGGCACGCTACCACCCCAATTACGGTAAGCTGGCCGCACGTCTTGTCATTGACAATCATCGCAAGAATACTCCGAGCCGTCTGGTGGAGGTTGCCCAGGTGCTGTTTGATGAGGGCGTTGTTAACGAGTCCTACTATTGTGTTGCGCAGGATCGCGAGCTTGAGACGATGATCGATTACACTCGCGACTTTATGTTTGACTATTTTGGCTACAAGACGCTGGAGAAGGGGTACCTGCTCCGCCGCCGCGATGGTCGTGTCTGGGAGCGTCCTCAGCATATGTGGATGCGCGTGGCCATTCAGCTGCACGGTGTCAGCTTTGCAAAGGTCAAGGAGACCTACGATGCTCTGTCGCAGGGGTTTTTCATTCACGCCACGCCGACCTTGTTCAACTCGGGAACGCCCCATCCTCAGCTGAGCTCGTGCTTTCTGGTCCACATGCAGGATGATTCCATCAAGGGTATCTACGATACGCTGGGAGAGTGTGCTCAGATTTCCAAGTGGGCAGGCGGAATTGGTCTGTCGGTTCACAATGTCCGTGCTCGTGATGCGACCATCAAGGGAACCAATGGCAAGTCTACGGGTTTGACACCGATGCTGAAGGTGTTCAATGACACGGCCAAGTACGTCAACCAGGGTGGTAAGCGCAATGGATCGTTTGCGATCTACCTGGAGCCGTGGCATGCGGACATTGAGGAGTTCCTGCGTCTGAAGCTGAACACTGGCAATGACGACGAGCGCGCCCGTGATCTGTTCTATGGTCTCTGGATCCCTGATCTGTTCATGCAGCGTGTCGAGCAGGATGGGTATTGGTCCATGTTCAGTCCGGATACGTGCCCTGGACTGTCCGATTGCTGGGGAGATGACTTCACCGAGCTGTACTGTATGTATGAGCGGAAGAACCTCGCCCTGCGAGAGATCCCTGCCAAGAAGTTATGGCAGATGATAGTAGATGCCCAGATCCAGACGGGTGGTCCGTATTTGCTGTACAAGGACGCGTGTAATGCCAAGTCCAACCAGCAGCACCTTGGAACCATCAAGTCAAGCAACTTGTGTACCGAGATCATTGAGTTCACGTCCCCGGAGGAGACGGCGGTCTGCAACCTCGGGTCTCTGGCTCTCCCCAAGTTCGTCAGGGATGGGAAGTTTGACTTTGAGACGCTTCGCAAGTATACTGCCATCCTCGCTCGGAACCTGGATCTTGTCATTGACAAGACCTATTACCCGACCGAAAAGTGTAAGCGTTCCAACCTCCGCCACCGTCCCATCGGGATCGGCATTCAGGGTCTCGCAGATGTCTTTGCGATGCTCCGTCTGCCCTGGTCCTCCGAGGGTGCTGCGAGGCTGAACCAGGAGATCTTTGAGAACATCTACTTTGCTGCTGCGACTACGAGTATGCTGGGCGCAACTCACGAGGAGTGGCGTGGCCTGTCGGTGGTCGGCCACAGCGCGCATCTCTCGTTTGATGGATCGCCGATGAGCAAGGGCAAGATGCAGCCGGACCTGTGGAATGTCAAGCCGATCACGGACTATTTGAACTGGGATGGACTGCGTACGATGTGCAAGGGTGGTATGCGCAACTCCCTTTTGGTTGCGCCGATGCCCACTGCGTCCACCTCCCAGATCCTTGGCAATAACGAGTGCTTTGAGCCGTTCACGTCCAACCTGTATTCCCGTCGTGTGCTGTCAGGGGAGTTCATGATTGTAAACAAGTATCTCGTGGAGGACCTTGTTGGGCTTGGGTTGTGGACATCAGATGTTCGCACCGCTATCATTGCTAACAACGGGTCTATTCAGTCTATTCCGGAGATTCCCGCTGAGATCCGTGAGCTCTACAAGACGGTCTGGGAGATCCCCATGAAGACCCTGATCAATATGGCTCGGGATCGTGCTCCGTTCATTTGTCAGTCGCAGAGTCTGAACTTGTTCATGGCTGAGCCAACCCCGTCCAAGGTGTCGTCCATGCACTTTTATGCATGGAAGGCAGGACTGAAGACCGGCTGTTATTATCTGCGTACAAAGGCCGCCGCCAAGGCTCAGCAATTTACTGTTGAGCCCCCCTCGTGCGTTTCCTGCTCCGCTTGATAAATTGTGTGAAGCTTAGAACAAACAAATGTCTGCCGCCGTTGTCTCTCCCTCTGGATCGACTGCCACTGCCACTCCTCTCACGGGTGGCGGCATTATGCTCTCCCCGGCCGCCGTGGGTGGCCGCCGTCGCCGCATGTCCAAGAAGACGCGCAAGATGCTGCGTGCCCTCAAGAAGCTGAAGGGTGGCGAGATGGAGGCCGCTGTGGAGGCCGCTGAGTCGCCGGCCGCCCCCGAGGAGATGGGTGGCCGCCGTCGTCGTAGCCGTCGCGGCACTCGCCGTAGCCGCCGCAGCCGTAGCCGCCGCAGCCGCGCGGGCCTCTTTGCGTAATCAGATAGAGTTGCCGATCTCTGTAACCAGAGTGAAGAGCTCATCTGAGAACCCATAGTGACATCCGTTCGGCTCAGCCATCGGCGGTGCCTTACGAGACGACGTATTCTTCTTGTGAATCAGGCTCACAATGACATCCTGGGGAGATAGCTCCCTGCACAGGTGTTCACGATCACGAACAAATCCACCACCCTCACCAATCTGCTGCTCAGGAAACCTGCGCTCATTCCAGAAATCCCACGTGAAGCAGAGCGTCGCCTCGGAGACACGTTCGCACATTGGCAGCTTAATGGGAGGAACATTCATGAACGACTTGGTCTCATGAATATCGTAGCAGGGAATCACGGTCGAGAACAGACATTCCTTGCGAGGCTCAGCCAGGAGGTGGGCCACGCGGGACAGCAGGCTATTACTCGGATACACATCGTCATCATCCATCGTCACAATAATTTTGTGCGATGCATAGGAGACAGCAAGATTGCGCTTAGCCCCGATGGTCATGGGCTCGTCGGACAGGACGTAGACAACGTTCTTCATGTCGGATACAAGATCCTTAATCTGATCCTTTCCATCATCCACAACGACCCATTCAATTTTTTCAGCAGGATACGTCTGTGCGATCAGTCCGTACTTGACCAGCGGAATAAACTGGCGGCGATCACGGGTAATTGTGATCACAGAAATAAATGGCAGGTCCTCCTCCTTGGGAAGGACTGCTTGGAGGGAGTACGTTCCAATATCGGCCGTGATCTCCTTGATAGCAGTCTCGATGGTACCGAGAAACGTCTGGTGACGGCTCTCGTACCGAAGACGGTTTGCCCTCGACTCACTACGCTTCTGGTGGTGATTCATATTGATGTACATGACCAGCGACTCCACGATAGATCCAACATCGACATCCTCCAGGACACCTAGACACTCCGGGTGAGGAACCGTCTTTGCACTGGAGACCCACAGGGCGTTGTGAGTGAGCTCACGGAATGGCTCAATTGGACTGAGTAGGAGCACACACTCTGCTGACATGGCCTCATTGACGGCATGACAGAACCCCTCGGCAGCCGACGTACAGATCACAAGACCACAGTACGCCATGAGCTGATCGTAGTCCTTCTCCGAGACACGATCCGAATGAACGACAAACTTCTTCGCGACCGCATCTGGGATCTTGGCAACCTGCATATCGTAGTAGACCAAATCCACAACCGGAAGGCGCTCAAACAGATCGGGGTCAGTCTGCTGGATCCGCATGTATGCCTGAATAACAGGCTTGGGGTGCCGCCAGATATTCTTACCTACCGGCATCAGGGCGCGGCTGTAGTTCTTGATCTCAGGGACCGTCTTGTCAACGGATGTCCAGTTGATATAGCGGACCTTACCCCAGTCGGCAAAGAGTGTCTCGCCCTCGCGCGTCTTGACCCAGATCTCATCGACCATCTTGCCATAAGGCTTCCAGGACTGCTGTGTCCACTCAGGATGGGGAACCCAGACATTCTTCTTGGCGAAGGGAAACAGGGCGGGGTTGATGGACTCCACAAAGAAGTTGATTTCAGCCTCTTCGCATTGCGGGTGAAAATGAGGAACGTGACGGATGACCGTGCCCTTCCCCAGCGTATTGAAGACCATGCCGTGAAGGATATGAATATCCTGAGCAAGACCCAGCGAATTTGTATTTCCGATAATGTTGACGCGCATGCCTTTCTAGAGGTTGCGCCTTGTAAATTTGTTTGCTGAACGCCGCTTGCAGGTTCGAGCATGCCCCTTGACTAGCCGTTTCCATGATGGAACATCGCGGGGTGCGTCGTGTGTAAAATTGACAAGTCGATCACGAAACCACACCGGGCGACCAATGGACAACCACGATGCAGTAGGGGCATTCTCGATAACCGGTTCGTACTTCTTGGTGAGCTCGGAGCACAGTGCTAACATCTCAACGGATCCAAAGCAGTAGGTCGGGTCAAGGGGATCTGTGCGGTATGCGAGATCATCCAGGACCCACTCCGTTCCGTTCCATCCGTAGCTGTCGATAGGGCGGAAGAATCCAAGACCCGAATCCCAGATATACCACCGGCCTATCTGGAGAAATGTTTCGTCTTGGAAGCGAACCAACATTACTTAGTTAGAAGAAGCTCTTCAGCTCACCCGTACGCGTACCGTAGATGTTGGTCATCACAGGGCGCTCGATGGGAGCCGGGAAGTCTTCAATGTCCTTGCGGTAATACTTGTAGGCCTCAATCTCCACCATGATGTTGTTCGCGCACCAGCCAATCACACGGTTGTTCAGCGAGTCCAGCTCCTCCGACACGCGCTTCGGGTCATTCTGAGAATACTGAAGGTAGTACGAGCGCATGACGGTCTTCAGATCTGCCTCGCTCTGGGGACCGATCATGTAGCGCTTGGATCCACTCATCATCAAGACAGCATTCGCAATCTCCGACTGGAGATTGTTCAGATTGGCCTCGCTGAAGAAGATCGTATTCAGGGGAGTCGCCTCCTGACGGTACTGCATCTGCTCGGCTACACGAGACGGCACCACATACGGCTCATTGGATGTCAGGCGGTACGGAGGAAGATTGGACTTTTCCTCATCGCCACTAAGAGGCAGACGACCCGTATGCTTAGGAGCATTCGGAATCGCTGTCTTGGTGTAGAAGTCAGCGAGGGACGTTGCGTGCAGATTAACAAGGGGAGAACTCATTGATTACTTACAAGACAATCTTTCCTCCGATAGCAGTTGTATCGGGCTGGAGAATGTCCAACTCAAGCGTATACACCGGCTGAAGAGTTGCATTCATGAACTCTAAGTTAGACCCTACAAGAGAATTCGGTTCGAGGATAGTATAGCTTGCGTTGGATACATCCCTTCCGTAGCCGTCGATCGAGTTTGGATATTCGGGCGTTACAGATCCCTGATCACCAACCCTGAAAAAGTTTGGAATTGTGAATCCGTTATACGACGATACGTAGGGAGTTGTATGCGGCTGCGGTGGATCTGCAGTTTCTCTTGGCCCATATACTCCAAATCTATCCGGAACATAGTCGAGCAGAGCTAAGACCGTGAAGGTATTTGTCAAGAGAGCATTAACAAATTTTCTTTTATCTTGATCTTGAGCTGCAATGTAGCTCGACTTTAGCATATTGGAAATAGTGGGGGCGTAGAAAATAATACGATCGCCAACTCGTATTTCATTATCGCTAAAGTACTGAAGATTCGGCGTGAAGCAGTTGATATAGACTCCATTTGAATCTGTTTGCATCAGCGAAATGGTTAGTGTGTCGCGGTGAATGAAGACATTGCCAATTGGATCTGTGACAGTGATCTGGAGGCGTTGAAGATTGGTGATTGGACTCTGGAGCCGCAGTGCCTCTTCGCCCCACGGCTCATAGTCAAACTGCTGAACACCAAGACTGTTCGAACCGAACGACTGCTGCTGGCGCTGGCGCTGTGTAATAACAGAGAATGACCTGCGCGTCGGCTCGTTGCCTCCAACATATTGTCCAAAGTATTCATTGAGATAGAGCATCAGGTAAGGATACGTAGTGAAGGTAGAGAAGGGAGTGCCGGCTAGCTTGGTTTCGATGTTAGAGGAAATGGTTGTTAAGCTTCCATCTGGATTAGGAACTAATGGGATATCGGAGAACTGACGCTGTGGCATGACTGCACGGACAAGACGAATTGCTGATACATTGCATGGTGTGAAGATGCTTCCAAATCCAGAACCCGATGGGATGATTGTGTATCCAGTATCGTATCCAATAAAGTTGCCCGGGGGGAGACTCGAGTTGTAAGGAAGGTAGGATACGTTTGAAAGCGTCCAGCCACCTATGTTAGGAATGCCAGGGATAGGTGCGGGCAATGCCTGTTGTTGATCTGCAAGGGTTGGAATAAATGAATTATTTGTGTAGATCGGAGGATTGCTCGCAATCGCATTTTGCGATCCAAATGTAAAAACTAAATTTGAAAAGGGATTCGGTTGCCTAACCCAATCTCGCTGCGACGCATCTATAATAATGTACCGCTTCGCAACCATTGTCTGCGGCGATGCCTGCACGATAGCTGCATCTGAGTGGGATCCCTCCGGCTGGCCCGTGTATTTGTAGTCCGACATTGCATTGGCTGAGTTTGCATTTGAAAAAGGTTCGACTGACGCATACCGACGCGTCTCCTGCATTTGGACTCGTGGATCATACGAGTAATTTGTCCGGGAGGCCTGGTCCTGTTTGATTAGTAAATCTAAGTAACTACTTGCCATACTCTACTTATTATACCTGCTCTAAATCTGCGAGCCACAACTTCTGCGCGTTCGTACTCTCCAACCTGGCGATCTCGGCCAACAAGTCCTCCATGTCCTTCTCGTGCTTGGCTACCTTCTCCGCAGTGAAGGCCGACACCGGCAGACGCATGATGTAGTCGTAGCTACCGTCAATGTGCTGGTACTCATGCTCACCCAGGATGTTGTTGCACTCCTCAAGCGTCTTCTTCTTCAGCACGACCTCAGGCTCGTCCTGGATCTGATCACGGATGAACCGGACCACGTTCTTGTGGTAGGGGAGCTTCTCGTTGAGTGTCTTGATCTGGTAGGCCCGACGCGTCTCGTAGAGGTTGATGCGGACAGTCCAGAACTCGCAGAGGATATCCGTCAGCGTCTCATACTTGGTGATGACACCCTCAGAGTTGAAGGCATGCATGTTCGTCGTGCGAACCTTCTCGGTTAGCGACTTCACCAGCGCCTTCTCCTCAATACCCTTGATCCGGATATTGATCTGCTGATCAGTGGATGTGTCGCTGAAGTCCTTGATGCGACCCTCCGCCAGCTCCTTCTCCAGCCACTCACGGTAGTCGGCCGTCCAGGTGCCTGGGGGCAGCTCGGTCACCACGAACTCCTCTTTGTCCTTCCGGTACACTCCCACAACACCGTCCTCGGTGTAGGTACCCTTGAAGCCCTCAAAGTACGGCACGAGCTGCGGATCGCTCCTCAGCGGATGCCCCGCTGTGATCTTGGCAATCAACTTCTTCTTAATGACCTTCGGGTCGCACGGCGGAATGTAGGTCGAGTAGCCAGTGCCAATACCACGCGACCCATTCACCAGGAGCATCGGCAGAACCGGTGCATACCACTCGGGCTCCACCGGCAGACCATCGTCATCACGATACTTCAGCACCGCAAAGTCCTCCTCCGGAACCATCTTGCGGATCCGCGGCTGGAGATAGGTGTGGATATAACGAGGCGACGCTGCGTCCTTGCCACCCTGGATGCGGGTCCCGAACTGCCCCTGCGGAACCAGCCACGGGATATTGTTAGATCCCATGAAATCCTGTGCCATGCCCACGATGGTCTCATTCAGCGAGGCCTCACCGTGGTGGTAGCCCGTGTGCTCGGACACGTATCCCGCAAACTGTGCTACGCGGATCTCCTGCGAGAGGTTCCGCTTGAACGCCGCATACAGAATCTTGCGCTGCGATGTCTTCAGACCATCCATCATGTTCGGGATAGACCGCTCCAGATTGTAGTAGCTGAAGTGGATCAGGTCCTTGTGGATAAAGTCATCGTAGGGAACCCGGTTGCCCGTCGGAATCAGTGCCGTACGGTCGTAGCCCTTCAGCCAGTCCTTGCGGTCATCCGCACGCTGCTTGTTGAAGGCCAAGTCAATGGACTTGTCAGCCTTGTCATCGTAGTCAAAGCGAACCGCATTCACCTTGCCGAAGTACTCCTTGGCCTCGTCGCGAGTGGACGTGCCCAGTCCCTTGTAGTACTTCACCTTCCACGCTCCGGCTTTGCCTCCGCTCGTGGCCCCTGCCCCCTCACCCGCGCGCCACTGCTCGTACTCGTACTGCGAGTAGAACATCCTTGATTCCTTGCCCTTGTTGGCCTTGACGATCGGCGTAGCCATGTACGTCAGGAACCCGGGGATCGCAATCAGCTCGTGCCACAGCTCGTGGAACAGATTGATCAGCAGACCACGAATGTGGGACCCGTCCAGATCCTGATCCGTCATGATCATCACTGACCCGTAGCGCAGGTCCTTCACATCCGTATACTTCTTGCCCGAGGTTAGGCCGATGATCTTCTTCAGCTCTGCAATCTCCTTGGTGTGCTCCACCTTCGCATCACTGGTATCCTTCACGTTCAGGATCTTACCCTTGAGCGGGTAGACACCGAAGAGCTTCCGCTGCTCCTGGCTCAGACCGCTCAGCGCCATCGCCTTGGCTGAATCTCCCTCCGTCAGGATGAGCGTGCACTTGGCAGACTCCTTTGTACCCGCCATCACGGCATCATCCAGCTTGGGGATGCCCGTAATCCTGGACTGCTTCTTGCCGTCGGTCTTGCTGTTGTCCTTGGCATCCTTGGCCGACTGTGCCTCCAGGATCTTCGGCACGATCGCCAGCTTGGTCACGATCTTCTTGAGCGTGTCGTCCGACAGCTTTGAGCTGGACCCAAATGCACTCGACTTGGTGGTCAGCGTCTCCTTGGTCTGGCTCGTGAAACTCGGGTTCTCAATCATGGACGTGACGAAGACAGCCAGATTATCACGCACCATACCCGGCTTGACCTTCACCTTCTTTTTCGTCTCCAGGTACTCCACGATGTGATTGACCACCTGGTTGGTGATGCCATCCACGTGCGTCCCGCCCTTAGATGTCCAGATGCCATTCACGAAGGACATGCTGAACTGCTTGTCCACCGGGCTGTCAGCGATCGCAATCTGCCACCGCTCGTTCGGGGTCTCGTAGATCACCGGGTCACAGCCGAACGCCTTCGCATACTCGGTTAGGTTCTTGCACTTGACCGCCGTCCCGTTCCAGGAGACCTTCACCTCCTTGCCCAGGGTCATTGCCAGATCCCAGACACGGCGCTCAATCAGGCGGATCATATCTGCCGTGATCTCCGTCATACCGAACCTCGCAAAGTCCGGGGTCCACTCCACGCTGACGAAGGACTTCTTGGGCAGGTTGCGTGCGAAGATCGTCGGCTTGCCGATCTCCGTCATGTTGTTCTTGAATGTCTGTGTGTACTCAACGCCACGGGGCTGATCCATGACCGTCACGGTCATCTGTTTGGCAAAGATGTTCACCAGCTTCACACCATAGCCGTTCTTGCCACCCACCAGCTTCTTCTCATTCTTGTCGTAGTTTGTGCTGGTCAGCAGCTCGCCAAAGATCATCTGCGGGATCCAGGTCTTGTGCTCCGGGTGCTCCGCCACATCAATCGGCTCGCCATCGTTCTTGATGCTGAACGACTCTGCCGTACACGCAATCTCAATGGTCTTGACCGGGTTCGTGGACTGCCTGCTCCGCAGCCGGACCACCTGATCGTGAGCGTTCACCAGCAGCTCATCAATCAGCTTGTAGAACCCCGGATTGAGCGGGATGGTGTGCGAGGCAAAGCTACCTCCCCCAGAGGGGTCGTCAGATCCCGTGCGAAGGAACACCTCCTCGGGTGCAGTCGCCACACTGCCGATGTAGGTGTCAGGGAGGTCGAGGATGTGCTCGCGGTGCGTCTTGCGCTGGTAGGCAGTTGAGAGGTCGGTCATTTTGGCAGGGGTAATGTGCTCCCACTTGGGAGATTGATTTCCATTTTAGTAGACCTAACCTGGCCTGATTATTGTGTATTTTAATTACAATGCCGCTACTCAAGCCGTCTGCATCTGATTTCACTGCAACTGTAAAGGCCGTCGCTCAATACGTTGCACCGGGAGCTGTCGCCACCAAGCCATCCAGATCTGGCGGTGGCATGGTATTGGCACTACCCAGTTTAGGCGCTGTGGTTCGCACATCCCAGATAGGTGCGTTAATCTCGCCCAGAACCGGTGCAGTCTTCATCAATGGGTTGATTCCGCCGCCGCCGCCGCCGCCTTTCGTGTATGACTGGACAGGCAAACTCGCCCAGGTGAGCTTGTATGCGGGGCTCAGTCAAATTCCCAGAAAGTTGGGAGTTCTTCCAAACGGCGATCTTGTCACAGTCGAGCCCAACGCCCACCAGATCACTCTAGTGAAACCCACAGGAGCGTTCAGTGTATTAGCGGGTGCAGGTATAGCCGGGTTTGCTGATAACAATGGCGCAAATGCGCAATTCAACTTCCCGAGCGGAGTCGCCGTGCTCCCAGATGGAAACATTGTCGTAGTCGACGAGCTAAACCACAGAATCCGATTGGTCACCGTGCCGGGTGGTTTAGTGAGCACACTAGCAGGGCAGGCCACCCCGGGCAGTACCGATGGCGTGGGCTTAGCCGCTCAATTCTCCTATCCGACAGCAATCGCCGTGCTTCCCAACGGGATTCTTGCCGTGGGTGAGTATAGTACAATCCGATTGGTAACACTGACGGGTATGGTGACTACCTTACCAGGATCCTTCAGTGGTATCTATGGACTTGCTGCGCTTCCAAGCGGTAATCTTGTCGTGGCCGACGCAGGCGCGCACTGTATCTATTTGGTCTCACCTACAGGCGTACAGACGCTATTGGCTGGAAATCTGTACACAAGCGGTACTGACGATGGTGTAGGTACAAACGCACGATTCAACGGTCCGCGCGGAATTGCCGTTCTTCCAAACGGTAACTTTGTCGTGGCCGACACGCAAAACAGCCGCATCCGATTGGTCACGCCCACAGGCGTGGTCACCACAATTGCAGGGCCGCTGCCGGGACAGACCGGAACAGGCATTACCGATGGCGTGGGCTCGGTTGCACGATTCAACAAACCACAAGGAGTTACCGTGCTTCCAAACGGCAACATTGTCGTGGCCGACACGCAAAACTACAGAATCCGGTTGCTGACTCCAGTGTAGACACTTTCACTCAATCCACTTGAAGAAACTAATGCCTCCTAGAAAACATCTTCCTGAAGCCCCTGTGATTTTTTCATTGAGACTTCCGTCTGAAGAAAACATACCTGTTCCTGCGGGGAGTACCACGTCGTTTGTGGATGTGACGCAGTGTGCCTGGTCCGAGCCCACGCAATCCGCAACGAACTATGCGGATATCCTGTCCACTGTGGAGACCTCGCGGGTAGCTGAGCGCTTTAACACGGATACCATGCGGACGATTCTGACTCGCACGCGGACCCCGACCTACGGGGCTACCACCGCGTGTATGTGGTGCTGCCATCCCTTCCCCTGGGCGGCTACGGTCCTGCCCCTGAGCTACGATGCATACGAGAACATGCATACCTGCGAGGGATACTATTGTTCTCCTGAATGTGCCCTGTCCTACCTGTACAATGATGTGTCCCTGTCCGACGTGATCCGTTGGAACCGCCACGCGCTCTTGTCGGATCTCTACCGGACTTTATACGTGAACAAGACGTTGACTCCGGCTCCCCATCGTCACGTGCTCCGGATGTTTGGGGGTCCGCTGGACATTGAGCAGTTCCGCGAGTACGTTGCCCACTCCGAGGACATGGTGGCCATTCATCTTCCCCCGCTCCGCCTCCACGTTCCGTCCATGAACGTTCAGGGCCCGATCCGCGATGTCAAGAAGTTTGTGAGCCTCTCACAAGATACTGTGGACAAGGCATCCAAGGAACTCCGTCTGCGCCGTACGAAGCCTGTCCATCAGACGGGCTCTACGTTAGACAAGTGCATTACATCGTATGGGATTGTATAAAGGATGCAGTTCAACGAGATTCTTAAGACACAAATGATGTTGCAAATGCCCGCTACAAAGAACCCGTTGCTGAATATGTTGGCGCTCAATGTATTCGATATCGGAGTCCGTACATTCCCGACCTGGTCGGCATGGGCATCGGCCATGTGCTGCCCCCGTAGATCGCGAGGTGTAAAGGAGGTACCCATGTCAGCCCTGAAGGTTCCCAGGGCCTCCATCACCTGCGAACGTGGAGCCCAGACACAAGCCAATGCGAACCGTCCGGTCGCTCAGACGGTGTATTCTGGACGCATGGATGCCGTGGTCTTCTTTGTCACCACCCTTCCGGCAATGAAGAGTCTGTTGGCTGTCACCAACCACGATTACTTGCCCAACGAGTTTGAGCCGGTTTGCCTGGACAATGATGTGTATTTTGAGCTGAATGATCTTAAGGTGACAGACGGTGCCCCGGAGATTATCAAGTTCAAGCTCTATTGCTATGAGCACGACGTTCAGCACCTCCAGACGTTCATTGACAATTGCAATACGGATTACGAGCGACGGATGGCGAACAAGCTGGGTGCTCACCGGTACTACTTTGATCAAATGGTCCAGACCAAGACCAAGGGAACCATACAAAATCCGCTCCCGACCAGCCACCTTGTGTATACCAAGACCAAGTTTGTCACAACCCGTACGTTTGAGAATGTGTTCTTTGAACAGCGAAAGCAGGTCAAGGATCGTGTTAACTTCTTCCTGGAACACCGCGATTGGTATGAGAAGAAGGGCATTCCCTACACACTGGGCTTTATGTTTCATGGTCCCCCGGGCACGGGCAAGACATCGTCGATCAAGGCCATTGCACATGCGGGTCGTCGGCACATTGTGAATATCCAGCTGTCCGAGATCAAGACCAAGCAGCAGCTCCAGCACCTGTTCTTCAATGACGAGATCTACGTCTTTAATGGCACCAACACGGAGAAGTACATCATTCCGATCGCTGAGCGCCTGTATGTCATCGAGGACATTGATGCCATGGGTGATGTGGTGCTGCGTCGCGAGTGGAAGAAGCCCGTTGTGGAAGACCCGAAGAAGAAGGAGGACGAGATGTTCGCCGACCGCAAGGACGAAAAAGAGACGTTTGACTTGTCGTTCCTGCTGAACCTGCTCGATGGAACCCTGGAAGCCAATGGGCGTATCATTGCCTTCTCTTCGAACTACCCTGAGCGCATCGATAAGGCCCTGATTCGTCCGGGTCGTGTCGATATGATTGTTCACTTTAAGAACTGCAGTCGTGCGGTTCTGAAAGAGATGGTGGATGCGTTCTACGAGCAGGATGTTGTGCTGCCTGACGATCCCAGTTTGGATGGCAAGTGGTCGCCCGCAGAGGCCGTGCGGATCTTGTTCCAGAACTTTGGGAATTCTCAAGCAGCGGTGGCAGAATTGGTGTCTCTGAACCCCAAGGGGCTGTATGGATTGGAGGAATCAGACACACCGCTTGTGAATATCCAGTAGCAGGGTGATGTAGTCCCAAATGGACGACTTGTTCTGGGCCGACAGCGTGGTCCAGTATCCCTTGAGCTTCTGGATAACCTGCTCCATGGTATTGTCGGGCTCCAGCGAATCGAAGGTGTGATTCATGAAGAAGGCATCATCGCGCTTGCGGATGACCTTGTCAAATGGGCTGACGTGCTTGCCGAACTCCGAGATAACTAGCCCCGGGTTCATTCTCTGAACCAGAGCTACGCCGTCGTCGTACATCTTGAAGTCTGCGTCGTCAGGGAACACCTTGATGAGCTGACCCATAAACTCGTGGAACTGGGTGAAAAATGCGTCCATAAATATCTTCTTAGACATCTTACTTTATATTTTGGTAGAATGTGTAAGCTTACTGACGCACAGGGCCGGCGAACTCGGCATCCCTTTGCTTCTGCATGGCCTCCATCCTGGATGCAAGGTCGCCGTTGCGGCCCTCTTTATTACCCTCGTAGCTCTGCTTGGTCTCCGGCTCGGCCTGAGGAGCTGTGTACTGAGAGTTGCCGATGTACGTGTAGTGGAGCTCGTCGGCTACGAACTTATTGGGAGTAGCCCAGTCCGAGTACATGTCCGAGAAGCCCGAACCTGCAAAGGACCACTCTTGGATACCCTCATTGCCCCCCTTGACGCTGAGCTTGGACCCCGTCGGCTGCTGGGCGGCAACTTGAGGCTGCTGCTGAGTAGGCACCTCGCGACGGGAGGTGACGGGCTTGGCAATGTAGGCGTAGATGTCCTTGCCGGCGTAGAGATCCTTCGTCTCGGGATTGTAGAGGGTCGGCACACTCTTGAGGAATGGAGGCAGCTGGTCGCGCGTCTTGCCATCAATGGATATCATGCGGCACAGACCCTCCTTCTTCAGACCCTTGAGCGTCTGGATGATCTGCTGCGAGTGAGAACAGCGCGTGCTGTAGAAGAGAATCGGTTGGTTATTCATCTCGTTGCTTGTGTGCTCTGAAAAAAACGGATACGGTATAACGAAAGGGAGCTAAGTACAATGGAGCACCCTAGTATTTCTCTCAAGGGCAATCGCCTCGATGTTGAGTTCAAGCACGTCCCCGTGGCCTTTGTCAATGGTCTCCGCCGCATTCTTCTGTCCGAGATTCCCACGGTTGTCATCAAGGATGTTCAGATCCTTGACAATTCTACCAAGATGATCCATGAGATGCTCCGGCACCGTGTGGAGATGCTCCCGGTGAATGTGCAGCCCGAGGAGGCGGCTGTCATTCGCGATACAAGGATTGAGCTGAGGTTCATGTCGGGTGCAAGTCCTGATCTGACTCGCAAGGGTCCGGTGGAGGTGACGACCGATGACTTTGTGGTAGACGGTCCTCGCAAGAATGTCATCCTCAAGGACCGTGATCTAGATACTCCCCTGTTCTTCATGAACCTTCAGCCGACCGAGTCGATCCACGTGAAGGCGACCCTGGCCGTGGAGACCAAGGGTGCTTCGCAGGTCTGCGTAGCGACCTTCAAGAACCACGTGGATACGGAGAGATCCAAGCTAGATAAGGATACCTATGTTGCGACGGCTGGAGATGACGAGACAGCTCGTGCGGAGCTGGCCAAGATCTTTGACAACTTTGAGTACCAGCGTTCGTACTCGGTCGATGATCTGGGCCGCCCGTACTGGTTTGACTTTGCAGTGGAGAGCATAGGTGTCATCCCTGCAAAGGAGCTCCTGCAACGTGCTGCGAAGATCTTCAAGAAGAAGATTGAGGATTGGTGTAATAACCCTATCCTGCGCGAGGAGGGTGGCTGGTATTCTATCGAGACAGAGGAGGAGGGGCACACGGTTGGTGCTCTGGCCCAGGCTCTCATTTACGAGCAGAAGGTCAATTACGTCTCGTACCGGATTGTCCATCCGCTTCTTCCAAAGATGATTGTTCGGTTCAACACCAAGACCGAGCCGGAGAAGGTCATTGAGAAGTTCAAGTCGGAAGCGCTCGCTCTGTGCGAAACCATTCTTAAGTGAGTATAATGAGCTCGCCGAACGAGGTAAAGCGGTTCTTTAAGGAGACGTTGGAGGATGGGAGCTGGGCCGATATTAACGAGAAGGCCGAGAAAAAAGAGGCGATAGAGAAAAAGCTAAACGAGGAGGCCCTAGAGAAAAAGGCAAATGAGGGCTTGTTTCGTTTTACGGCATCGGAGTTTGTCATCGTGGAAGAGATGGAGTACGATGAGACCATCCAGCGCCCGGAGGCCATTCGATTTTTTACCTTGGATGAGCAGGTGAGCGATGCGTATGAAAAGATGGTTCCCCGTGGACGGACCACGAAGTTTCAGTTGGATGTCTTGAAGAAGGAATCCGATCGTCTTCGGAAGTTGTATCTGGAACACATTGTGCCTACGGCGGATGCGTATCAAATTCGTGAGCCGGAGTATGGCCGTGCGTTCAGCTGGATCAGTCCGGTCTATGCAAAGACAGATCTCAAGGCCTACTCCTACACAACCTCTTGGCTTCCGATGTTTGGCGAGACCCGTGTTCGACTCCCTAACTTCTACCGTACAATGCTCACAGCACTTCCTCATCCGTTTAATACCACGTCGGCAGACGATGGTGCCTCGTATCCCCTCTCGGAAGTGACAGAGTTTGTGGATCGGGAGGGAGAGAACCCAGTCCGTGCTCTTCCGTCATTTCAGTATCCCCGCACGCAACGCCACGAAGACGGACGGTTTGATGTACTGAGCACCAAGATGGAGAATACCACCGACACCGTCAAGTTCGTCGGCTACTATGCAAAGAAGCGCCCCGTTCCCATTCCGAATCCCCTGCCCGACCACGACTTTCTGAAGTCAAGTGATGCGGTGATGGTGGAGACCACGGCACCGTTGGCTGAAGTGGTTCCGTCGATGGATGCGATTCTGACTCACGCAGTTCCTGTGACCCGCGATCCCTACGGCGAAGGCATGAAGTATCTCAGTGTCTACGATATCAAGCTCTCCGACATTCCGTGGCGATCGTGGAAGTCTCGGTTTCCTCCAGCAGAACAGGCTCTTCCCATTGAACCCGCGACGATTGACTTTCCCAAATCCAGTGGAGACAAGCCGTCGGAGAACCTGATGAAGTATTACGATGACTACTTTCCAGCCCAGTCTTCTCGCTACTGGCTCATGAATCAGCGCGATGGTGGAGAGCTGGTGGTTCACATGCTCATGTCCCAAGTGGGGCAGAATGGAACGGTCGCCATGTCTCCGGGTGCAGACGGCGATTTTGAGTATCCCGCATCCACTATCAAGGAATGCGAGCTGTCGGGCCTGAACTTTCAGGAGTTTTCGATCCGTGGACTTCTGCGTCGCACGTGGGGACCCAAGGACAAGATCACCTACCAGTGCGTTCCCCTTGAACTGGTGAAGCAAGAACGAGCTCGGGAGGGATACCGTGGGCGGAAGCAGTGGACTGAAACGTCGCAGAGTACGGTTCTGGAGTCTTACGTAAAGGCGCTAGTGAATTCTAAGCCGATCGAGATGAAGCACCCGAAGGAACACAAGTACGAATCGGTTCCTCGCAAGGAGATTTCTCAGCTCCGCCATGAAGTTGTTGTTCTGCTGAACGATCCCCTTCGTCTTCCCGAGGACAAGGTTCGCGACATCACCGATCTCTTGAAGGATGCCATCTTGAAGGACAGTATCTTCGTGGATTCCAAGGGACTGTTCTTGCTGTGCCTCCACACCATGTCGATTCTGTTAGGCGATCTTGCAGAAGATCGTCGCGCGTTCTATGACAATTGGACTGCCCGTCTGGACGGGTTCCGCGTCTGCAAGTTCTGCGGAGAGCAGATCAATGGAGATGTTCTGGAGAATCAGGAGGAGTTCACGGACGAGGGACGCGTGATCCGCCACGCAGATGCCCTGGAGACGAAGACGTTTGATGGACACGGGGCGAATGACCACATCAAGACCCTGACACAGCTGAAAGATCTCTTTGACTTTTCTCTTCCGTCGGACGAGGTCTTTTTCATGATGATCTCTTTGCTGTACGTAGTCCCCGAAGTCGATCAGCTTCTGCCGATCCTGACCATCGGCCGATCATTGGCAGCCCAGATCCAAAAAGCTAAGAACATCAATGGGGGTGTGGTGGGAATTGCTCAGGTAGTCCTGCTCCTTCAATCGCACGTACCTGCACTGATTCCCCGCCGCTCGTTTGGAAGCAAACCGCTGACCCTTCGGGGATATCCTCGCGATGCCGACAAGCCGGAAGGATACACCATTGTGGATAGTATGTTGCTAGTGCTGACCAAGACGCTGGAAGCCTACCCGACCTCCTTCAAGGGATCCAGTGCCATCACCATGCGTGCGGTACTGAACAGTCTCAAGAAGACTCGGGATCTGGTGGTATCCATGACGGATATTCTTATCAAGCAATCGCTCCCCTTGCGTACAGCTCTTCAGCGCGCCAAGGAGGTTCTTCCTGCTGAGGAACCGATGAAACCCTCCACCATGATCCGCGGAGACCTGGTGGTTCCGGCGAAGGAACTGTTTGGAACTGTGCGGTCGTTTCCATCGTGTCCCAGTACGCGGGTCTACCTAACCAGCAGCCGCCCTCCGATCCTGAAACAGCCGGTCGTTGTGCTTCTTCGTCCTATTAATCACTTCACTCGGGACGGCTCCATGAAGAAGATCATTGAAAAGGCAGTGTCTACGCGAGTGGAGCCGGTAGTCTTGTCTGCGAAGGAGAAGGCCGTGGTTGCTCGGCTGAAGCTGGGCAAGGACGGTGTCTCGGAGAATTGGCACACGAATGTCTTGATCGCTACACGTCTTGCAAGTGTATTTGAAACACCGTATCCTCTGAAAGAGCTGAATCCCACCCAAAAAGCAGATGAGCTGCGAGACATTACCAAGGGCTATGTGTTTGAGCTCGTGAAAGACATTGGCAAGGAGGCCCTAACCAAGACCAAGTACATGAACATGAAGAAGGATGATCTGACCCTGATGATGCTGACGGCGGACGTGAAGGATGCTGCTGCAGTCACCAGTTCCCTCAAGGCAAAAGAGCGTATCAAGTACACTGAACGGCTTCGGTTGATGACCGACGCTGAACGTGAAATCACCAAGGACCTTGTGGATCGTGGATTGGCTCCTTATATCATCACAGTCCAAGACCGCATTCTCTTTGCAAAGGAGGCCGCAGAGAAAGATGCTGAGTATGCGTTGGATCCGGATGTAGGTGTAGGACGCTCGGTGGATGACGACGATCTGGGATTGTTGGAGTTGACCGAAGACCAGGGACAACGTGGTAATTACGGAGATGCATCTGGATCCAATGCAGCGTCCGCAAACATCTACGAGCAAACGGAACGAAGGGATGATTTCGACCAAGAAGATGGTCAGGTTTAAAGGCGAGGCGACAATAAGAAGAAATGAACGTTCTCAGTGTTTGGCTCATTCACAACAGCGACAAGCCCGATGACCGTATCGACTTCATCCGTGGCGAGCATGCCTCGGAGACCATGCGTGTTCGCTACACCCCGGGCGACTCCGATCGCGGATCGGTGTACGTCTTCATCCTGTCCCGCGGTGGTGTGCGTCGCTACCTGGGCAACATCTTCCAGTCGCTCCAGCTGGATATGGACCCGTGGGAGAAGGTTCAGATCTCGCCGGTCACGGGCCCGAGCATCATCTACCACGTCAGTGATCTCGAGAATGCCGAGGAGCTGATCATGGACACCATCGACGGGCTCCTGTACATGGACGTTGTGCGCGAGTAAAACGAACTTGACTACTCATAGAGACGGATCGGTATGCTGACGATCCATGGCTACCGAATTGCAAAGTCCGCAACCGATCCTTCTATCAAGAAGGCGCTTACGGTCAAACCCTTCTCCCTCATCAACCCTCACGCCGTTCCCCGTTATCCAGTCTACCATGAAGATAAGGAACATCTCTACCTTCCCAAGCACTATGGGATTGACAAGTTCGGAGCCGTCCCCACGACTCGAGATGTCAGCCAAACAGCCGCTCAACATTGGGAGTTCGCCGGATCCATTCGTCCAGCGCAGCGCCCCGTGGTCGATTCCTTCCTCCTTCCCAAACCCCATGACGGAATCTTATCCCTCCACACGGGAGGGGGCAAGACAGTCTGTGCGCTATACATCGCCTCTCAATTACGTGTTCCTGCGCTGGTCATTGTCCACAACACCTTCCTCCGCGATCAATGGGAGGATCGCATCAAATCCTTTCTTCCGAAGGCGAGAATCGGGAGGGTGCAAGCGGATGTGTGCGATGTAGCGGATCGGGACGTGGTCATCGTTATGTTGCAGACACTTTCTATGAAGGAATTGAATATAGATGTATTCAAGCCGATTGGGTTGGTCATCGTGGATGAGTGTCATCACATCGCATCTGAGGTTTTCGTTCAGGCACTACCGAAGGTCACTTCTCGATATATGCTTGGGCTGTCTGCGACACCAGACCGCAAGGATAAACTGATGTATGTCATCCATTGGTTCTTAGGACCATTGCTCTACAAATCCGAGACTGGTGATTCCGTGGATACCAAGGTTCGTGTGGAGGTCTATCCGTATGTGAACGACGACCCCGAGTTCAATACCGTCGTGTTGAGCTCTCAGGGCTTTGTGTCGGTGCCGATCATGGTGAACAAGTTGGCAGCGTGTGTGGACCGGACCGAGTGGCTGTGCCGGATCATTGAGGATGTCTGTGAAGAGGGTCGCCAGGTCTTGGTGTTGTCCGATCGCGTGGATCATTGCAAGGACATCCTAGAGGGACTGCCTCCGGATATTCGCGAGACAGCCTGTATCTTGTCGCAAAAAGTGTCCTCTGCCAAGAGAGCTGAGTTCTGTGCTGATAAGACCATCTTGATTGCTACGTATTCCATGTGTAAGGAGGGATTTGATGTCCCCACCTTAAACACGTTGGTCATGGCTACACCTCGGCCAGATATCGACCAGATTGTTGGCCGTATTCTGCGAGTAGAAAAGTCGGTTCGCAAGGTCCATCCGTTGATTGTAGATGTCGTGGATCCTCAATTCCGTCGTCAGTTTGGTGCGCGAAACTCGCTCTACAAGAAGCGAAACTACACTGTGGTTAAGATGGCTTTGCCGGGGCGACCGGTAGCACCACCTTCGCCACCGCCGGAGGCTTCGGGACCGAACCCATTCTTGGAGGAGGCTCTAGAGGACTGACGAGTCCACCCAGCTCGTTCGCCGAATCTACGAAGATCTCAATCTTATTGAGTCCGTTCGTCTCCTCCGGCTTGGAGATGTCCATGTATTTTTCCATGCGGTGAGCAAACTCACCTGCGACTGTGCTCGGAATGGGCGGGCTCAGTTCGGCCAGACGGTCGTACTGATCCTTGACATACTTCAGAAAATCACCTGGCTGCATACGCTGCTCGCGGGGCAGACGCATCTCCACGTTGATGAAGCGGTAGAGCTTAGAGTAGTGGATGCCCGACATGCGGTGTCCCTCCGCGCGCTTGGCCCATCCGAAATACGTGCCAATCGTATTCAGAATACCGATGGCAAGAGACGCAACACCCAGCGAGGTCGCAGCAAGCTGAGCATTTCCCGCGAACAAGCTGGACGAGCCGGCGTTCAAGAAGGCAACCGCGCCGGACCCTACAATCACCGGCAGATCAATATAGACCTTGCGGCGACTGAAGATACTCTCCGCCTTCTTGTGCATAATAGCAAGACCGTTTGCCTTCTCTCCTGTCTGAGCAAAGTAGTCCTCTAAAGTAATCGTCCACGTTACATTCTGTCCGATGTCGGTAGCACCGTCTCCCATTTGATTTTAAACGCAGAATACAATGTTGTGGCCGCCTAAATACTATCGGGGCTTGTCCACCCGTCGCAAGTCTCAGCGTCGCCGGGAGATCACGAGACGTGCCAAGATGTCCTGGAAGGACCCGAAAGCGTACCGCCCCTTCAAGACAGATCGCGCAGCTACCCAGCGTCGCCCCTCCTCCTACACATCTCGGTTTCATTCTAAGTATCCAGGTGTGACCGGTATTCCCGCCATTGCCAAGGCTACCGGCGTATCGGCTGGCACCCTTCGCAAGGTGTACAATCGTGGAATGGCAGCGTGGAGAACAGGTCACCGCCCCGGTGCTTCCCAGGAGGCGTGGGGTATGGCACGAGTCTACTCCTTTGTGCTCCATGGTAAAACGTGGAGAACCGCCGATAAAGATTTAGCAGGGAAGTAATAATGCAGTTTGACTACCGTGGGACCATTGTGAATAAGAGTCAGCCTGTTGCGACCCTTCGCAAGCTGACCAAGATCATTACAATTGATTCGGTCGACCGTGATACAGGTCTCTTTACCAGGGTTAACGGAGGTGCAACTGTCTCGGATGCCGGCGACTACGTTGTCTACTTACCCCGCGTCTACGAGCGTGTCACAAAGATTTCGCTCATGTCGGCTACCGTCCAGGCACCTGTGGTGCTGTCTACATCGGCTACGAACCTTGGATTCCAGCCGACGGACACCTACATCCTCCTTGGTCTGGAGGAACTGAATCGCAAGGATGAGACAGCCCCGGGTGCTGACCGTTCCGGACACGTGGATTCGTGGTTTGCAAAGCTCCCTAATGATGTGGGAATCCCGCTCTCTGGATCCACTCTTGCGGGAACCGGTGGCACAGGTGGTGGCGCGTCGTCTGGAACTGCAACCACGTATACAACAGTGATCGCGCACGGACTGTTTGTAGGGCAGACAGTGTGTATCACGGGCACGACCAACGCTCTTCACAATGTGGCATTCGTTCAGATTGCCACCGTTCCGTCCACCACGACCTTCACCATTGCCAGCACGGTCGCCAACGGACAGGCATCGTCGGGTGGAACTGTCTTCATCCCTGGCGTACTGTACTACAACAACAATACCTACGACGAGCAGGTTGTTGAGTATTCTCCGCCTATCGGCCGCCTTCAGCGCCTTCACGTGACCCTGCGTCGCCACCTGCCGCTCGCCAGCATTGGAACCACAACCCCTCTGGGCGCTCCGATTGTGTTCGGAGCCGCACAGAACAGTTTCACGTTTGAGATTGAATATCTGGACAATGGATTTGATGATTACTCGTCTATGTCTACCCGTCTCAGCGAGCGTCCGAATGCCTGAGGTTTCATCTTGAGTGTAGATAATGAAGCGGTTTCGTGAAAGGATCATAGCAAATGCTCTGGCTCGGCGGGCTGCAAGTAGTGGTGGTGGAGTCGTGGCGTTCTCGCCAACAAGTATTACTGGATCTGCTTTGTGGTTGGATGGGGCAGATGCTTCGACTGTGACTGGAACTACAACAGTGACGCAATGGAGGGACAAGTCTGGAAATGGAAGAAACCTAGGAGTTGGATCCGGAACCACAAGTTATGCAATCGATGGAATCACGCTCAACAATTCGTATATGTTTGTGACAAGTGCTGTTGACTTAACGGCATTTACTTTCTTTATTATTGCCAAGTCAAACACAGCCACCAACAACCAAACAGTCTTCGGCGCAAGACCTAACACAAGTCCTGTTTTCGATAGCACAGATGGATTTGGATTCTACATGGACTACCAGACGGCTACTCGTTTCGCTGGACAATCCGCGCGACCGCAGGCTAATAATTCGCTCACAACAAGTAGTCCAAATATATTTGCGTATACATCGGCCCCAACTATTATCAGCTCATCGATCAACGGTACTCCAGGATCTGGGGCAAGCTCGCAGGATGCGCGCACGAACACTGCGCAAGGATTTGCGATTGGTGCGGAATGGAGCGGATCGTCATATGGTAATATCGTAACCACATCCACCATCTATGAAGTCATCGTATATAACACAGCTCTCACCACCCCCCAACGACAGCAAATTGAAGGCTATCTTGCTTGGAAGTGGGGTCTCCAAGCGTCCTTGCCTGGCGATCATCTGTATAAGACTGCAGCACCTTAGCGGCCACGCATAGACCGACCGAGGGTGACAAACGTATCAAACGTAAAGAGGAAAAACACACCCGTAGCAATGTACAGGAGCATATCCTGTGTTGTCGCCGGTGCATAGCCTGTGCGGTTCTGCTCGATGAGCCGAAGAATACGGTCAAGCTTCGAGTCGTCGCCTCCGCCGCCGTTCATGGCAAAGTGCTCGCGGACCTGCTGCCGAAAGGTAGGCAGCCGGGGATCCAAGGGGGCAGTGGGCAGGGGCTTCGGGGTCGCGTTAAAGGAGACGGTCTCAGGATCCGTATCCAGGGGGAGGGAGGACGTGACGGACTTGACAAGCTCCGCATGCTTGTCCTTCTTCTCGACCACAAAGGTCTCCTTCTCGGGCTGTTCCGCTGTCACTTTCGGTCGGGAACCAAATGGCGAGCCGAAGGCATCTTCAAGACTTGAGTAGTTCATACTCCACTTGTTCAAAGAAACACAGAAAAATATGGGAGAACTATAAATGCTGTCCACTCGCACTGAACTCTTTGTGGTCGGCGCACTGATTGCCTACCTTGCGTTTGGTCCTAAGCTCCAGGTTCTTCGCGAGCTTCTGTCGACATCGGTTGGCAAGGCGGCTGCGCTGGCGGGTATTGTCTACGTGCACCAGAAGGTTAGCTGCGCGGTAGCTTTGCTGCTCTTGGTTGCCTACCTGCGCTGCACTGGAGCGACCTGGGAGGGCTTCACGACCCCGACGACGACGGTAGCTCCGACAATGAGCTGCCCGGACGGTTATGCGCTTGATGCAGTGACCAAGAGTTGTGTGGCTTCCTCGAGCATGTCGGGCAGTGTCCCGGCTCCTCCGGAGTCCACGGTGGGAGCGAGCGTCACAACGCCGCCCCCTAACTCGGCGATCAGCACGGCTCCCATGACGACCCCGACGACGACATTGCCCGGAGTGGCACCCCCTACAACCATGGGTGGCCCCCAGCCGTCGGGAGGACCGTCATCGACTATGGCCCCTGCTTAGTAAAATATCATAAACAGATAATGAAGAAGATCTCTGTCTTAGACGCAATCAATACCAATAAGTTTTTCATTGGCGTGATGATGATCTTGCTTAATATCGGATCTCGCCATTTGGTCGATGAATTCAGCGGAGATGAAAAGGAGTACAATCGCAACATCCTGTTGAGGAGGATTGCGATCTTCGCCGTGTGTTTCATTGCCACTCGTGATGTGATTTACTCGACTCTCCTGACTGCGGGCTACGTCATTATTGCGTCGGGTGTGTCGCGTCGCAGCGCCGAGGGCATGGCCAACCCCGAAAAGGTAGATCCGGGCAACTCCAAGGCAGATTACCCAGCCTACGATAAGTCAGCGCCGCTGTTGTTCTAGGCGATGTTTAATAGATCCGCCTCTTGAGTATCCGTTGCCTTCGTCTTTGCCTTCGCCTTGATGACAGGCTTGGCAGGGACCGTCTTGAGGCGCTCAATCTCTTTCTTCATGTCAGCAGCCTCCTTCTGCATCTTCTCAAACGCGGAAACTGTAACGTTCGTATCAGGAACCAGAGGTTCATACTCAAAGTCGTGTACAATGTTCGCAATTGCCACGAAGGTTCCGATTGGAAATCTGTCAGGCTGAGGTCGGCCAGTATTAAAAGTGATCTTTTCAGTATTGGTCTCTTTGTCAAGATCCATTCGCACATATCCCAAATGAGGTCCCTTGTAGAAATGCGACTGTCCATCTGACCATTCCATCATAATCATATCCTGCTTGGCACGAAGAACCACTTTCAGTTTTCCACTAAGATCTGTCCCGGTCGCAATGAACATTACTCAATTACGGGCGAGTGCCTGAAAACTTGTTCTAGTAAAATGGAATTGAACGGTCCATGGTAATCAACAGCGTGTATCATGGATCTCCACTCTCTCTTTCTTCGTCCTCGCCCGGACGGACAAAGCCTCTTCGACCTCTTCTTAATCGAATGCCAGAAATGGTACAATGAACCCGCTCATACCTTCACAGAGATGCGAACTCGCGACAATAAGAAAGTTCGCGGTGATGTCTTTGAGGAGTTCTGCGTCAAGTATCTCAAGCATGTCCGCAAGCTGACAAATGTGTGGCTCCTCAAGGATGTACCCGAGGAGCTGCTGACAAAGCTATCTCTCAAACGCCCGGATGTCGGTATCGACATCGTGGCGGAACACGATGGTAAGTATTATGCGGTTCAGTGCAAATACAAGAAGCACGTGTCTCACAAGAAGAATGTGGTGACGTGGAAGCAGCTCTCCACCTTCTACGCATTGGTGCTGCGAACGGGACCCTGGGCACAGTATATCATAATGACAAACTGTGACTATTGTCGTCATATGGGAAAGAAGACCGCAAAAGATGTGTCGATTTGTTTGAGGACATTTCAGAACATTACGCAGGAGCAGTGGGTCCAGATGTGTGAACTAAAGGGAGAGGCCCTTGCACCGAAGACTGCCGTGCTCACACCCGACGAGCTTCGTGCGGCCCGCTTGGCGCGGTTTGCTTAGGGACCTTTGTGAAGGTATACGGGACCGAATAGACCTTGCTACATTCTAAACTAAATCCAGTACGATCGTATGTCGAAAAGGCATGAATCTGAGAAGCCCGAGACATGATAAAGTAATCTAGCAATGTATCCTTCGTCTGCTGATCCGTTTGCTTGGCGTTCTGACCAATGTGGCAGATTCCGGTTGTCTTTGAACGAATTGTAGGGTGTCCTGCAAATGCATTTTTAACCTGATCGCTGTTTGAGATCAAGATATACTGCATATCGCCGACAGCTGCATTCACCGCCGACACAATATCGTCAATCAGCGTCTGTCCAATCGGGATAGGAGGAAAGCACGTATCATCCGATAGGCGAACATGGAGAACTGAATACGGTCCCGAGATGCCCAGTTCGACAAGCGTGTTTGCAATATACGAGTCCATCTCGGGCGTGGGAATCATACGAGTGCGGATCAGGTCTCGTTCAGACTGCAAAATCTCCTCAAAGACATCGTCGCGACACACAAATCCATGTACCGTCGGACCACCTGACCGATTGACAAACTCGATGATCTCGCGAAGGAGGTGCTGATATCCTAGGTCTGCTTCGTCTTGTTTCACCATCAATGTGTTCATATGCATATTGGTCAGTTCCGAATAAAAGGGCGGTTTCTCCAATCCCGCGTTACAGACCAAATACTTTCCCATTGGATGGTTCCGAAAGTCCATATCATATTGAATATTTGCAGGGGTATACTTGTTTAGCAGCCGGATCATTTGCATCATAGTGAAGGACCCACGAACGAAATCGCCAAGCCCTGAAGCTTTGAAACCGACAAACTCAATTTGATAGACACCGATGATTTTCTTTAGCTTTTTGTTGCGAAGACCAGCCGCAATCGCTTGCATTTTATGATTTGCACAGTATGCGTTAAAGCTTAATCACCAAGTTTTCTAGCGACGAGTGCTGCGACGACCCTTACGGCTTCCCTTACGGCTTCCCTTACGGCCCTTGCGCGTCTTGCGCTTGCGGCCGCCATCAAAGCTTTTTCCGTGCGCCTTAGCCCAGGCAGCCAGGATCACAGCCTTGTTGGCATCGCTAGCAGCATCGTACTTCGCCTTGGTTGCCTCAGATGCCTCCTCCTTGAACGCCTTCAGGGGACCCTTGACCTTCCGCTCAAGGATCTCCCGAACCTTGGGCTGGAGACTGTCTGCCTCTTCAACCGTAAGGCTCATCATCTTCTCCTTGGAATAGATCTTTGACAGGTGGCGCCAGATGTCGCCCGCCTCCGGGACATCATCTCCGCGCTCAACGGGCACGTAGTCGCCCTTTGAATCCTTCTTCGGTTCGCCGGTCTCATCATCGTACTCAAGCGCATACCCGTAAAACTCACGATGTCCGATCGACGAGCCATCCTCCTCCATTTGCTCCTGCTCGGCGAGCACCTTGGCGGCGTTCGCGGCGGACATCGCCTCGGCTTGAGCTTCGGTGTACTGCCAAAGTTTAGTCATTTATCTTAAACGCAGGTTTTTTAACGGCGGCGACGCGTCTGGCGACGACGGGTGCGACGAGACTTGCGGCGACGGCCACCACGCTCGTGGCCAGTCTTTAAGCGTCGAATACGGTCAACAAGAGCCGAGAGAACTTCTGTCTTGAGTCCTTTCGTTTGATCTAATCCCTTGAACGCAGGAGTGGTCCGCCATGCCGCACCATGTTCGTTCTCTTTGGCCCGTTCTTGATTCAACACCTGCTGCGCATTATCAAGAGTCATTGTCTTAATGTCCTCCACAGTGTAGTCTGGCAGTGACTGCTTATACATTTATCTTATGCGCAGAATTTAGAGCTTGATGACGACACTGTTCTTGCCAGTGGATCCCGCATTCTTCTTGGGATTGGCTCCACGGAGAGCTGACGCAGGGACTGCTGCAGGAGGACCCTGACCCTGCGGCACAATGACCGACTGCTTGATGTTCTTCAGGAGCTCATCGATGTTCGGGGGCGAACGCATCTCCTGAGCCGGAGGAGGCGGGGGAGCAGGAGCCGGCGTAGGGGCGACCGTCCTGACCTTCGCGCCACCACCAATCTTGACCTGCTTATCGGCCGCGGGCTGCTTGGGAATCATGGCCGGAGGAGGACCCGGGGGCATGCCCGACTGCATGAAACTCATGAGACCAGCCAGCGGATTGGTAGCCTGGGGAGGCGGGGGAACATTGGCCGTTGTGCGCATCTGGGCAGTCTGGTTCTGCATGGCCGCAGCCGCCAGGGAACGCGCGATGTCCGGGTTCTGACGCATGATATCGTCAATGTTCGGGATCGGGGCCTTGCGGGTCATCTGGTTCGTCAGGTGGACCATGTAGACCATCATACACGCACGCATCGGGATCTTAACCAGCGGGTGCATCTTCAGGTTCTCACCATACTGATCGTACAGCTCCTCAAAATCATCCTCCAGATCCACGACGTTCATCTGGGCCGACTCGGAAAGCCCATCCAGCTGCAGACCAAACGCCTTGAGCAACGTCACGTGCTTGGAACCATATTCCAGTCCGCTCATGGCCGTCACGAACCACTCCGAGAACTGCTTGATGGTCGCGTCCATCGACTTCTCGCGCTTGATGAACTCCAGCTCCATCTTCATCTCCTCCAGGGGCGAATCCATAGTGAAGCGCTTCCGCATCGGGACACCCATCTTGGACAGGCGCTCAAACTTACGAAGCACCTCATACTTTTCCTTCATCATGGCTTCATCCGAGACCTTGCGGGGCGAGACAGACGGCGCGTAAGGCTCGGCATTAAAATTATTCATTCCACCCATGGAAATGGGACCGGTGTCCTCGGACGAGGGCACGAGCTTGGGCGCAGGAGGCGGCCCAGGCACCACATCATCAAACGTGATGGTGGGGAGGTCAACAGTTTCCAGATTAGCGATTCCTGCGGATTGTGGATTTACGAGGAGGTCTACGTCCATTCTTACTTCTTGACTTGGGCTTCCTTCTGTAAGTTAGAACGCGAAGAGGCCCTTAGGCTCCCTGTACGTCCGGCGACGGCGACGGCCACGCGCTGTCTTCCGCCGACGACCACCCTTGTATCCTTTCTGTTGCATAGCCACCTCAGACGCTTGCCGGGCCGCGGTTGCTTTCGCAGCAGCTTTCTCCGCTGCCTGGAGATTCAACTCTCTTAACTTCGCAGCTTGTCTGTCAATCTCCTCTCCGGCAGCAAGAAACCCTTCGCCTGGAGCTGCAGGAGCAGCCGGGGCCACAACAGCCGGAGCAGGCGCAGCACCGGGCGGACTTAGTTGTGGAGCAGCCGCAGGAGGTGTAGCTTCGTTTTCAATAGATTCTACTGAGCTCGATCGAGATGGAGTCGCAATTGTAAGAGGAGCCGCCGGGCGCGGGGCTGGAGTGAGTACTAGAGGCTGTTTTGGTGCCGTGAGATTCGGTTGCGGGGGCGCTGGGACAATCTCAGAAAGTCTGAGGCCTCTTTGCGTCCCTCTTCTCGAAGCCTCAGCACTTGGAGCTGGAGGAGGGGGTAGTGACAATGCCTTTGCTGCTGATATATCTTCAGGCGATGGAGCTACCGCGTCTTCAAAAATCCTCTTCTTCTTTCGCGTGCCCTTTCTCGAATCGGCAGCACTTGGAGCCGCAGCCGGAGGAGCGGGAGCTGGAGCGGGAGCTGGAGCCGGAACTGCGGCCGCAGCCGGGGCGGGAGCGGAATCCGGAGCGGGAGCGGGAGGAGCGGAATCCGGAGCGGGAGCGGGAGGAGCGGAATCCGGAGCATCTCGGCGCCGCCGAGGAGGAGGAGGAGGAGCTGGAGCCGGAGCCGGAGGAGCTGGAGCCGGAGGAGCGGGAGGAGCGGGAGGAGCGGGAGGAGCGGGAGGAGCCGGAGGAGCGGGATCCGGTCTACGATTAAACGTTATCGTGGGCCCACCGGGTACAGGGGCTACGTCTTCTTCTTCCACTACCGGCTTACGCCTAGCTGCATCACGTCTTGCTTGGTCGCTCTCGGCAAGAGCCTTGGCTTGTGCTGCTGCAACAGCTGGGTCCATAGCCGGAAACTGTGCGCCGGGGGCTCTCTCTGCAGCTCTCTTCAATCGCCGTTCCGCTCTCAATGCATCTCTTGATTCTACCTCATTCGCAATTGAATCGAGCTGAGCCTCACGATCAATCGCAGGAACAGGCGCAAACGGATTGCCCTGTGGCAGCGGGTTAACGCTAGGTACATCAAACGGGTTTTCAGATGCAGGTGTAGCAACGGGTGCTGCAGCCTGAGGAACATAGATCGGGTTTCCTCGTTCAAACGGGTTTGGTTCGGGCTGCAAGGCTGCGTCGAGCTGAGCCATACGATCAACCCCGGGCGCAGCAGCCCCAGGGAACTCCCACTGTGTTACACCTGTACTCGCGTTATGATAGTACGGTGTTCCGCTGTCATCGTATTCTACCCAGCCTGGAAAAGGACTTACAGGTACAGCGACCGTTGGTCCCAGGACGGCACCTGTTGGACCCACAACCGGAGCTGTTGGCCCGACAACCGGAGCTGTTGGACCCACAACCGGACCCGTTGGACCCACAACCGGACCCGTTGGACCCGAGAGAGTCGGAACGATAGATGACAGGGCGGAGGTCAGAGCAGTGAGCGGGGAGCCATTGCGTTTGATTTCTTCAAGCTTGAGTTCGGCGACTGCGTAAGCAAGTCCCAAGATGGCAGCCGTACTTCCGAGCGCAATCTCAGCCATTGTATCTCAGCTATATTTAACTCTTCGTATGTTCTAATACCCAAAGACCCTGTAAGAATGAATCTGCAAGATCGTCCTTCTTCGGGTGCTTGGCGAAGTGCTCCTGGTTCGCCGCAGGAACAAGCGCGTATGCGTGAGTTATGCCTGTCTTTTTGCGACCTTTATACGATGCAGTTGAATCTTCCACGGTCACTATGTTGGACAGCTTGTGAGTCGCTGACACACCCGAACACTGGAACCCCCGACAGCAAAAATACATCTGGATCATCGCCTGGACTCCAAACATCCGGCGGTCCATCTGGTTCTCGAGCGCAACCACTGTTGCTCCCTTCCAAGAAGCCATCCGAGCATCCAGGCTCTTGATGATTGCGGGTGCCAAATCCAGCACAGATCCCTGGACTGCTGATGGCACGCACTTCTTCCAGGTATTCTGCTTGCGATGGTTGTAGAGGAGACTCACCAGATCAGCCTTCTTGGTTGCGTCGGTCGTCAGGCCCTCCGCAGCTATCTGAGCGTGAAGTTCGTTGGGGGTCAGCTTATTGATCTCAGCCTTTGTGACCTTCGCCTTCTTCTTGGGTGTATGCTTGGCACAACTAAAAAGACCGTTGCTTGCGTGCTCGTATCGAGCTGACGCAGTACATTTGTGACACCTAGGAGCACCGACACCTGCCTGTTCTCCTAGTACGTCAATGATGTTCCAATCCACGATCGTCACATCTGTGCGACTTGTGCCGTCCAAGACACAATATGCTAAGTTCCGTAATCCAATATCAAAGGAAATGACTTTCATTGTATGTTTACTCTAATTCACTGTAAATGTCGCCCTGCGAACGCCGATAGAAGATTCCTCTTGCGGATCCAGTTGCCTCGTGCAAGAGAGCTGTCTCGTTCGTGTAGACCATGGCTCGGAGCCAGGTCTTCTTTGCCAGCTTGTTCTGAAGCAGCGGATACTCAATCAGCTTGTTAATCAACTTTGCAATGGATTCCTGCAACTGCTTCCGCTGAGCGATTCGAGGAACCTTCTTCAGCTGGTCAGGTCGCGACAACTCCTCGAGCTTCTCCTCGATAACATTTCGAACGGCGGAGGAATACTGGCAAATCACCATATTGTGTCCAGATGTAACCGTATCCAGAACATCAATGATTGCAGCTACCTCGGATGTCAGGGAAACTCGGTTTCTAGACCTGGCGCGTAGAAACTGAATGTGCTGGAATGCCTTGAGTTTGGCGTGAACCTTGGATGCGCTCATGGATAGCTGATGTGCTGCAATGGCTAGCTTGGGGATTTTCTTGGGTGGAGTTCGGTCTCCGGGTGGTGTCAGCATGTTGATGTGAATCCGATCCTCCCATCCAAGGAACGGAATCAGGTGATGACGAAGAACGTCAACGGGCAGAAGATCGAAGTAGGTGGGCTTTCCCACGGGCTTGTGGTGGATGAAGCGAGAGAGAGACATTTTGGCAGGCGGTAACTCCGTCTTATTTGGACCAAACAGATCCGTTTTACGTCGCCACACGGGCTCCTCGGTCCGCCGCCTACGCCGTCGCCTTCAGCAGGGAGATCAGGACGTTCTTGGAATCCGCCTTGCCGTACGGGATACCGCGAGTCGTCAGCAGCTCCTGAAGCTCCTTCTTGGACTTGTCCTGGAGACCATCTGTATCCAGAGGTGCCGGGGGACCCGACACAATCTCCGGCTCCTTCTCCACCGACAGGCGGTCATCCTCCTCCTCTTCATCGGAGGTAGGGATCTCGGCACGCTGAAGGGTCTCTGTAGACTCCGGAACAGTTGCCAGTTCCACCTTCGGTCTGGCCACTGTCGCCATCAGCGTCTGGTTGAGATCGCTGATAACCAGGGCAATCGCATTCATGTTCTGGAACAGGCGCGTCTGCTGCCAGTAGATCCAGCCCACCATACCCGCAAGAACGAGGACCATGGACGCAAGAAGCGCGATTGAGGCGTGAAGGAACTCCATTTATACCGAGGGCGGGGAAAGGTTGTGGCTCCTTAAACGAAGTCATCTTCCAAATATCCCGACATCCGACGGGGTCTAATCAACGGACACACCCAGGCACCAATAACTGAACCGATCGCGCATGTCGCTACAAGTCCGACTACCACAATTGCGATGAGGTTGTCCTCATCCATTACCTTTCTTTCCTTGTTAAAGGTAAATGGGTCGCAAGAGCTTCATGAAGGCGATCCGCAAGATGTTCGGCGGTGCCGACGGCCAGTTTGGAGTGGGAGACGCACTTCAAACCGCTGCGATCGTGGGTGCAACCACAGCGTATAATCGGGCTAATCCTGAGTCGGGTGTCATGGATACGCTTGCAACTGTTGTCAAGTATGCTGCGTATTTCTTTGGTGGCCTCCTGGTATTCTTCATTATCTTCATTATCATCGCGGTCATGTTTGCGAGCAATAAGAAAGATACACCCCCGCCTGAAGACGCAACAGACTCAGCGTCAGGGAAATAACCTTGCGTTCTCAATAAATGGCCAAGAAAGGAGGTGCGTTTATTGAGACAATGGTTGCTTCCGGTATCGGTGCCTACGCTGCGAAGACATCTTCGTCAATGAAGGGACTGTTGTGGACTCTTTCCAAGTACGTTCTGGTCGTCGTGGTAATTTCGTTTATTCTGTTCTTTGTTCTTAAGATGATGTCCACGGAGAACTTTGTTCCATTGTCGCCATCGTCGACGGGTGATAAGGAGGTGAAGACACCTGCAGGGAATACGATTGTCTATTGATAACAGTTCTTGTAAGGGCGGCAGCTGGCCTTCTGCGTAAAACCCATGCGCTTGCACGGGGTCTTCTTACAGTACGCCTTGGACATCAAACGCTTCTTCTTGAATCTCCGCGTCTTGCCCATTTATATCTGAAGTACTAATAAATGAAGATGCCCAAGGTTCCTATGTGGGGTTGGATCGTACTTGTCCTTGCCGTTGTGTATTACGTCTTTGTCCGCGAGGGCATGGCGATGCCCAAGAAGCCTGAGCCGACACAGGTAGCCTCGGATGCTAAGGTGAAGACGGCTTAGAAGTCCTCATCCAGACGAAGAGGCGCATTCGATGACACACGGGAATAATCCGACACCTTCTTCTCAAAGAAGTTGGTCTTGCCCTCCAGTGAGATCAAATCCATGAAATCAAACGGATTATGCGCACCAAAGATCTTCGGCGTGCCCAACTGGACCGCCAACCGATCCGCCACAAACTCAATGTACTGCGACATCATCTTGGAGTTCATGCCAATCAGAGAACACGGGAGTGCATCGCAGATGAACTCCTTCTCCAGCTCCACAGCCTGCTTGATGATCTGGTGAATGGTGTCCACCGACACCTTGTTCTCAAGCGTGTGGAACAGAGACACAGCGAACTGCGTGTGAAGACCCTCGTCGCGAGAAATCAGCTCATTGGAAAATGTCAAGCCAGGGAGAAGTCCGCGCTTCTTGAGCCAAAAGATGGAACAAAAAGCACCCGAAAAGAAGATACCCTCCACGCAAGCAAATCCCACCAGACGGGTCGCAAACGACTTATCCGATCCCATCCACTTCAGAGCCCATTCTGCCTTCCTTTCAATGCAGGGGACTGTATTGATGGCATTGAACAGCTTGGCCTTCTCCTCCTCGTCCTTGATGTAGGTGTCGATCAAGAGAGAGTACGTCTCCGAGTGAATACCCTCCATCGCGTTCTGGAAAGAGTAAAAGAGCTTCACCACCTGCGAGCTCACTTCGCCCTGGAAACGGGTCACCAGGTTCTCCATAACGATGCCGTCGGATCCAGCAAAAAATGCCAATACGCGGCCAATGAAATGCTTCTCATTATCGGTCAGCTTGTTCCAGTCAGACATATCTTTAGAAAAGTCAATCTCCTCCGGTGTCCAAAATACAGCGACGCTCTGCTTGTACATCTTGTAGAGGTGCTGCTCTGACGACTTGATAGGGAAGAGGGTGAAGGACATCTATGTATATAGCGGAGAATACACTTAAACCTTTGTCTCTCTTTACTACAATGAGTAGTACGTCCAACGTCCAAAATTTGCTGTCAAATGTGTTTCGCCCAACATTTGTCTACAATACCATCTCGAACTACTATCAGACCAAGCTCGAGCTCGTTAATATCGACACTGTCTCCGCAAATACGATCACAGCCTTCGCTTTGAATGTGAAGGATCTGAGCAATAATGCATATATTGGAACCGGAACCGGAAACCCGAACTCTGCCCTAGATTCAAGCTCGAATGCAGGAAATACGTTTGTAGGGACAAATGCCGGTGCGTCCTCTCAAAATGTTTCGAACGGTGTCTTGGTCGGCTATCTTGCAGGAAGTGCAGCAGCGGGAAATGGTAGTATCTCCATCGGAGCCAACACTCTCAACGGTGGAAACTCAAACATCTATATTGGCTATGGCACGGGTATCTCCGCAGGCAATAACAATATCTTTATTGGACCTGCGATTACACCTGCATCCAATACCAGCAATACTCTCATGATCGGAAACGGAGCTACACCCACAATCATTGGTGATCTTGCGGGTCGTCGGATTGGTATCGGTCTGTCAAGTCTTCCAGCTACACTGCCCGTATCTCTCGACTTGGATGTGAATAGATATGCACGCATCGGCACGAGTCAGCAGGGTGGTCTAGGAATCAACACAATGCCGGGTTCCTTCGGATTGGATGTCAACGGTACTATGCGGGTGTCGGACGGATTCGGGACCTTGCGCTTTAGCAACGATGCTTCAGGTATATCGAGAACAAGCATATCAGGCATCGTCAATCCAGGATCATCGCCTGCTGCGGTTGGTATAGCAACCCTCCAGGTTGCCGATGGATTCTTTTCGGCGAGCGGAGTGGCAGGCCCAATTCCACTTAAAAGAGGTTTATTCATGATATCTGCATTCAACCTTACAAACTACTACGCTTACATAGGTATCGCTTTGAGTACTTCCAGTCAGGCGGCTGTCCGCGAAGTGAGCAACGCAACAATTCTCACAGTGGTCCCATCCAGCATATCAGCTACCACCGGCACGAGTTGGACCATTACGTACTTCCCGTCGCCTTAAACTTATCCACAATCTTGCGGATGGACACCGAAGACACTCCTGACGCAGCCGATACGCGAGGGATCTGACCACCCAACACCGAGCAGACCACTCCCGCCACAATGGTCTTGGGCGTGTGCTCCATCTCCGGAAGACCTTGAAGCATCAGCACAATCGCATCACGGTCCGTGTCGGACAAGTCCATGTCCGCACAGATACGCTCGGCAATCCCCAGCTGGGTGCTCAGTACGTTGGATCCGCCATCTGTGAACCGCATCAGCGCCTTACACAGCGAGCGGATGCTTACGTGAAACAGCGCGGCTACTTCTTCATGCGTACGGGTCGCGTCATGCTGCCGACACGACGTGAAGATTGCTGCAGCCATCAGGGCACGACGGGTTTCTCCGCGGGTCTTTTGGGCATCCTCTACCTTCTTGAACAAGGCACATCCGTCCATGACAATCGCCTTCGGCAGTCCGGCACGAATACAGGACTGCTGAATGGCATCAAAGATACCCATCCAGGATCTCTCTCCGTGGCTCGAGAACGACCACGCAGACAGCTTCGCAATGGACTTTCCTTCCTCGGATTGTTGTCCACCCCTCCGACGCATCATCATCGATCCGTAGGAGGAATCAGGAAGGAGTTCGCTCGTGATCGTCCCCGTTCGGGACGGGTCGTCTTCAGTATTGCCGTAGACTCGCCATTCGGCTCCCTCATCAATAGCAGAGCCCAGAATCGTTCCGCAGAGAGTGCACACGCGTTCACCATCATTGACCACCACGTCATGTTCACACATATGTCTTCCTCTTCTTCTGGGTACGACTGCGTCCATTTTTCCTGCGAGTGCGACGACGACCTCCTTCGGGTTTTGGCGGGGTAGGTGGTTCTGGGACCTCCTCAAGTGGCTTTGGGTTAAACGAACTTCTGTTCTTGTTCTTGTTATCAATCTTTTTCTTTAACACCTCCCATTCCTTGTACTCTTTCTCATATTTGGCCATCTTATCTTGGAATTCTTTTTCCTTGGCAGCGGCTTTGGCTCGTCTCGCTTCTTCCTCGGCAGCGGCTTTGGCTCGTCTCTCTTCTTCTTGCTCCGCAGCTATTTCTGCTTCCATCACTCCCTCGCCAGCAACTTCGTGAACACCTTGGCGAGCTTCCGGAACAAATACATCGCCTACTTCGACATCCTTATTTAACACAATTTTAGCTGCATTTCTCCGTGTTGGCAATAAAACAAGACGATATTTGTTCAATTTATCTTCACGGATTGGACTGATCTTTGCTAACAGTTCTTCAAACATGACAACCGTATTAAAGTGAGAGTAGTCCAGTCCTCCCCACTCAGATTGGTCCTTTTTCTGGGCGGCCTTGTACAGTGGATCCAATTTACGATCTGCAATGCACTTTTCAAACTGGGAAATAATAAGACTTCTCTGTTTTCCAGCAAACCGTGGATTTACCTTATCTACAAACGCAGTGAAATCTGCTTCACATGAATCGACTTTATGGTATAACTCAGCCATTACATCTTCCCAAGACTTTATCGCATACTGCCAAGGGTTGAGGGATCGTAGACCTGAGGACGGTAGTTGGTCAGAAGGGGTGGACGGTGTTGAGAGAGCTTGCCACCGGCGGTCTTGAGCCAGGAGATCAGCAAGTACTTCTCATCAATGACCCAGACCATATACCCGCCTTGCGACAGGATGTTCATAATGTACTCGCGAGCCTCGGTCATTTGGAACAAAGGGTATCCAAACACATACGCAGGGATTTCAAAGACGATATAAGGTGCGTTAGGGGAATGGACGGCTTGTTTGCGGATTTGGCCGTACAGCTGGCTCAACACGGGTCTCATGGCGCGCATGCGTTTCTCGCGGCGTTCTTCGGCCTCGTCCCAGACATCACGAGCTTTCAGCATACTTACATAGATACCCCTAATAATGTTTCCCGCAATTGCACTCGGCGGCGGAGGTGTCCGGGGCGGCATCATGATCGGTGGATTAGCAGCATTGGAAAGGCATCAACCGCTAGTGTTTCCCAAGGGAATCTACGGGTGTTCAGCGGGTTCCATCTTAGCAACGGCTCTTGCATACAAGATCCCGGTTCCTGCCATCAAGCTCATGTTCTCGACGGACTTTAACTTGTCTACCATTATTCCCTCCATCAATTTGGCAACCATCACGTCATTTTCCAAGGAGAAGGCATTGTTTCCAATGGACTCTTTTACACAGACTCTTCTCAAGGCATTTGACAATCAAGGAATTGATTTGCGAAATGCTGTGATTGGTGATGCGCCGCAGAAGCTCTACATTGTCGCAGCAAACTTGACGACTCGGCGAACGTCGTTGCTGTCAGGAAATGTTCCGCTGTTGGATGCGCTTCGAGCATCGTGTTGTATTCCGTTCGTGTTTCACCCGCAGGTGATCTACAATAGCGTCTACGTGGACGGTGGATTCTTTGTCCATAATCTTCGGACGATTGTTCCCGAAGACTGTTTGGTGTTTCACATCAGCCGCTCAGACCTTAAGATTACCCCCGAGCGTCTCAAGGCAATGAGTCTATCCACATATTCTGCAACTCTGTATGAGTCCTTCCGATCCGAGTCGGTTGTAGGGAACGTGATTTGGTTCAAGAATGATACGGTTATGCTTATGCAGGAGCTCACGGATGCGGACAAGAAACAACTGTATGATCAGGGATTTGCTCAGGCCTCACGATTCCTTGCCAAACGTCTGCCGGAGGTACTCAGTTAAGCCCTCTGCGGTGACCCGTCCAGTATACGTGTAGAGAGCCTTTGGTGTCTCTAGCTTGACGGTCGGGTACGCGTCAATTTCATACAAGTCCGCTGTTGTCCGATCGTTCTCGGCATTCACGCGAATGAAGGAGACGGTTGTGCTTCCAAACTGCTTCGGTCCAGACTCCAGCTTGTCCCATTCGGGCATAGCCTTCATACAGTGTCCGCACCAGTCTGTGTGGAAAATGTACAGGTTGGCCTTATCCTTCGCGACAGCGCGTTTGGGGCTCATGACGGGCTTCCACATTCTCCATACAAGATAGGCAAGGACTGTAAGTGCCAGCGCAATAAGGAACGTGCTCATTACTTGAGAACACGAGAAATTCTGCGCTGCAGCTCAAACCAACGGCGATAGGCTTCCTCGGTGGTCAGGTTATCTTTGATTTGCATCCATGCTACATCCGTGGTCATACGTTCAGGTTCAAATGGACGTGGATGGATTGTAATCCAACGGCCATTATAACGGACAAGAAAAATGGAACTACGCTCCATCAATTAAGATCTTTTGGCAGGTAAGTGGTAAATGGAAATCGTCGCAAGGTCTCTCGCAGCGGTAGGTATCAATTATGCGGTTCATTTCGCGTCCGCGCGGTTCTATGACGCGTTCTGCGTCCCCCATACGTTTGCGGAGATCGCGCAAACACTCGTGACGACCGCGTCCCCCGTGTGTTCGACCGCGATTAATGTTGTTCAAATGACCCAATCTAACTACGCTTCAATCATAACCGTTTCCCTCGCAGGTTCTATTGTGAATGCCTTACGAGTTTGTCCGAGTGGTTAAGGAGACAGTCTTAAGATCTGTTGGCGAAAGCCGCGAGGGTTCGATCCCCTCAGCTCGTATATTTATTTTTTGTTGTGCGTCGCCGTCTCCGGCGAGTACGTCTACCTGCAGCGGCAACAGGAGTCGTATACCACGTTTCATACAATCCTGAGTTTCCGTGATCATCAAACATTCGAAACGTCTCAATCGCCTTTTTCCGTCGCGATACTTGATCCTCTGGAACCGGTAGTGGTAGAAAGCCAGGCGTTTTCTTTTCAGCATCTTGATAGAACGTTCCACCTCCAAGCACGATGACCTCTTCTTCGTTAGCAAGATGGTACTTGAATCGCTCAACCCGATCTGTGGGCAATGGATTTTGGCGCACCGCAATAAGAGCATCTAATTTTCTTGCAAAGGCGCGCTCGAAGGATACCTTGGAAAGATCAATCGCTAGCGCACCGTCCAAATGAATCGTGAACAAACAACATTCAACCAACGGCTCTGCCTTAGAAAAACTGCTCTGTCCGACGGAATCTGTAAAGTTGATGGCTGCTCGGCGAGCAAGTGATGTAGACATAAAGTTCTTTCGTCCTTTTGTGAATTCAATTGTCTTCTTAAATCCGGTGTGACCGCGATACACGGTAACACCCGAAAATCTTTGGTTTGCTCGCTTGATGATGTCGGGTATCCGGTCCATGCACTCACGAGGGCACCGGGTATCCGAATATTCAGCTAACACGTAGGCAAACAAATCAGCTTCATCTTGCTCGGGTAACTCCATTATTTAGACGCGGGGAAATCCTACCAGGTTGGCACCGATTCCGAATCCAGCACCCGTGCGAGCCGAGGCACCCACGCTCGGGGCGTAGATGTCCAGGATGGCGAACGTGGCCGTGGCGACCAGGGCAATCATGCCAACCTCGGCGACCTTGAGTGTCTTGCCGGGGAGGACGAACGCGGCAATGGCTACCGCGAGACCCTCCAGGAGATACTTTACGAGGCGAGTCACGATATCAGCAAAATCAACACCGGCGGAGGGGGTGGGCTTCGGCTTAGAATCCATTTGTTTGGTTCTATGGTCCGAAGATTTTTTTACACTACGCTGGCTCCTGAATACACCTTATACGACACAAACGATACGCCCACGACCCACACCGCCCACCACGGGACATACAGGGATATGTACTGCAGGATCACGAAGAAGACTGCAGCATGGATAGCCGCGGCAACCATTCCGGATCCGATGGTCAACACAACGCCCGGCGAGAGAAGAAAGAAGAGGTAGGCTGTTGTGAAGATGTCGTACATTTGTGTTCTTGCGGAGAAAGGACTTTCAAAGGAACCCAGGGAAAGAGTAAATGCCCCGCACCGAGCTCCCTAAGCGCGATGAGTCTGGCCCGATCGACTACCTTGACGAGGATCCCGAGGTGCCTACGCAGAAGTACTGCATTGTGTCCTTCATCAGTCCGGAGAAGGTGATCAAGAACAAGGAGGAGTTCTACTTCGAGAAGTTTGTGGAGTGGATGGATTACGAGTGGAAGATCAAGGGCCTGGAGAACTTCATGGCATTTCTGTCGAAGAAGTACTCTGTCAAGATTGACGACCTCCTGAAGGATGCGCAGGACTTTGTGGCAGTGCGCAAGGACGAGGTGAAGAAGACGGACATCCGCGAGCAGTACCAGATCTTCCTCCTCAAGAACGAGAAGGATCTCCAGGAGATGTACGATAACAGCGTGGATTTCCGTACGAACATCCGCGGTGTCAAGGTTCGTCGTGCGTTCCCCACGGTGGAGGAGGCCCAGGTGTTCTCCAAGGTGCTTCAGCGTCGCTACCCCAAGGACAACCTCTACATCGGCAAGGTCGGTGCGTGGCTGCCGTGGGATCCCTCGGAGCACCTGATGCCGGAGGTGGAGTATGCCGAGAAGGAGCTGAACGAGCTGATGCGCAAGTACAAGGAGAACGAGGCCAACAAGGAGATGTTCTTCGCCGAGCAGCGCGAGGAGTCCATCAAGGCTCAGAAGGAGGAGAATGAGAAGCGTCGCAAGGCCAACGCGGAGGAGAAGGCCCTGGAGGATGCGTCAAAGCCCGTGCACCCTACTGAGGGTGTACATCGGGAGTAAAATATACAGTTAATCTAATAGCAAGTATGTTCGGTCTCCCACCCCGAGTTCCGGCGGGCGGTATCTTCGGTGGCCCAGCTCCGGCTCCCGCTATCGTTGCTGTCCCACCTCCGGCTCCCGGTATAGTCGGTGGCCCAGCTCCGCCGGCGGGTATGCTCGGTGCCCCTGCCGAGTCCGTTCTGTTTCAAGTTCAATACGATGCGGAAACATTCAGGCGTAAAGTTGCGAGTGGTGTATTCGGACAGCCTCCCTTACAACCTACAAATTGCGGCGCGGCTACTGCATGGTTGCTAGGACTTGTAAGCGACAGGGAAGCCGCATATATGACGCGGAAGCATAGAGGATATAGTACACCCTTTTGGAATGCGGCGCTCGATGTTAGATGTCCAAACTATAGTCATCGACTTCAGGTACTTCCAATCACGCGTGAATATGTTAAGTCAATTGGTGATGGGCTAAGACCGGGATCGGCAACACTTGTAGTCTCGTGGCCGCGCCAATCAAGACTAGGACACTGGTATGTACTTGGAAAAAGATTGGAGGACAATGCATTCATTCTTTTTGATGCTCAGATGGGATATACCGATATAGGCGTTGATGCCATTCTTACTCGAATCGATTCATTTCACCCGGGACTGCCTCGAGGAGCACTGGATATAGTTATATTTACGAGCGTTCAAAAACTCGGAGGACAACGGCCCGTTGTAGGTCTGCGCGAGGTACCCGTATTAGATAATCCTATACTTCAAATACCTGAAGACAGACTTCCAATGTGGGGGCAAATACCCCTGATCACACTGGGGGATAGCCCAGAGGGTTATCTCCTTCCTCCTCCTCCTCGGCAGGGTTATGTTGCACCGCAGCTTCGTTTTGGTATCCGAAGCGATCCCGTACCAGGAGGACAGTGGGAGGCAGGAGCCCCTATTCCTGTTGGTCAAATAGAAGCCGAACTAGCAGCTGCGGCTGCGGCTCCTCCGGCTGCGGCTCCTCCGGCTGCGGCTCCTCCGGCTGCGGCTCCGGCTCCAGTCCAGGTTACACGATTGACAGATGATCTTACAACGATTGTACCTGGAACTATTATACAAGTTCACTCGATATTTCCTAATGTAGTCACGCGCGAAGCATTTTACTGGCAACGTGCTTCTACGCAAGAGCCGCAAAGTGGATATATAGTAAAGAACAATGATCGTACTATCTACAAAATAAAAATTCTGACCTTGGACAATGCCCGGCAGTTAATCGAAAGACGAAATGAACAATTTGTAGCACTTCGGTTTGTTATGAACAATGGTACTGGGGCGATAGCGACCGCATATGCAACGTTTGAAGCCACGCGTGATGGTGGTGGGCGTGGGACGCGTCGTCAGTTGTTAAAAGGCGGACGTGTAATCGGAGGCGGTGCGGATACTTGTGTTGTTGAGCCTTATATACCTTGCGATGGATTTGCCCCCATTCCACGTATTACATATGTTAGTCGCCTTGTTGCACCCGATAGTGTCGACCATCTAACAGAAGCCGCAATTACACAATCGTTTCCTATTCTTGTCCGACTGCGACTTCTTGCAGTGTATTCGTTTGCGTGTCACTTGAACCGCGGCGATGCACCTGCGCGGACATGGGATGGGAAGGATGATTATGGTAGCAGAGGAGTAGCAGCAGCGTGGCAGCGCGAGCAAACTGGTCAGAATCCGGTACATTGGAATCTGATTACTCCAAAATATCTTGGAACAATGTATGATCTTAATACATTTCAAATCGCAGGATATCAAGACAGTGAAGCGACTAGACGGCGGCAGCTCGAAGCATTGACAACTGCACTCGTCCCCGCATGCGAACTTGTTAGCGATGCTACAAATACGTGGATTATCCATACTGACTTGCACATGAACAACGTAGGAGTCAATTTTGTTGGCAATACAATGGTAGCATGTCTTGCTGATTTTGGGCGTGTTCTTCGCATTGAAAATATTAAAAGTGTTCAGTCTATTCTTCAAGGCATTGATGCGTGGGCACAAATTGCATACGGACCAGCTCCATTTGGACAACGACGGTCTGCTGTGGATGTGTTAAATCAGTTTGCAGATCCGAACGGATCGGGTAGATACCCACAGCACCCCGCCAACGTTATGGCACCCATTCGGGACATGTATGTTGGATTAACAGGACCGCGGGCGGGAGAGGCGGGTCCCGGAAGCCAGATATTCAGGAGGGGAATAAATGCCTTACGCGGATGGATGGTCCATTCGATAACAAATAATCCAGCTGTAATAGAATTTGACACAAGCGAGGCGCTTATAAAGTATCTCGACGACGGGCGATATCTTGGATTTGGAAGAGCTATTCATAGGACACGAGCGGAAGCTCTTGGCGATCTGTCGCACGTTATTAGACCTTCTCCTCGGGCAGATAACGCACCCGGCGCGATACGCGATGGTCGCCTCCATGTTGCAGGAACACCTGGTGGCGACGGGATGGCTGTTGATGGAGCTAATGAAGACGACCATGCCAGACATGCTATTCAAGATTTTCCCCTGTTAGCGGCATTTGCAGATCGTATCGCGCAAAGACCGGGTAGAGTGGATATTGATAACGCGTTGAGGATGGTTCCTCGTGCTGCACTAGCCGCGCAGGCGCAACAGGGCCAAGTCCAAAGAGTAGCGGCTGCCCCTGCAGCTGCGCAACAGCGCCAAGTCCAAAGAGTAGCGGCTGCCCCTGCGGCTGTCAATTATGCGGAACTTCGAGACATAATTAGAACTAAACTCAACGAGGGGCTTGATGAAAACGGCGACGAGGAGTTTATCAGAGTGTCTTCAATTCAAGAAGCAGCAAGAGGACTGGATGATGCTCGCCTACTTGCTATTGTAGATGAGGTACGCCGCAACCAAGCACGGGAGGTTGCGGCTATTCCAAGGTACCAGGATGGTGTAGGACAGCCGGGTATAATCGGAGATCTGCCCGCCGTACAAGCTGCTGTACTCGGGTACCCGGGTGGTGTACCACAGCCACCGGTCGCGGCAATGCAAGGTCTTCCTCCTCGAGCCCCGGCAATGCAAGGTCGTCCTCCACTGGCACCGCGGCGGCAGGGACAGCCGGGTATAATCGGAGATCTGCCCGCCGTACAAGCTGCTGTACGCGGGTACCCGGGTGGTGTACCACTGGCACCGCAGCCACCGGCCCAAGGAATTCTTGCAAATAGAGTTCACTATCCTGAAGGCATTGGAGCTTTTAATGGAGTTGCTCCTCCAGGCCCACCGCAACCAGCACCATTCGGACAAGTTGACGAGTATGGGTACGGACCGAACCCATTTTTTGGACGGCGCGGTGGTTCTACTCGCCGCCCGTCTTCTTTACCCACACGGAGGGCGGGGCGTTCTTCTTCCTCAAGGAGGAAGCGTTATACTCGTCGGCAGCGAGCATTGCGGACTGGAAAGGCCGGTTATCATTCCACAAAGACTGGTCGCACAGTCTGAAAGGAGGATGCTCGGAGGCCTTGTACCAGAACACCTGATCCTCCAGCTTGTTGGAGGCAACGTTATTGCAGATAACTAAGCCCTCGTAGTTCTCTGTGCACTGGTCCATGAAATCACAAAACATCTCAAAAGTAGGAAACATACCTGCGTAATTCTCGTAAATTCTACGACGATTACCTAGGATATTCTCGCGGAGGATGAAAACAAAATCCACGTTGGTGCGAAGGTTGGGCGTGATACCTAACGGGTACTGCATGGTGATAATGGTCATCATATCAAGATGCCGGCCGTTCATGAACACGAAACGAGTGGACTCTTCATTGATCCATTCCTTGGCTGCATACAAGCAGTCGTCCAGAATCAGAAATGCACGAGGATCGACTGGAGACCCACTCGACTTGCTCTTCAGAAACCGCTGTTTGGCTGCGAACTGGCGCTTAATGAATGCCTGGACTTTGGATGGCTCGTACTTGTCATGGATGAGTTTGGAAGGAACGAAGGCTTGAAAGTACTCGTTCACGACCTCTGTAGGCGAGATCACCATGCCAGCCGGAAAGCAGTCCTGGACGTTAAACAACAGATCACGTGCCAAGAAGGACTTGCCGGTGTCCTTCTTACCAATGATCACGATCATAGGACTTTTGCGGGAGTCCATTCCACATCTGTCCTTGATCATGTCCATATTAAACTTTCTCAGTTGAAAGTTCATCTTGTTCTCCTTGTCGTTTATTTTTCTGCTTTCATCACCGAGACACTTCATAATGGGAAAGGATTTGAGGACCAACGCTGTCCAAATGAAGATTCATCGTCTGCCCAAGCTGGATGGAGCCCCCTGGTCTATGAAGAACCTCCAACCCTTCTTCCCGTGCCTGGAGAAGCTCTTCAAGACAGAGAATGTTGCGGGACTCCATGACTATGGTGTCAAACTGGACAGCCAACTTGAATCCATCGTAGATGGAACGCATGCCAAGGTGAGAGGGCAGACCGTACCTGTCCATCGCAAGACCACCATGATCCTGTCGCCCTTCAAGACCATGCGCGGAGATTACGGTTCATTCGGTGTTCCCAAGCGCACGGATGTCGCCGATGATATGCATGAGAAGATGCAGAGCCCTCACACAGCGGCTTACGTGGGTGCCATGACCTCGATTGCCTTGTCGGAGTCGGATTGCGATCACTTCCCCACAGTCTACGGTGTCTACGTCGGTCTTGCGGGATCTCACACGATTGACATCTCGGATGACTATGAGGAGCTGACGGAGAAGGGATGGTTTGCGGATCGGATTGGCAAGACCTTTGAGCTCAAGCTTCGTACGGCGGGGCATGATGCTGAATTCACTCATACGCGCAGTGCCCGTATCGCGGTAGATACAGCGGAGGAGGTTGTCCTGGACGGAATTGAAGATGTGGATGCGGATCACGTTAGCAACCCCGATCAGCGGGAACCGGAGGCCTACGACGTAGCCTCCTCTGGATCCCCTGAGATGGAGGAGAATGAGGAGGATGAAGACGATGACGTGTACGATATTGAGTCGTGTGATTGTTCGGAAAAGACGGACGATGAAGATGAGGGCGAGGGTGAGGAGCCTGAGCCGTTTGCCTGGGCTACGTTCAGCGATGTTCCGGTTGTCACGACAGTCATGGAGGTCTGCGAGGGGACGTTCTACGATCTGATTAAGGAGCACCCGGAGCCGGAGAAGCACGTAGCGTGGGTTTCGCAGGTGGTCTTTGCTCTGGCTTTCGCCCAGCGGACATTTGGACTCACGCACAACGATCTCCACGGCAATAACGTCATGTACGTCAAGACAGATAAGGAAGATTGTATTTATCTCCACGCAGGGACAGTCTACCGTGTCCCCACGTTTGGCTACCTCATGAAAATCATTGACTTTGATCGGGCCATTATCAGCCTCCGCTTGTCAGGCCTCAAGGACCCGAAGACCTTCATGAGCAGCCAGTTCCAAAAGGACGAAGAGGCCGGTGGCCAGTACAATATGGAGCCGTTCTACACCAACAAGCACCAGCACATTGCTGCGTCCTCGTCGTTTGATCTGGTTCGGTTTGCTACGTCGGTCTTCTGGGATATGTTTCCAAAGGGACCGAAGCATGAGTATACGCATCCGTTGTTTGGCTTGTTTTTGCAGTGGATGAAGCAGACCGATGGATCGTCGGTGATGTTTCGCAAGAAGATGGACAATCACGATCGCTACCACGGGTTTGATCTGTACAAGGCGATTGTGAGATATTGCGGGGATTCGGCGGTGCCGAAGAAGGAGATTGGACGCATGGCCCAGTACCGGATTACACCAACGCCGGCTCAGTTAGGAGAGGCATTGATGATTGAAGCGTAGTGTTATTCATCGGCATGAACTATATAGGCTGGAATCGTTCGTTTGCGTTCTAAATAGGTTGCAACAATGCGATGAGCACCATCCAGCAAAGTATAGGTTCCCTTTTTCAATACGACCCATATGGGCTCTGTAGCCCCTTGTTGCCGTATTATTTGCCTATGATGTAGAACTGAATCCAAATCTGCTTGCCCTCTAGGACGGTTTTCTTTAGGGTATGGATTGCTCGAAAGACGATTTATATCAAAGTTATCTAGGCTTTTTAGTTTCGATAATGGGAACCTCACGTACTTGCTATGAAAAATATGGTAATACATTGAGGATTTCTTTGTTCTGAATAGTTTCAGAGTTACAGATGTGTCCACTGAATCTTGCAATGCATCCATTCTATCCTTAATACGGATTAAAACTCCGGCTTGCCGACAAACATGTCCTGCGCGGCCGTAGCTACGGTCTCCGCAACATCCGCCACGGCATCGGTACCCAGCGAATACAGGACACCCGTCGTCAGTACACCCGAACCTACAGTGATCTTACCCAGATCCGTGTAATCCACCGGCTGGGTCTTTGCACGACGATCCAGAACATACAGGAGAGCAGCTACAATCATCACGGCACCTACAACCATACCGAGCGTCTGATAGTCCGGCATTTGCTTTTTCGTGTGGATTGGTTTAGAGGTAGTTAGACGCAGTTAAAGGTCCAGCTTCATGACACCCTCGGGCTTGGCCGCCGGCTCCTCATCTTCGTCATCCGACAGCTCCAGCTTGACATCTTCGCCCATGGTGAGGCGAGGGCGCTCTTCCTCCTCTTCACCCTCCGTCTCAAACTCGACCGTCTCCGATTCTCCAAAGCTGAGAGCCGGCTTCGGGGCCGTGATCACCTCGGGTACGGGCTCGGGGCGAGGCGTGTCTGCCTTGACCGTTGTACCCTTGGCCTGGAAATATGCCTTGCTAATCTCCTTCCACGGAATGAAGCTATCGATAACCTCGTCCAGGGTACCGCCAAGCATCGTCTCGATATCACGGCGATTGCGAGACTGCTGCTCCGACGAAACATCAATCGTCTTGAAGAGATACGCATTCGACCAGCACTTCCGGGCGGCTGACTTGTACAGCGTAAACACAAACTTGGACAGCGTAGGGCGCTCAAACTGAACATTCACGTGCGTCTCCTCGGACTGCTGAAGAGAAGCAAACGCACGGATATAGCTGACAAACACACCCAGCAAAAGATCGTCCATATACTCACACTTTGATGCCTTCTCAATACGAGACACCTCCGTGGTCAGAATCTCCTCTGTCCACTGCGGAACGCGGGTAAGAAGGTTCTGAAACGTCTTCAAGGTTTCGCCGGGCTGCTTGTTGCGGGTACAGGCAACCTTGGCATTGTCGTAGATCGACCAGAGACCGTCCGCAACGTGCGGAATGAGAACGCGGCTCAGATTCTCACGAAGAGACTGCTTGACGAAATCCGTGGTCATTTACTTAGACGGACGAAGAGATGAAAGTCAATACGGACGCACATGCCACGCTTTATCTTGATTTCAATGGTCAAGAATGAAGAGAAGATCCTGAAACGCTGTTTGGACTCAGTGGAGGGACTTGTGGATGCCTACGCCATCACCGATACGGGATCCACAGATACGACAACGGAAATTGCGATGGAGTTCCTCAAGACCCGCGAAGGATGCCTTGGAATCAGCACCTGGAAAGATTTTGGCCACAACCGCACCTTGAGCTTTAAGGTCGCACAGGATTATTGCAAATCAAGAAACTGGGACCTCAAGGACACCTATGGGCTGCTGCTGGATGCGGATATGAAGTTTGTCCCAAACGATCTCAAGCAACAGGCGTTAGGCAGGCTTGGATACACAATTGTGCAAGTTGCAGGCACCCTTGAATACCCGAATACCCGTTTGGTTCGCATGGACTACAATTGGGTCTGTCGAGGTGTTACACACGAATATTGGGAGGGAGAGACTACACATCTTTCAAAGAGTGTCTGTCATATCGACGATTTGAATGACGGTGGAAGCAAGAGCGACAAGTTCCCCCGCGATTGCGCTTTGCTTGAAAAGGGCTTGAAGGAGGAGCCAAACAATGTTCGGTACATGTTCTATCTCGCACAGACCTATCATTCAATGGGAAATCATGAAAAGGCTATTGAACATTACACGAAGCGGATCGAAGCAGGAGGGTGGCACGAAGAGCTCTGGTATTCTCACTATATGATTGCAAAGTCATACTGCTCCTTGAACAAGCCGTTTCAGTTTGAAGAGTGGGTAGAGAAGGCATATGACTTCTACCCAAAACGAGCAGAGGCACTGTATGTGCTAACAAGGTATTTCCGCGAAAAGGGTCAACCCTACAAGGCCTACCACTACCTCCAGTTGGGTAAGGCAATCCCTATGCCGAACGATACACTCTTCATTGAGACGGATATCTACAATGGGCTCTTCGACTACGAGCAGACCATCTTGGACTTTTACGTCAAGTCAGATGTCAAGGAAGGTCTTCACAGCTGTGTTCGCTACATGCTGAAGATGGCTTATTTCCATTCTAACGTCGTGGCAAACCTGAAGTTTTACGTGAAACCACCAAAGTCTGTTCGTACTCGTCTTCAGCTTCCCAATCCATTTGGAGATGACTTCAAACCCTCGGCCGTATCCTTAGTTTCGTATCCTCTTGCAAATGTCCGGTATGTTAATTATACTGTGAAGGACGGAGCTTTTCTTGTTCCGAGTAATCTGTCATTGTGCGAGAATGCATCGGTCAATCTGGTAACGGGCCAGTTGATTTCAAAGATGGACGAATCAACCGTAGGCCTCCCGACAACCCATCATACAGTTCGTGGTCTTGAAGATATTCGAGTGTACAGCAGCAAGACAGGCCAGCTCGAGTTTACCGCAACAGTTCACAATTACGAAAAGGACGTGATTCGTATTCTCCATGGCAATTACAGTCTTCAAGGATCGTATACCGACTGCGCAGTCCTGCCGTCGCCGAAGAATCGTATGTGTGAGAAGAACTGGCTGCCTATTTCGGGAACAAATACATTTATTTACGAATGGCATCCATTCACACTCTTGAATTCCAAGGGAGATGTGATCAGCACCACTCCAACACCCCCAATGTTTTCTCTCCTTCGCGGATCTGCGCCTCCAATCCGGATGGGTGCGAAATGGTGGGCCCTGGTTCATCTGGTCGAGTACGACACAATTCGAAAGTACTATCACTGTTTGGTTGAGCTCTCTGCAGAGATGAAGCCCGTGCAGATTACACTTCCCTTCGTATTTGTGGCACCTGGTATTGAATACTGCTTGTCGATGCGAAGCTCTCGATCCACACTGTATTGCTATGCGGGAATCAATGAGACCGACGTGTCCGAGTTTGCAATCCCCCACACTGAATTTACATGGGTTTCACTCTAAAGGAACATGAGCGTAGGAATCCTGATCCCAGTGTGCAGTCGTGCTCACAACTGGACACGATTCGAAGAGTGTTTCTTGGCAACCCATTTCCTGCCCTCGTTTCAGGCTACAAAGAGTGATCTCGACTATCAGATCTACATCGGCGTGGATGACAACGATGCCTTCTTCCTGGAACACCTCAGCAAGCTGGAAACGATTGGAACGGTTGTGATCCTGACCGGTTGTAATCATGCGCCTGCGTGGGCATGGAATAAGCTCGCGCAGGCATCCTATGATGCAGGAGATGACTACCTATTTCAGATTGGCGACGACGTTATTCTTGAAACTCCTGGATGGACAGAGACGTTTATCAGGAAGCTGGAGTCTCATCGTAATCGGGGTGTTGTGGGTCCAATCAATCCTGTGAATGCCGCTCTGCGCGGCGGGAAGAATTTAATCATTGAAAACGCATTTGTTCATCGCAGCCATCTCGATGTCTTTCCTTCGTTCTTTCACCCAACGATCAGGAACTGGCACTGCGACGAGTGGTTGACGAGGGTCTATGACGGAATTTGTTCGCATACGTTTTCCGATATTACGGTCCGGAATGGCTGTATCGACAAGCGGTACGCAATTGAATCGATTGATGTGCGCGATCGAGTACGTGAAGGAAAAGCCATTCTGCGTCAGCGGATGAAGGGCTGCTTCTCGTTCTGCCTGTATGGACCCTATACAGACAAGTATTATCGAGGTCTCGTTGAAAATGTCGCCCTGATTCGCACACACTACCCGAGATGTGATATCCGTGTGTATACATCTCCGGAAGCAGCTACGTTTGTTAAAGAGAATTGCGATGATGTGGTCGTACACATCACTCCTGAGCACGGTTCTCACAATACAGCCTATCGATTTATCCCGGCGTTTCTAGCGAACTACGATTTCGTCTGCGTGCGTGATACGGATAGTCGTATTCATGCGCGCGACCGGTGGTGTATTGATACGTTTCTTGATAGTCCGTATACTGCATACGGAATCCGGGATCATGCGTGCCACGCGTATCGAATTATGGCGGGGCTTTGGGGATGTAAACAACACATTCCTATTTCTATCGATGCTTTGCATGCCTACATTTTGTCAAGTCCCGAGTCGTACACAATGGACGCAGTCTTTCTCAAGGACATTGTCTATCCCCTGGTGCGTGATAACTTTATCACATTCTCTTACGTGCCGAACGGAGTGTTGAATGATCCGACTGAAAAAATATGGGTGATTGAACACCCACTGGAGAACCAGGAATTCTGCGGAAATGTAGTTCTCTACAACGATGGCAAGCCCTACCATCAGTTTGTTCAGGTGTAGAGGTGTCGCCATGACTCATTCACAACCTTGGTCTCCACCAAGATTCCCTTCACATCATCCGGCGTGATAGCCATCGGGAGCTTAACCGCCCGGTAGAACGGGTACGTCTTTGCAGTCTTCTCATCCGCAATCCGGAGGAGATTGATGCGCGTCACCAAGGTCTCCACCGCACGGATCAGAACACGCACACCCTCTTCCTCGTGAGAATACTCCGAGATCATGAACTTGATCGCCTCGTCCGAGATGGTCAGCTCCTCCTTCATGTTGATCCGCTCCAGAACCTGAGGCCACACATACTGCTTCACGATCGACCGCTTATCGTCGGCCGTGTAGCCAGCACAATTGATCACCTGCATACGATCCTTCAAGATCGGGTGGATCTTGGTCTCGTCATTGAACGAGAACACAAACAGACACTGGCTCAGATCGAAATCAACTCCCGCAAAGTAGCGGTCGTGGAAGTGAGAGTTCTGCGACCTGTCCGTCAAGTGGATCAGCATGGAGATGATCTCCTCGCCGTGAGCCGTCGTGGAGACCTTGTCCAGCTCGTCAAAGTAAATGACCGGATTCATGCACCGAGCGGACATGATAGCATCGGCAATACGACCCCATGTCGCACCCTCGTATGTGTAGGAGTGGCCCACAAAGTTCGCCGAGTCCGACGCACCACCCAGCGAGAAGAACTCAAACGGCCGCTTCAGGACCTCCGCCACACCGTGGCGAGCAAAGGATGTCTTGCCCACACCCATCGGGCCCTTGAGAGCGATCACATTGCCCACGGAGCTAGGGTTGGCGATCCATTGCGCCACGATCTGCATGATCTGCGCCTTGGCGGCATTCATGCCGTAGACCGCCTTATCCATCGTGACCTGCGTATCCGACAGGAACTTGGAGCAGGCCGTCCGATCCTCCTTGAAGCTCACCGGGATGGGAACCACCTTACCGAACGGGATCCGCAGAAAGCCGTCCACCCACGTCTTGAGCTTGTGAACCTCGCCACCGTCTGCATCCATCTCATTCAGAATGTCAATCTTGCGGATGACCGTCGCCTTGAGCTGGTCCGAGATCGGAAGGCCGAGCACACGGAACTTGTACGGAACCTCGCCATCTGACACCAGCTTAGCCAGGCCCTTCATCTGTTCGTTAAGCTTCTTCCGCTTCGACTTGGAGAGATCCTCGAAATACTCCTCTTCCTCCTCGTTGAGAGACAGCGCCGGAGAATCAGGCTCCTCGCGCTGCTTACGATCCTTGCGGCTCGGTACCATGCCCTTCGTCGGCCGGACGTACTTGCTCATGAGGTGGCTGATGAACTCCTCCTCGGACTCCTCCTCGGATTCCGACTCTTCCTCCTCAATGTCAATGCGAGGACCCGCCTTACCTCCGGCGATGTGGTGGATATGAAGCTTGACAGACACCTTGGCACCCTTGGGGAGCTTGAGAGTGGACTCCTCCTCCTCGGACTCTTCCTCGCTCTCGGCCTCGTCTTCCTCCTCGCTCTCACTCTCACTCTCGGCCTCGTCTTCGTCGCCAGCCTCATAGTCGGAGTCGTCAGAGTCATCCTCCTCCTTCTTGGTCTTGAGAGTGTCGTCGTCCACCCACACGACGGGAACTTTGCGATTACGAAGATTGTACTTGCTGGGTGGCATTCTTGCTGCTTCCCAAGATAAAAACAAAGTCATATCCATTTTTAATGGAGGACATCGCTCGGATAGTCGAAGATCTTGAGGATGAAAACAACAGAGAGGCCGCCTCGGACCCTTTGACTAAGACGAGCCTGGGAATTGTAGAGAAATTTCTCAAGACTCACCCTGTACTTTGTTATGGTGGTACGGCTATCAACAACCTTCTACCCAAAAAGGATCGTTTTTACGACCCTAAGGTGGAGGTCCCCGACTACGATTTCTTCAGCAAGACACCTCAGGCCCACTCGGTCATGATTGCAAACCAGCTCAAACGTCATGGTATCAAGGAAGTGGAAGTCAAGCCGGGCATGCACCTTGGAACCTTCAAGGTCTTTGCCGACTTCACGGGTGTTGCTGACATCACCAGCCTAACCCCCGAGATCTTTGATCGACTGTGGGATCAGTCTCTTGAACGCAACGGAATTCACTATGTACCCCCAAACTTCCTGCGTATGTCCATGTATCTGGAGCTCAGTCGCCCTCGCGGTGATGTATCTCGGTGGGAGAAGGTCTACACTCGCCTTCAATTGCTGAACAAGGCGCACCCGGTTGCATGTAAGCGCCCAGATGGAGGCGATCATGGTGGCCTAACCAACGAGCAGCAGCGGGGTGTTGTGAAGATGCTCAAGAACGAGCCACTCGTTCTCTTGAGTGTGAGTGCGGCCGAGATTCACCTGGGTAAGAAGTGGACGACCCCGATCGGCCTTCTTGCTGAGCGTGAAACCATTGAGCGCCTGACAAAAGGTCAAAATGTCGTGGTTCACGAAGAGAACGATATCCTGCCCCGGCGGACCATGGTGATGGATGCGGATGGCAAGAAGTCGCTGTTTCGTTTCTACGAGACCACGGCCTGCCACAGCTACCACGAGATGCCGAACGGTGTCCGGGTAGCAAGTATTCCGACTACACTTCAGTTCTTCTTTGCCTACCTGTACTCGGGAGCTAGTGAAGAGAACATTGCAAGTGTCTTGTGTATTGCTCAGCGGCTTGTTGATGTTGCGAACTCGAAACCCGCTCGGCGTTTTAGCATCTTGACCCCCAAGGAATGCATTGGGGAACAAGAGACGTTGATTGACATGAAGCGGAACAAGGCAAAGTTGTATGCGGATCTTGGAAAGGATAAGTCTTCGGTGAGATACCTGGAGTACTTTTTTACGTACAACCCGAATGATGAGCAGTCGAAGAAAAAGGCAAAGTCGGCGATTGAAAAACTTAGTTCCGATACGTGAGGATCAGGCCTCTTCCGTTGTAGGCCAGTCCAATGCACGCAGGGCACGACGCGCTGCCCGTCACGTTGGACGACACTTCCTTGATGCCCTGGAGAAACTGAAGATACGCGTCATTTCCGTTAGGGATACGCGGGCGAACGGCGCTAGGGGTAGACGAATTGAAAAGCTGGAAAATTTCACGCACACGCATCTGTGCATCTACATCGGAAGCGTCGCGAATACGCATTCCTTGGATACCCGAAAGTGTCGTACTATTTTGACCTCCAGCGCTCATTATAACGTACAAAGATTTAAGTTCGTCCTATGTACCAGCTCATGTCAAAGTACTGGCCGCCCGACGGCTTGATTGTTAGGTCATCCGTTGGAACATTCGTTGTCATTGCAGCCACTTCGCCTGCTGACAATGAACGCGGAGTGTATTGAAGATTTGCAAGAACACCATCCCATCCTGCCGCGGCTGTAGCACCCATAACTACGGGATCGTCATTCTGCTTCGGCAGTTGGAGCAAGGTGTGATGCTGACGAATGATTCCATTAATGTAGAAATCGACAGAATCCTGATCGACAACAATTGCGAAATGAATCCACTTGGCTGCGGGAATATTTGAGATCAAGATGGTTTCCTGTGTATCCCCGAATGTTTTGACAGTGAGCAAGAGTGAGTTAGATGTCGTGTCGAGATAGAGTCCAGGGCAGTCTCCCTTGGAGAAAATGAGTCGCTTCCTTCCGTAGTTGTGAGTGAAATCCTTAACGAGGATCCAGCCCGTGTAGGTAAACGTAGCACCCTCTCGCTGATTCACCGACCGAGGAATACTCTTGGAATATGTCTTTAGTTCCTTTCCGGACATAGACCCAGCCATGATGTCGACAGCATCGGTTGCCTCCTTTTTCAGCGAGGATACGACTCGCCAGATGATGATGCCAATGATAGAAAGTGCAATCAGTCCCCCGAGAATTTCAAAAGCACCCATTACACTTTACTTAGAAACAAAGCCCCTAGCCGTTAGACGAAGCCCATTCCTATGAACATTATTTGAGGGTAGTGGCACACTTAACATTGCACCCCCATCAACCCATGTCATTTTCAGCATTGTTTGATAGTTAGTATTCCGCTGATGGACTGCGGTTCCTTCATCTATCGTACGGTCTCCAAGATTGTAAATGTAGTGGATTCGAGAGTGATCGGATTGGTATTCCGTTTGCAACCATCCAGTCTTTGCTAGACGAATTGTCCAATCCAGATCCTCTCCTCGTGTTGCATTTCCAAAGGAGATGAGACTTCCAACTCCTGTCATGATAATGTTCAAGTGATTCGGAGGGCGAATAAACACATCCCCGATACACATTGGCATATCTAGCCGGTTATCGATGCTGTGTGTAAAGGTATATTGCTTCATTTGTCCTCGTAATCTGCAACACTGAAATCCACCCTTGATAGTCTGCAGTGCGTCTTCAAAATACGCATCCGTAATCATATCATCGTCATCCACAAACGAAAAATACTTTCCCTTGGCACCCTGAAGGAGTTCCTGGCGCTTTACACCAATCTTCTTTTCACGATTGTCAAAAGAAATTGAAATTTCAATTTTGAGATCAGGGCAGATCCGCGCACGTTTCTCATTGATAGCATCTAACAAAGTCTGAAGAGACTGTTCGCGACCCTTGATAGTTGCAATCAGGATGCTCCAATCATACGCATAGGTCTTACGGGCTATATACGTATACATATCCGCAGTCCAGTACACCTGATTCCTTACATAGAGTTGATCGCTTCGTTCGGGGAATCCCGTTCCAGGGTGTTCGTGACGAATAAGTATGTCTGGAATATAGGTGGTCTTGGATGCGAGGGAGTCTTTACACAGATCTGTAAATTCCGTGTCGCAAAAGAAGCTCTTGTAAGACGGGTGGTAAATATACCCAAAGGAGTCGTACATGGCTTTTCCCATAATGGTAATGGTATTCAAGTTCGATCCCTGTGTCCCATCATTGACCCACAAAATACCATTCGTATCTGGGTAGCGAGCAAGCATATGATTCCGCAAAATATCATCATATCCCTTCACCAGCGGAACCATGTCGTCGGATACGAGAACCAGTATATCCCATGCCCATGGAACCGATGCAATGTCTGCATTGACTGCTTCAATCTTTGTGGTGCTGTTTCCATAGTAGATCTCGCACCACGCAGTCTTGTGTGCGATGTTCTTAATCGAATACTGAATGTCATTGGGTGTCATAGTCATGTCGTCATTGTCGCACGATACGCAAACCCCAAGCAGATCTGGCTGGTTAGCAAGGCTTACATATTTCCGAAGAACGGAGAGAAACTGAGCCGGACGATAGCGTGTCGGACACTTAAGCAAGATCTTCATTGTAGATTAGATAGAAGATTCTGAGATTACCTTACCCGAGACAGCATCTCTGATTCCAAATGTAAATGTGTAGCCAAAAAGAGTCAACTTCGATGTGCCATCGGTGGTTGTGTCGGCCGACGAGGGTGCCTGTGCATAGGAGGCGCAGTTGGTTCCCGCCGCGAAGAAGGAAGCCGCATCCGACGGACCAATCATATTCGGGTATGCGTGCACATTGCAGATCTGGCCTGAGAAGCCACCTGAGTCAGCTACAATGATGTCTCCTGCCGCCGGACGAGGAACACCAGGAAGAACGGCAGACTTCACCAGCTTACCGTTGATGTAAACGTCCAGGTTGCGCTGGAAGATTGTTACGGAGACAGAAAACCACGACTGAAGAGGCACGTTCTCCACCGTGAGCGTGAAGCTATCACCTGTCGACGAGGTAGCGCTTTGGTCTCCCGGGTAGATAGAGACCTTCACATCGAGGCTGTTATCCGTCGGGTGGAGGGAAATATCAGGGTTCCGGAACGTAGGTGTTGTCGAATCCTTGCGATAGAGAACACTCTTCTTTTTGCCAAACTCGTAATCCCAGTCCTTAATGTACATCCAGAACTGGATACTGTTATCCGCACCCTGTGTGATCGGGGCGTTAGATCCTGAAATGGTCGTTTTTGTCTTGCCATCTACGGGGATCGGCATCTGATCCGGAACCGTCGGTGCCCCGAGAGCTGTCGTGGGTTTCTTACCAGTCGAAATGGCAACCGCATTGTAGATGAACAGTGCAGCCAGTATAACAATAACAAGTCCAACAAGTACGACCAATGACTTCATCACGATACTCATTGCGTTGAATCCCGATGAAGTAGCCGGAATCACGGGTAGGGTTGACATTTATCTATCACTTACAAAGGAAGTTGCGGTAAGACACAATGGAAAAACGGATAGAACCCGCACCAAGAGCACAACAAGCAATGTACTGCAATAATTGCGGAGCGAGAGGTCATCTGTTTCGATCGTGTATGGAACCGGTACTCTCGTGTGGACTTATCTTGACCGAAAGCTTAAACTTGCCGACCCAGTCGGCTACCGCGCGGCTACTGATGATACGGAGAAAGGACAGCATGAGCTTCGCCGAGTTTATGCGTGGAAAGTATGATCCGGACAATACGGACTACGTTGGACGGCTCATCGGAAACATGACGCGGAGTGAGCAGCAAATGGTTGCCGACAGCCCCTTTGACGTAATTTGGAAATCAATTTGGGGCGATGAACACTTAAACGGAGACTATCTGCCGTCTCAAACCAAATTCAATCAACTCGATCGACCGGCGCTGGTCGCAAACAATCCATCTGCATACGACGAGCCCGAATGGGGATTCCCAAAAGGTCGCCGAATTCGTGGTGAAAGTGATGTCGACTGCGCAATACGGGAATTCAACGAAGAGACGAATATTCCTCGCGATGCATACATTGTCCTGAAAAACATCCGCTTGGAGGAGACCTTCGAGGGACTCAACGGTATTGTGTATCGCCACATCTACTTCGTGGCATTGATGAAACATGAGGAGATGATCAATTTGGCCCAGCGATTTACTCCTATGCAGCGCCGAGAGATCTCGGGCATTGCATGGAAGACGTTTGATGAATGTGAGCGCCATGTGAGACCACACCATATCCAGCGTCTTGCAATGATCCAGGAATTGCGATCCGTCGTGGAAACCTTTGAAACTGTCTAAACACAAACTGTCTGTTGAAACAATGCTTACGTTCATTACGCCCTGTGTTCGTCCTCTTAACCTAGAGCTTCTTCGCAGGTCAATTGATCTTGATTTAATCGACCGATGGATCATCGTTCACGACACGACGCGAACGGAAGGGGCCTTTTCCCCTGTGTTTGACCATCCAAAGATTCTTGAACTCGGCCACATGAGCCCTCCAGGGACTTGCTCAGGAAACAGTCAGCGGAACGTCGCACTTGCACAGGTCAAGTGGGGAATGGTCTACTTTTTGGACGATGATAACATCGTACATCCCACCTTTTGGAATCTTGTACCGCAGTTTAAGGAGGGTGCGTTCTATACGTTTGATCAGCAGCGCTGGGACAATTTTGTATCTACACCAGGCGACACGTTTAAGGGCGACACGCCTCGTCTGCAAAAGATTGATACGGCGCAGTACGTGGTCGATGTACGCATGACTCAACCGTGGAAGGAGGACGATTACAAGGCAGATGGACTCTTCATTGAGGACATTTACCTTCGATTCAATCAGGAGCACGAGTACATTCCGGTTGTGGCGGCCTACTACAATTACCTTAGAAGGACGTGAAGCGGAATCCTGCGAGATACACTGTGATACAATAGGCAAGAACGCTAATCATAAACACCCACCACCACACAGGGAAGACGGTAGCTTCCTGATCCGTAGCCCCAAACGGGCGGATCCGTCCTTCACGCCCAAAGGCGACGGACGGTTTCAGGTAGAGGAATGCCGCCATTAAGAAGAGATAGATGGTCACCATCCACATCCGATGGTTACGTCGGGTTAGATCCATTAGTTCTCACGGGGAATATGTTTCCATCGCAATCCCATCTGTATTTTTGATACAGTCGCCTGACATATGCCATGCTTGATGGCAAGGCATGATTGCGTAACCTTACCTTTTTGTTCAATGATGTCTCGTATATGTTCTTCTGTAAGTTTGGATGCTCCATTCTTCTCACCTCTGAAGAGCAGTGATCTTGATTCGCCTTTAGATTGTCTTCCCTTCGACTGACGTTCGCTTGTGTTCTCAGTATTTGTTCCTTCCCTCAGATGGTCGGGATTGCAACATGATGGGTTATCGCAACTGTGAAGAGCACACATTCCATCTCTAATTGGTCTGTTTAGTTTACGCTCGAGCGCCACCCTATTTGCGTACCCCATTTTACCATTTCGTAATCGGAGACGACCGTATCCCTTTTCATTCTTTCGACGAGTCCATAACTTACACCCATTAGAAGATGCTTCGAGCTGCTGGTCAAACCATTCACCAAACTCCTCTTGCGATAAATTGTGTCTTCGCTTGAGAGGCATACTATACATCTATCCTTAGGTTAAAATCCATCTTGGAATTTTTGATGGTATCACATAATAATGACGGAGTACGTGCTCCCGAACAGAAAGGCGTTCTCAGATGCCATCACCCGGCTTTTCATTAAAGCTGATTATCGAGCCAAGGACAAGGACCCGCTGGACGAGGAGGACAAGAACGTTGATCTGTGTCTTCAACGCACGGGTACAGGACGGGAACTGTTTCCGTACCAGAAGGTCATTCGCGACTACTTAAAAATTGAAAGTCCATATAGAGGCCTTCTGGTGTACCACGGACTTGGATCTGGAAAGACCTGCTCGGCGATTGCAGTTGCAGAGTCGCTGTTGAGCACCAACAAGGTCTATGTCATGGTGCCCGCGTCTCTTGAACCCAACTTTCGGGAGGAGTTGCAGAAGTGCGGTGATCCGGTGTACGCCGTCGAGAACCACTGGGTGTCTCGGACAGTGAATGATGACACCCGCCCGGATGGAAAGAAGCTGGGCATCTCGGACAAGTTCATGGACAAGCACAAGAAGTTCTACGTCACTACTCCCAGCGAGACACCTAACTTTGAAAGCTTGGCTACAGCTGATAAGGCCGCGATCCGGGAACAGATCCGGGATGTTCTGGATCAGCGCTTCAACTTTGTTCGCTACAACGGTCTGACGCGGTCCAGTATTGCAGAGCACACCAAGGAGGGCATGTACGATGACTCGGTTGTGATCATTGATGAGGCCCACAACTTCATCTCTCGTGTTATCAACGAATCTGAAATCACGGGAAAGCTGTACGATGCGATTTACCATGCGAACCGGTGCAAGATCGTGCTTCTGTCTGGAACTCCCATCATCAACAACCCCACAGAGATTGCCTTCATGATGAACCTGCTCCGTGGACCTATCGAGCGGATTATCATCCCTTTCAAGACGATTCCTACGTGGGACGAGGAGAAGATCACCAAGGCATTCCGTGCGATCCCGGAGGTGGATACCATCGAGTTCAATGCTCTCAAGAAGTACGTCATGGTCACCCGCAACCCCCCTCAGTTCCGGTCCACGTACAATGGCGAAGGCGACCGGACTGCGATCCAGTACATGAAGGACATGGTCTTTATTCCCCAAGCAGTCGATTGGGTGGCTTCCATCAAGACCAAGATCGAGGTTGAAGTAGGTGGTGGTGAAATCGCAACCGAGAAGGTGTCGGCCGAGGAGTTTCAGTGTCTCCCTACGGATTACGATGAATTCACCAAGTTGTTCATTGATGGCCTGAACGTGAAGAACCCCATGCTGTTTCGTCGTCGTATCCAGGGATTAGTCTCGTACTTCAAGGGTGCCGATGAACGCCTTTTGCCCAAGCGAATTGATCTGGACAAGACGTTGGAAAAGGTGGAAATGTCCGAGGGACAATTTACCCGCTACCTGGAGGTCCGGTGGATTGAAATGAAGATTGACTCCAAGCGCGGCAAGAGCAAGCTCAACGAGAATCTGAGTACATTCCGCGTACCGACCCGTCTGATCTGCGACTACGCGACACCGATGGAGCTGAAGAAGGGCGAGGATACAGAAGGACTTACGGAGACCAAGCCTCCGAATGCGACATCCGATGAGATTCTTGCAAAGCTGAAGGCAGATCCCAAGCGGTACCTCTCGGAAAAGGCCCTTGAGAACTTTAGTCCCAAGATGTTGCGAATGCTGAAGAATATCAAGGCTACCAAGGACGGCAATCAGTTCATCTACTCTCAGTACCGGTCGCTGGAAGGATTGGGTGTCTTCTCGGCTGTCCTGGAGGAGGCTGGATGGCAGCCGTACAAACTGGCTCGGTCTGCGAATCAGTGGATTGAAGATCCGGAGATGGATGACCGCCCCGCCTACACCTTCTACACGGGTGAGGAGAAGGAGGAGGAGCGTGATCTGATGCGTCAGATCTTTAACGGCGTGTATTCCAAGAACTTTCCGGCATCCCTGAAGGAGAGTGTCGAAAAGCGGAAAAAGAAGATCCTGAACATTCTCATGGCCTCAGCGTCGGGTGCTGAAGGTATCACGCTCAACAATGTGCGCCATGTCCACATCATGGAACCGCACTGGACCCCAGCTCGCCACGACCAGGTTATCGGTCGTGCCATTCGTATTTGCTCTCACGCAACCCTGCCGCTCGATGAGCGGACGGTCAAGGTGTCGTTCTATATCTCGGTCTTTACGGAGAGCCAGATGAAGTCGGCAGAATACCCGAACATTGTAGCTATCCGTCGCGCAGACATGACGATGAAGCGGTACGAGGGAGATCCGGTTGAAACGTTCATGTCAACAGATGAATACCTTTACGAAACGGCTTTCGAAAAGGAACGCATTGGTCAGCGCATGGCGTTGTTGCTGAAGGAATCTGCGGTGGATTGCGAGATTCACCGGAAGCTCCACTCTCGTGAGCGGCCTCAGGTCTCGTGTATGCGGTTCGATACGACATCCACCAGCGAGGATCTGGCGTTCAGGCCGAACATCAAGGATGAAGATCTGGATGCAACGGTCATCCGCAACACGTCTAAAAAACACCGTCGGTTGCAGAAGATCTTGGTGAAGGGGATTTCACTGATTTTGGATCCTGACACGAAGGAGATCTTTGACGGACCTGCGTGGGACGATCATCAGCGCTTGTTGCGTATGGGAACCTTGGTGAGCCCTACTTCGATCCGGTTTCTGCTCTAAGATCCGCCAGCCACGAAGCACAGACATCGCTCCACGTCTTGAACGTGTACTTTGCCGCGGCCTTCTTGTACGTGGGAAGATCCGAAATCATTGTCTCCATCTGCGTCGCAATATCCCGGTAGTCAAAGTTAGGAGCCCAGAGACCAAGCGGCATTGTGCCCGAAAAATAGCAACGATCAGTAGGCTTGACAAATCCGCAGACAGACTCATCCATGAAGGTACGATACGTTCCGATGTCCGTCACAATCTGCGGAGCACCGGTGTAGAGATGCTCGATCTGGCACAGGCCGAATCCCTCGCCGTCCGATGTATTCACACCGATGTCAGCAGCATTGTAGATCTCATTAATCGATGAATCGGGAACCGCCTTTGCCGACGTATCCACGAGGAGTAGGCGCTTTGAATAGGTCTGGAGATCTAGTCCCTGACGAACCATCTCGGTCGCAAAGATCCGGCTGAGATCGTAGTATGCACCCTGCTGGCCATTCATTCCGGTTACAATAATGAAATAATACGGCTTCTCCGGATTGCGCTTGAGCAGCTCAACGAATCCCATGATGGCCAGATCGTGACGCTTGCGCTGACTGTTACGGTTCGCATTCACAAAGAGCACCGCCTCCTGTTCAACATTGAGTGTCGTACGAATCGAAGTCCTGACGGAATCGGGGAGCTTGGAGAACATCGTCGTATCCACGGCATTCTCGAGGACGCGGACATCCGGGAAGGCAGCGTACTTGGAGTACACGTCAGCCCAGTGCTGCGTAAAGCAGTAGACACGGTGGGCGTTCTTGGTGATGGTCTCGACCAGCGGCGGCGCAATCCCCTCGTAGACCTGATCCACATAGACCCACAGCTTGTAGGGGGAGGTTGCCTTGTCAAACTTCATGGCCTCCACAAACCGGTGAATAATCAGCGGGTCATTGTAGATCATCACTACATCCGGATTCACCATCTCCAGATACTCGTGGATCTTGTTGAAGCCGAATCCCTCCTCCTTGGGATCCTCGTTGGCCGCTGCATCGTAGGCTACAACGCCTGAAGGAACTGTACGGATGTTTCCACGCGTCGGATGGCGCTGGAAACCGAAGTGGTAGGTCTTCACGGCCGGTGCCAGTGTCGACAGCTGCTTCAGAAGATTGACGACGACCTTTGAGTATCCTGTTGTCTGATCGACGTGCGTGCTGACTAGAACAAAGCGCATTGTGTTGTTAGTCTTTTCTCTCCGTAAATCACAATGCAGGTCAACTCCGCTCAAGATTACCTAACACAAATCAAGCGGCAGATTGTTGCAAAATCTACCCTCGTGGCACCCACTCCCCAGAACAGGAAATCCAACGCGGTCTATACTTCACTGATCGCAAACGGAGCGAGTCAGTACGAGAAGGTGGCATCCCCGCAGACCCTGGGGTTGGCACCTGGATCCGTGCCAGGTCCAGCGTATGTCATTCGGGGCCTGCGTCCAACTGTGAGTTTGTGTTGTTTGGCAGCTGCGGCGGCGGCGGCGATATTTAGTATAGTCTACGGAACTGTCACGACTCTCACAACAACAGGGTTGACTCTAGGTGGCAATCCTGTACCAATTGCGGTTCTCCCGGATGGTAAGTATTTGGTATCAGACTCGTTTAATAGTCGGTTTGTCACTGTCACGCCCAGTGGAACTGTGTCGGCAGTTGCTAGTTCTGGAGGATACGCATATTTTAATATTTTGAACGCCAATGCTAGTATTGTTTACTATAATAACCTCAATAGCCAAATAATAAATAAGATGACATATCCAGGAGGAGTGTCGACAGTCTTTGCCGGCGGCGGTGTTGGAACTGGCACTACGTCTACAACTGACGGAAACGGTACGACTGCATCATTCAACCAAATCAGAGCGTTGTGCTTACTTTCGGATGGAAACTTCTTGATTTCAGATCAGTTTGGACAGATGTTGCGACTTGGTAAACCGAATGGAGACATCACAACATTTGCAGGAGCAGCAGGTGTGTCTGGATTCGTAGATGCACAGGGTACAAATGCCAGATTCAACGCTATACTTGGAATGACACTGAGCCCCGACGGTACATTCCTTTATTTATTTGACTCGGCGAGTATACGAAAGATTACGTACCCCGAAGGTGTCGTAACAACTATTGTGGGGACTCCCCCCACTCGAGCAAATGGAAATGTAGACGGCGGACCAACTATAGCAAGACTGCAGTTAGAGTGCTACTCGGGAGCCTTTTTACCTAATGGAAACTGCGTATTTATGGATCAACGAAACAAGACTATACGTATGGTAACACCTGCCGGGTTTGTCACTACGCTTGCTGGGCAAGCAGGCATCAGTGGAAATGACGATGGAACGGGTACGAATGCAACATATACCTCCCAGTATATTCAAAAGCTAATTTCAATTGGTCCAACTACCATATTGTTCGGTACGGACTCGTTTCTCCGAATCATAACCTAAACAACTCTGTAAAAATTATATAATGGAAAGATAATGCAGGTCAACTCCGCTCAAGATTACCTAACACAAATCAAGCGGCAGATTGTTGCGAAGACAATCACAAATCAGCCAGCCCACCGTAGGCACAACTATAT